ATATCATCGACGGAGATAACCGTTTAATATTTGCATCTCCAAACGCTAACGATGCTGACATACAGGTACTTTGCATCAAATCAACAACTGAATACACCATTAGTGGTTCGACCATCATATTCAACGGCTCTGCAATTTCCAACGGAGATCAAATCATAGTTACTTCCTACAATCAGGATCTTGACTATGAATTCCATACGGAGGAGTTTGAACCAAGTGTGACCAATCGCTATCCTCTTACCAAGATACCGTATGATAGGAATTCTATACGTGTATGGCAGGACGGCAAGCTGTTGGTACCAATGAAGGATTACACGATTGAATTTGATCCGGCTAATAGCGGGTGGGATATAACATCGTGGGATCAATGGGGTTGGGACGTGCCGACAGACGATCGAGATGTCGTGAAGATCGGTGAATCCTTGGTCACTGCTGATCAAGTGGTTGTAACATACATGGTTGGGTTGCCAGAACGCCCGGCTGTTGCATGGAGGACATTGACCACCGAAACCGCTAGCCTAACGACTGCGTTGGATTCGACTAGAGAAACCATACTCCTCAGCAATGTGTTTACATTCAGTTCAACCATTGAGATTGCTGATTATACAACGTTAACAGCACCAACTCTCACTGATCCTGGGTATGTTTATATAAACAACGAATTAATTGGATTCACGGGGATACAATCGTCCCCTAGCATGGCTAACCCAAAGCGGGCATTCCTAACAGGATTGCAGAGAAATCGAATGGGAACCTCCGGATCACCAACAACATTGTATAACGTGCAGTTCTATGACGGCGACAACAGCACCGTGTATTTTGCAACAGAGGCATTTAATCAAGCGATATCAAGGACCGTTTGGGTTAACGAGGTGTTGCAAGTTGAGGGAGTTGATTACGAGTTTGTGATAATGTCTTCTCCGCCGTTGGTAGGTGAATATGTGAAATTCTTATCTCCACCATCGGCCGGATACAGAAATGTAAAGATATCCAATCTAAATCGTGATAGCATTGAAACAAATGTCAGCCATGTTGTTCTCAGCACGGTCATTGATGCCGGTACAATGGTTAGATTCCCAACTCCTTATGCTTGGGAACCGGCACCTCGTGGATTGCAGTATAGCAAGAGTGATCAAGCCATGTTCATTCTAAACCACCAATCTAGCGGATAAATAGCTGATGGTTAATAACAACGGCCAGGATCGATCGACTCCTAACACAGCGGATCAACCAGAATCGAGCACCGATGAAAAACTTGGTGTTATGGTTTATGGTAATCTCAAGATATTCGATGTGTCTACGGGAGAAGTGTTGGTAAACAAGAGAGCTTGATGAGAAACGAAATGAATGATACCCTAGCGAGCTTTGTAAGAGGTCACGTTTTAATAACGGATGTTGCTACCGGAGAAACACTGGTCGACAAATACAATGCCATTAACTATGAAAATTTTTCCATCAGCTTGACGAGAACCATCGCAAATCGTACCGATAGCTGGATACAAGACATGGTTTTTGGAAACGGTGCTGCGACGGTAAGTGGCACAGGTACCATAACGTATCTCCCACCAAATGTGGTCGGTGCATCAGCACAGCTTTATAATGAAACATATTCAAAATGTGTGGACGATATTAGTCCATTAAATTTAGACCCGTCCTCTAATTACATTACCACCGCACACATCAATGGTACGACATACAGTGATGTTATCATCACTTGTAATCTTGGAGTTGGAGAACCATCCGGACAGGATGCATTTGATAATGCAACCACATTAACTGGTCCATATGTTTTCAATGAAATTGGATTGAAAGCATACGATCCTCGAGGACCAGCCCAAGGGCGGTTGCTTAGCCATGTGATTTTTAGTCCGGTACAAAAGAGTTTGAATCGGCAGCTAGCCATAGTCTATACCATAAGAATACAAACGGTGTGATCTGTGATTTCTATAAGGAATGATTGTTAAATGGCTACAAACATATTCAACTATAACGGAACAAAACTAACCACGGTCCCGGATGGTCGCATTGATACTACCAGCGCGAGTATTAAATTTCCCGGTTACGGATATATCAACTACGGCGAGGCCGTAAATGAAAACATGCTGTGGATCATGCAAAATTTTGCAGGATCGACACCACCGACAAATCCAACCTTGGGACAAACATGGTACGACACGTCGGCTGTGTCCCTAAAGGTCTTTGATGGAACAAATTGGACGGATGCAACCGGTATATCAACCGGACCGACCCAGCCTGTATCGCCGGCTGATTCCGGGTCTCTTTGGTTTGATACCGTCAACAAGCAGCTTAATGTCTATTCTGGATCGTCTTGGTTGTTGGTTGGTCCGCTTGGTAGTGCTAACAATACCGATCCCGTTAATCCTGCTATACCGACCTATAACATGATAGATGCTGCCCGAATTTCGGATGGCACCACAACCCATTCGGTATGGCGTCTCAGCCTCGGGGGCATCCTGCTTGCTATAATGAGCGTTGATACCGAATTTATCCCAATTCCAAATATTTCCGGATTTTCGACGATCAAGCCTGGGCTGAATCTCAATGGATCAGTTGCTGGGGTTAGCATTACCGGCGATTTAACATTGTTTCGAAACAATTCCGATAATGTACCGAGTGCAACGGATACATACGATCTTGGAACTAGCAGCAGTCGTTTTAAAACGGTCTATGCTACTAAATTTAACGGCATAGCAACCAGTGCGGAAGTGGCCACTTCCGCAGGTACAGCTACCATTGCACAGAACAGCGATCAATTGGGCGGCATTGACGCGTCAAAATTCCTCAGGACGAATCAACATAACATACCAGACACTAATCTAGCATATGATCTTGGTAGCCAATCACAACAATGGAAAACCGTGTATGCCGGAAACTTAGTGCTCAATGGCGTATCATTGAGCACGGGTAACATAGTTAGCATATCCGGCACGGCGAATCAGGTCATCGTCACCGGAACAGCTAATGCCGTATTAAGCCTTCCGCAAAGCATAGCTCCGGCTAGCTCAGTTCGATTCTCGTCTATTGGATTGAATCAAGCAGCAGGTGCAGCCGGATCGTTGACGTTCGGCGACGGCACGATGCAAAGCACAGCCTATATCCCGGGTACGGGGTATAATCTAAATTCGTCACCTCCGCCTTCGAACATCAATCTATCTATTGGACAAAAGATCATATTGAATTTTACCAATCTAACAAATTTACCGCTGTACACCGCTTGCTCCCAGGGTATCTATAAGGTCTATTTGGTATGCACCCAAACCAATTCTCCAAACGTTACCATTGAATGGTTCCCAAACAGCGTGTTGACACCGAGTGCTATTTCAGATGAGTTTGAGACCACCGGTATCTTGACGAATACCGCCAGTGGAGGATTTAGCACAACGCCCATTGCTCAGAACAACAAAAAGCCTGGTGCATTTTATTTTGATTTAGTAAATGGACCAAATGATGCGGTATCTGACAAGGGGCCGTTCATGGCGGAATTTATCGCCAGCACATATACAGCGGCTAAGATGATTAAAGCATCGACGATTATTGCGCTTGGATCAAGCATCAATAACAGCATGTGGTTGAATGGAATCGGTACAGGTTCCGGATCGGCACGGCTTAATACCACAACAGCGTGGACCAGCCTGGGAGTGATTCGGTTCGAACCGTCTGCATCGCCGAGCAGCGTCATGACCGGTACGGTTGTGATAGAACGGCTTGCGTAAATGTCACAGCATCCGCACCGTTCAAACTTCATGGATAAATAACTCAACATAGACAAGGGTAATTACGAATGGCTACCAACATTTATAACTACGATGGAACGTTGCTCGCAACGGTCCCTGATGGTAGTATCGATACCACCAGCGCCAGCATAAAGTTTCCGGGCCGAGGCTATGTAAATTACGGTGCACCGGTCAACGAGGATCTTCTGTGGATCTTACAAAACTTTGCGTCTGGATCGTCGCCGGCTAACCCAACAAACGGTCAGCTCTGGTATGATACATCGACAAAATTGATCAAGGTCTACGACTCAACAGCCTTAGCATGGGTGTCAGTTGGCGGCGTTGTCAGATCAAGCACGGCACCGATCACTGGTTCAAATGTCGGTGCGCTTTGGTACGATACAACCAAAAATCAGTTACACGTTTGGTCCGGAACGGCCTGGTTGCTTCTAGGTCCACTGGGGGCTAGCGATAATTTGGATCCGTTGAATCCCACCAACCCAACCTACAGTAGGATTGATTCAGCAAGAATATCTGATGGTACGACAAATCATCCAATTTGGAGGATAACCATCGGAAATACCGTCTTCGCTATCATCAGCAAGGATGCATCGTTCGTTCCTAATCCGTCAATATCTGGATTCGCGCAGCTTAATCCGGGTATCAATTTCAACACCAACGTAGCGGGTGTCGGTATCACCGGCGACACCGCACTGTTTAAGAACAATCAAAATAACCTACCTATATCAAACAATGTTTATGATATGGGTAGCTCGACCTATAGATTTGCTAACATGTATGCAACTCTGTTTGACGGGGTTGCTACGTCAGCAAGGTATGCTGACCTTGCGGAAAGATATGAAGCTGATCGAGTTTATCCATCCGGGACGGTTGTGTGTCTAGGCGGGGCAAAGGAGATTACTGCATCTAATCAACCGGGTGATGATTCGGTGTTTGGGGTCATTTCGACATCACCCGCACACTTGATGAATTCGGGTGCCGGGGACGATGACACACATCCAGCCGTTGCATTAACCGGACGTGTACCATGTAAGGTCGTTGGCCAGGTTAAGAAACATCAGCGATTGATGGCTAGCTCCATGGAAGGTGTTGCATGTGCGTGGGATCCGGCGTTTGGAATCCTTGCGATAATTGGCAGAACCCTTGTCGAAAAAACGACACACGGAGTTGATTTAATAGAGATCGTTGTAGGCAAGAACTAACATGACTTATAGCCCCGGGCAACTGATATTAGCGGACGATTTCACGGCATTTAGGGGATCGATAGCTCCGAGCTCTCCGTATCCAAGCCTAGTGAACGCTGCAAATAAGGTAGCTGCCCTGGTAGGTGTCGGATATGGTAACCGCGGTTACGGCCAGATCTCAACACCGCTAACCGGGGTTTCAGTTGGCGATGTTGTGACAGCAAACACATGGAACTCGTTGTTTTCGGCCATGGGTTTGATTAATACTCACACCGGTAGTGCGCTGACATTGCCGGCATCTGTACTGGCTGGTAATGCGATACAAGCACTGAATGGCTCATTCAGTCGGCCTGATCTCTCAACGTTGATAACTACGCTTGATTCCAATCGAGCCCTTTATGCAATCGGACAGATGGCCCTGACCTCGCAACTAAGCAGCGCTCGCACCTCATCTTGGACAACACAAGTTACGCACGAATTTACCGTGACATTTCCAACCGAGAATGATGCACGGTATTTTTTCAATACAGGTGGGCAGATCTACGCGGCCGCAAGCAGGACCGGCGGTACCAGCAGCGCGATTAACAACGCGATGACGGTGATGCTATCCAACATGGGGACCATCAAGGTTGGATCAAATGCAACAACATACACCGGAACCGGGGGTACCGTTTATCCGATAGGGTATTACGGATTAACCGGAAGTTATCAAACTCTGTTTGTGCATACCGGCGGTAGCTATTCGTATTCATATGGATACAGCAACATAAGCTACACTCTTAAGGCTCGGGCAGAAAACGTGCTGGGCGTAAATGGTGGTAACGGTTCTCGTATTAGATTCCAAGCGGTGTTTGCTACGGGCGTGTCTTACTCGTACACGCTGGATGGAACGCTAACTAGCTCAATTTCCCAGCTAAAAGCCGGCGGTGTTCTAACCGTGGCATCTCCAATTTACGCAACAACCACCCCACTTTAATTGCGTCATCGCACCGATTGCGATAATAATATGGAAGGAGATCTGTCATGGACGAACGAATTCAAAAAGCACTAGAGTTTTCAAATTATCGCTTGAGCTTATTCAATCTCAAGGAAAATATCAAGCTCAAGGTTGATAGCATGCTTGGATATGCTATCAATGGAGGATTGTTTAAATCTTCTCCGGCGCTGATCAGCTTTGTAAAATTGATCATTGATTCTGGCCGATCGTCGGCGGTTTTTATTGATATCAACGGTAATCCAATTGAGATTGCGGAGTTGCAACAGTTCTATGAGAATCTCATGGATCGGTATTTCCAAGCAAACAATTATTATCACGTTGAATACACAAAATTGAAAGCAGCTAGAAGCGTTGCGGATCAGTTCAAGGAAATATTTTCAGAGGATAGCTAAATGACCCAGGGATACTTGCTCCATGCTTACAATAACATGGAAATTGACTATGGATCCATGGCATTATGCTCAGCACTTTTGATCAAGAAAAATCTAAAGATAAATCAAACGGCTATCGTAACCAGCAACGATACCCTGGATTGGCTGAATAATCAGCACAGTGGAGAGTTGATCAATTCAGCGTTTGATCACATCATCATAACCGATAAGGACTACGATGCTGCTAGTCGTACCTTTCGAGATACTAGGTACTCCAGCAAAGTACAACCGTATTTCAATACCAATCGAGTTGATAGTTTTCAATTAAGCCCGTTTGATGAGACGATACTAATCGACGCCGATTACTTGGTCCTGGACAATTCACTGGATTCAACATGGGGGTCGGTCGAGGAGCTGATGGTCAATAAATCGGTTCGAGATCTAAGACACACCGTTAATTCGGCCGGATTTGATGCTAGATTTAACGAAATGAGCATACCTCTTTACTGGGCCACGGTGGTTTATTTTAAAAAGACCGACAGGGCTAAGACGATGTTTGATTTAATGAGATTTGTAAAAGAAAATTACAGCTATTACAGAAATCTCTATCAGTTTTCCCCAAGCGGATATTTTCGCAATGACTATGCATTGAGCATCGCACTGCACATGATGAATGGGCAATTGGAAAATCAAACGGTAATTAGCTTGCCAGAACCTGACATGTTGGTTGCAACCGAGCTTGACGACATGGTTGAATTTAAGGATAATCAGGCGATCTTTCTAAGCGAGTTCGAGCAAGGACAACACCAAATGCACAAGGTAATGTCGAATGTTCATGTGATGAACAAATGGAGCATTTTGCGCATGGCATCGAGGATAATTTCTTATGCGACCAATTAATGCGAGAAAGCAGGGATTTTTTACCATTGCACAAAATAACAGCAAGGTTGACTATGTTAGGCTTGCATACGGTCTTGCCTTAAGCCTTAAGCACAGCCAGCGAGAGGTACCCTACCTAACCGTGGCAATAACTCCTGGCACCGAGGTCGATGAGAAATATGCATGGGCGTTTGATAACATTGTGGAGATACCCTGGGGAGATCAGGCTGCTGCAAGCGAGTGGAAGCTGGAGAATGAATGGAAATCCATATGGATGAGCCCATACGACGAAACCATTAAGGTCGAAAGCGACATGCTGTTCTTTACGGATATTAGCGAGTGGTGGTCAGCTCTTGCGAATCAACCCAGGGATGTCGTATGGACCAATGTGGTGAAAGATTGGAAAGGTCTAAACATAACCAGCGACTACTATCGAAAGCTTTTTACCAAGGATAAGCTTCCAAACATCTATACAGGGTTGGGATATTTTCGCAAGACCGATGCAGCATATGAGGTGTTCGATCTTGCTAAGATTATAAGCTGGAACTGGGAAACGTTTTTTGATCAATTTTTCCATGCTAGCTATCGCCCAACAAATCCCAGCACCGATGTGATATTTGCCCTGGCGATGAAATTAACGGACATCGATCAAAATGATTATACACCCCATATGGTACCTACATTCACGCACATGAAAAGCCAGTTGCAAGGTTGGAACAATCATTCGATATCCGAGGATTGGCAGCAATATCTTCGAACGTTTTTTACACCAAATGCTGAATGCAAAATTGGTAATCATCGGCAGGTATATCCACTGCACTATCATATCAAGGAATGGTTAACTGATGACATGATACATGTATATGAAAGGCTAGTCGGCCGTGGATAATGCGTGGGCATGTTTCAATCCAGAGACCGGCGACCTTACCGGTATATTCTGGGAAAAACCAACTGGCATTGTTTCTGCGGAAATACCCAGATCACTAGCCGAATCCTTTATGTCCGGTGATTTACGAATGGTCGGATTTACGGTCATTGAGGACAACGGTGTATATTGTCTGCGACCGTTAAATGAGGAACCTGTATTACCTGAATTTTGGAATCTACGCGAAGCCGAGATAATTCCGGATAACGCAGAGATCGTCGTATCCAATGATACAATTGTGGTCCGAATGGAAAATCTACCTAGCGTTGCGAATCTGTTTGCAACGCTAAAAAATGCCCCATCATGGTTGATAAAAACATGGAATCTCCGAGAATTTGAAGTGTTAGACGGGCATGTTACCATTAACTGGCCAAATGCTGATCAACATAGCTTTTACATGAGCAACGCCAATGAAGAATAAAATATCAGATTTTGATTTTGTATTTCTCAGCTTTGATGAACCGAACGCTGAACAACTATATGCCGATTTTCTCGACATGGTTCCATGGTGCAAACGGGTACATGGTGTAAAAGGATTTGATGCTGCTCATCGAAAATGCGCCGACACCGCTGATACTGATTTCTTCATAACCGTTGATGGTGATAATCTCGTTTATCCAGAGTTCCTAGACATGGAAATTGATATCCATGATGATCAACACGATCACGCATGGACATGGTCTGGACGTAATCATGTCAACGGCTTGGTGTACGGCAACGGCGGATTAAAGCTATGGAGCAAGAAATTCGTCTACAACATGCAAAGCCACGAAAACGCAAACGATTCGGCTAAATCAGTTGATTTTTGTTGGGATACCAAATATCACGATCTGTTTGGATGTTACAGCACTAGCATGATCAATGCCACTCCATATCAAGCATGGCGCAGCGGATTTCGAGAAGGTGTTAAGATGTGCCTTGATCAAGGCAACCGTGTTAGACCGCACGAGTTTAATGATCGAGTTTGGTTTGGCAACATAACTCGGCTTTGCATATGGGCCAGCATAGGCCAAGACGTGGAAAACGGGATATGGGCAATATATGGAGCTAGGATGGGCTGCCATCTAGCAGTGCTAACTGACAACGACCATGGGGTTATCAGCGATTATACGGGAATGGAGCGCATATGGAACGAGGTTTCCAATAAGGATCCCTATCAAGAATGTGCAAATCTAGGCGAACAACTCAGGATCAAGCTCGGACTGGATATATCGCTATTGTCTCCGGATGACTCTAGATTTTTTAAACGAGTGTACATGAATCTACCAAGACCCGTGATTCCACCGGAAAAGATCGCGCATTTCATGGCGTACAGGTATGTATGATCTGTTTTTCGTAACGTATGAAGAACCGAATGCCAATTTAAATTGGGCAAAAATCAAAGACAGGTTCCCACATGCTAAGAGAGTACACGGAATCAAGGGAATCAATGAGGCACACAAACATTGTGCAACGAATTCTTTTACCAGCATGTTTTGGACGGTTGACGGCGATACCATCGTCGACGATTCCTGGGATTTCTCATATCTCCCGCCCGAATGGGATAGGACCTATCTACACTTATGGTATAGTCGCAATCCTGTTAACGGGTTAAGCTATGGATACGGATCGGTTAAGCTTTGGCCTAAGCAACAGGTATTAAAGCATGTTGGGCCTTGGTTAGACTTTACCACCAGCGTGGGTAACATCAAGATTGTGGAGCAAACCATTGCCACCACGATGTTTAACACATCCCCGTTTGAATCATGGAAAAGTGCGTTTAGGGAATGTGTGAAGTTAGATAAAAATCTCAAAAATAATCCAGCCGACGCTGAGTCATTAGCTAGATTAACCGCATGGCAATATACCGTTAGTGGTGCAGACTTTTCAAAATGGTGTAATTTTGGCGCCTTTGATGCATTATTGTGGGGTACCCAGCCTACTAGCCATCTTGCTATGATCAATGATTTTGGTTGGTTGAAGCACAAATTTTCGAGCTTATATCCTTGGTCCAGGATATAAGCTCTTATTATTGTTTGATGTTTTATGATCAAATACTCAACGATTTCTAGCGCCATGTCCTGATATTGAGATGGTAAATATCACAGTAAAAATTGAAGAGGTGGGCATTGATGTCTAGATCTAGGACCAACCAAGATGCTTGGGATCAGATTTTTGATGATCTCATACTTGAAAATGAACCGCCGGTTCGATACATCAAGGATGCTTTGATCATCACAAAAAACGGCGCCCGTTTCAGGGTGTCTCCAGATGATTTTATCGATATTGTCGCTAGAGAAAAACATTTAGATCCCGACCAAAGTGACATACAGAGCTGCTCACTTAGCATTGATTTTGCAAGGATCAAGCGAGACGTTAACAGATGGACAAACAAGTTCATCGACGTTATCGAGGAAGAAGCGGCCAGAATGGTGGTCGAAGAAGCAGCAAAAAAGAAAACCCGACCCTCTCGAAAGAAGGTTGACTGAATCCTAGCGACACTGGCATCATTGCGAATAAGCTTTAAAGGATGCTAGCATGACTCTTAGATCTCAGGTCAAACACGACCCATATTATCTCCCACTACTTGATCACGGTTTCGTGGGACTCAAGGATGTGATGGGAAACGACAATGCCATCGTCGAGGCTGCACGGACTAGCTATGGTGATGGTACCAAGAGTGTCAATGAGGATCGAGGATTGATCCGATATCTCATGCGGCATCAGCACAGCACTCCGTTTGAAATGGTGGTATTCAAGTTCCATCTCAAGATGCCCATTTTCGTCATGCGGCAGCATGTAAGGCATCGCATGGCTAGCATCAATGAATACAGTGGGCGCTACTCGGTGATGACCGACGAATTCTACATTCCAGAACCTGCTCGCCTGCAGTCACAAAGCTCCATCAACAAGCAAGGCAGTGGCGATCAACTTGAAGGTGATGAGATGGAAATGGCCCACAATACCATCCAGCGCATCAGCTCTGAGAACTACATGGATTATCTCAGCCTCATCAATGAGGAAGGTGGTCGAGATTACGACATCGAAAATCGGCAAGGCCTTGCCAGAGAGCTTGCACGTATGGTGTTGCCGGTGAACAACTACACCGAACTTTATTGGAAGATCGATCTCAAGAACCTGTTCCACTACATCAAGCTGCGTGCAGACCATCATGCGCAGAAGGAAATACAGGATCTGGCCAATGCTATCGGACATTTTGTCAAGCAGCGTTGTCCAGTTGCCTGGGAAGCGTTTGAGGATTACTGGCAGCATGCTATTACGGTTAGTCGACTGGAGAAGAATCTGCTTGCTGACACCATTGAATGCAGCAACCAAATTAAACTGCCGTTTGCCGAAGCATACGACTGGTTAACTAAGCAGGCCGGAGACAAGAAAGCACTGTGGACCAAGTATGGCATGAACAAACGAGAGCTTGGCGAATTTGAAGCTACTTGGAGATTGATATGAACAAGAAAATACTAATCATGGGCCTGCCAGGCAGTGGTAAAACCACGCTGGCACGCCACCTGGCAATGAAACTCAACGCTGTACACTTCAACGCAGACGAGGTGCGCAGCAACATCAACAAGGATCTAGGATTTTCTATAGCTGATCGCATAGAACATGCGCGCCGCATGGGCTGGCTGTGTGATCAGGTGGTTAAAGCCAACCAGTGGGCAATAGCAGACTTTGTTTGTCCCACGGCGGACACGCGAACTGCATTCGGACCGGCATATGTTATTTGGATGAATACCATCAAGGAAGGTCGGTTCGATGATACCAACAAGTTGTTTGAACGCCCTGCGTCCGAATGGTATAATCTTGTGATATTAGATCTTGATGCTGAAAATCATGCCGAGTACATCTACAATCAGCTGCAACGTGAACTGTTGCCAAACATCTTTGAGGTAAATTGACATGCACAACTGGGACAACAAGGCACCGACATCACTCATGTTGGGAAGATATCAGCCATTCCATGACGGTCACCTGGCCCTGTTCAAGGCCGCACTTGATCGAACCGATCAAGTGTTGATTGCTGTCAGGGATACGGCAGGAACTGACGAAAAGAATCCGTTTGATTTTGAGTTTGTCAAAGCCCGGATCGAAGAAAAACTGATCGGATATGAAGGGCGCTATGCGATCATGTTGGTGCCAAACATTACCAATATCGTGTATGGCAGGGATGTTGGATATTTGATCGAAAAAGTTGACCTTGGAGAACAGATAGAATCCATTTCGGCAACCAAAGTAAGAAAAGAAATGGGCCTTTAAAGGCCCATTTCTTTTATGATCATCGCCGGCTTTGGTCGATCTAGGTGTTCTACGGCAGCAATAATTACGGCTGCCGCTTTTATCAATGATTCTCGCTGCTCAGCGCGATCACTTTTGGTATGCTTACGATCTGCGCTGCGAGTTAGATATTGAGCGGCGATGGCGATCCAATCATTCATTGAGTGTAGTTGATCAAATTCGCTACCAGGAAGATTAAATTGACGATCTCGTTCTCCTGATATCTCGTCAAGTATCGTTTCCCTGGTATCGGTCATTTTAACCAGAGACCTTCTTAGCCGCTGGCTTCTTAGCTGCTGCAGGCTTTGATGAAGATGGTTTCTTTGATTCGATGATCTTTTTTGGTTTAGAATCGATGGATAAAGATACGGGATAATCATCTACAATTTCTGTTGGTTGATACGATGCTTCTAGCTTAGGTGCCTTGACCTTGGGGGCTAGATTTGGATCAATCCGATACGCCTTCAGTCGCATGTTATGCGCGTCGGCTTCCATGAGTTCAGCCTGCCGAACGAGGCTAACAGCCTGTTCCTTGGCATTGGCACTGGCTTCTCCCTGCATGTTGTTAGCATGCACATTAAATCTCTGTAGATCGGCCGCAACTGCTGCACGTGTCTCTGGATCAAGCTCGTCAAAACCAGTCGGTTCGTCGGCCGTTGTTATGTCCATGGCCTTGAGAACTTCGACCAACGGCCAGCGAACACCGCGTCGCGGTGTCATGATTACTAGATTTACAGGAACCTTTTCGAGTCGATCGGCCGAATGAAATTTTTGTAGAAGCGTCATGTTTGATCCGTCTGGGCACGGCCGACGTCCCAAGACGTCTGCTAGGTTCTTGCTTTGCTGCCCTTCGACGCTTTCCACCACCTTTCGAACGGCTTCGTTGTATTGGTCTGGCAGCGCATCGGTGTCTATGACCAATGCATGATTTGGATCCCCGGGAAGCCGCATGAACACGACCACGACATTTTTACCCGTGTTATTAAGCACGCCAACGTGCTTGACCATTCCTTGAAAATCGCTCATGGTATTACGCTCCCACCTTTGGTACAAATGGCGGCGACATTGGCGCCATCGGCTGAGGTGTCATTGGCGCCATCGGCTGGGGTGCCATTGGCGCAACTGGTTCCGCTGCATCATTTGATGCGGGTGCCGGCACGGTGGTCTGTAAAAACTGAGAAACTCGATCGAATACGGATCCGATCTGTCCTAGTTCGTTGCCCTTAAACGCACCGCGCTGAGTTGCTATATCCACGATTATCAGTAGATTTTGCAAATCCTGCAGGCTCAAGTTTGGACCTGAGGCTGGTTCTGAGACTCGAATTGGTTGTTGTAATTCGGTAGATATGGTAGACATTGATGATCTCCTTGGCTCCATCAAGCATAGCCAAGGAGATCACCTAATGTCAACCTAATTACGATCCGGACGGATTACGGTTACCAGTCGGTCGTCCCAGTTTAGATACTGCAACCATTTCTCGCTGGGAACCCTGATCGGCATCTTCTTTGCGTTGTCCAATAGCCTATAGTAATCCGGCTTCACTGGTACCGTGCGAGGCTTCATGGTATTCTTGTGCCCCTTGATGCTGTTGCAGACATAGCAAGCACAGACCACGTTCTCCCACTTGGTCTTACCGCCCTTGACCCGTGGTATCACGTGGTCGATTGTGAGGTCGTGGCTTCCCAACGTTTTGTCACAGTACTGGCAAGTGAAGTTGTCTCGGATCAACAGGTTGGTGCGGCTGAACCTAACACCGTGCTTCTTCTTGATGAAGGTGGACGATATGATCACAGCTGGCACTGGCATGCTGGTGCTTGGGCTGTGTACCATCCAATCCTCATAAAATTCTACCGGCTTGGCATGCCCGAGGAACGAGATCCTGATCGCGTCCTTCCAGCTGATGCTGCTGATGGGTATGATGCTAAGAGGATTGTAATCTGCGTTTAAGACCAGGGTTGCAGGCATGTTTCTTCTACCATTCTACATGTACACTAACTATAGTGTCAAACACACGCATGTCAACGATATTAACTGAAGATATCATACCATAGCTTAATGGCCCCGCCGATGATGCTTACAAAGCTAACCCCAAAGACTGCTGTGCTTGCAATCAAGCTTTCGTAGATGTTCTCAATGCTTGATGCTAGATATCCTGCAATGCAAAATGCAAAAAATACGGCCAAAAATATGACGAGCTTTTGAAATACCCAATGCATCGTGAGACCTTACTCCATATAAAAATTATTTATGTTTTTTTGATAAAATCTTATACTTGTAAAATCATGAGAATTTTTGTCACAACACCGGTGGTAAAAGGTGGTAGCAGCATACTATCATGGCTCCTCGGACAACACAGCTATTTAAATCATTCTCCGCTCGTAGAAATGATTGAGCTCGGTGCCATGCTCAACGTTCTTGATCATGTGCCGAGATGGATCAGAGATCTCGGCCCCCATGGTCAAAGCGCAGGGAAGCCGGAGATATTGGACAAAATTAGGAATTTTACCGACGATTTGATCAATCCGCACGATCATCCATATGCTGCCGTTAAGTTTACAAATTTTTCTTCCTACCAATGGCTACGACATGTGTTTCCAAACGATCGTATCGTGGTGATCGTGCGAGATCTAGCTGATTGGTATGCAAGCGTTAAGGGTTGGAACACAACCAGGCACGGTGGATGGACCATCGGAATGGTTGATCGATTGATAACACTGTCCGCATCGAGCCTTCGAGATTTGCCAGACATAAAGATCGTGCACCTCGAGGATCTAATACATCGTCCACACGATACCATGGCATTGGTGCATTCATATCTCGGGTTGCCGATCGAACCGATCAGCTTGATCGGACAAGAACAGATTTTCAGCTCATATAGCAGCGATCCGACAAGTTATTCGGCACCTCCTTCTGAAGCCTTGATCTCCAGTCCAATCGGACGGAAGAATGCTCTAACCATCGAGGAACGTCTGCATGTTGATCGGATTAACAAGAATAATCGGCTGATAGCCGAGGTACTATATTCGGATTCTAGGCGATTATTTCATGCCGATCTTTGAATGCCGATGGTAGGTCTCGGCCGGATCCGTAAACTTCTTGGTTCCTAGATACAGGGTTTCTCGCATTGGAAACCTTTCGTTCATTTGTAGAAGGCTTTCGTGATCACTTCTTGATTGCAACGCAACCAGGGAATTCATCGGAATGCGGTCAAACCACTCGATACCGTTGATATCGTTGCAACTGGTGTTTATTACCAACAGCTGATTAATGGGTTGCTGGTACATTAGATGATTGGCATCGGCAGTTACTATGCTAACACGATCACCTAGATAACCGAGCAACATCTGGCTGATGCGTGTATGTTCTGGGTTGATGTCGTTGATGATCAATGATTCAAACGCTATGTTATAGCGCGACAGGATGAGGCCGATGTTGCCGTACCAAGCTCCTAGGACCACAATGGCTTCAAATCCGCAGATCTGCTTCTTATCCATGGCATTGACAATTTCTTGGCATAGCCACATTTTGCTAAAAACAAGATCCTTGGTAAAAGACCCTTCAAATGTGTTCGGACTATCTTCGTTTAATGTAATACGGTTCATCAACCTATTTATTTGGAGATGATTTTTCGTCGTCAAACAGCTGGCTGTAGATCTTGAGCTTTTCTTTCTTTTTCATCCTGTGCAGATTGAGCTCATACGAGCTGATACCAAATCGTTCTTGCACTATATCAATCATGGCCAGCACATCACCGATCTCCATGGCAAGGAGATCTCGGTTAGAATGGGGATTTTGGCCCCTATTGGTCGAATCCGGTCCCCAACGCTTGATCTTGGATGCTGCTTGGATGACCTCGGCACATTCCTCTTGTAGTATGTCTAGGGCTTGCATATCCAGAGAATTCATGCCGTAGTTACCTCATCAAAGCCCTCGTCCTTGCTTGGACGTTCCAGCTGGCTCTTCATACCAAGCACCACGTTAGCTGGGATGTTTTTTCCTGGCCGAGATGCCAACCTACGTTTGAGCTCGTCATCATCAGGAGTAGCAAAGAAAACAGCTACCTTGCGATAGTTCTCAGGGATCTCGGCCAGCTTGCTTGCTCGGCTTTTCTTCGTTAGATTCGTTTGGTCCCAGACGATGTTAGCACCATCCTTGATGGCCTGCTTGAGCTCTCGGTTCATCTGATGCGTAGCACCTTTGATCTCCTTCTGGAAGACCTCTGAATAGGTCTTGCCCTGTTCCTGCGCCTTGCGTTCGATGACATTATCCGTACTGATCACACGGGTGTTGGTCCAATCAAACGATTGCTTGGCAAGCCAGGTGCTTTTTCCTGCGGCAGGGATTCCGATGAGCATGTACAGCGTGGACATGTGATTCTCCTTGATCATACTTTAATATCATCAACGGCATCTGTCGAGCTATTTTTCTCGGCATCCAATTCTTCTGAGGTCTTCCATTCGGTCTCCTCGCAATACTCGCAGTGGAATGCATCGCTGCCTTCTTCGCCCCACACGAACACGCAAGGGCCGTTCATGTCCCTGGTGAGGAAGATGTGATGGAAGATCAGCTTGCTGGGATTGCCGCCGAGATCCTCCATGAGCCGTGAGAGATCCTCCATGGTTTGATCCAGGATCTCTTCCGCCTTGGCGGGATCCGTGTTGTGCCACTGTAGCTGTATCATGTGCGTTTCCTGCTCCTGTTCCTGTTGGTCAGCTTCTTGATCTTCTCTCGATGCGTAAGCGTGGGATCGCTGAGTATTTCGTTGTTAATCCTCATGTTTTCTCGCATGCGATCAACACGTTCAAATGCACCGGTTTCATCTATGTGTTTTGCCCACGATCGTACTACCCACGGTTCAAACGGAGAGCTCCAATTCGTCTCTCTGCGTTTAAACGCACGCTGATGGGCAGCACGTTGTTTTGCGGTGAGAAAATCCGGCTCCGGTTTGCCCGAACAGGTGTATGGAGGTTTACGGCACCGCTTGGTACATTGTGCGCAGCTAGACACGATTCAATCCCGCTGCAATGCAGCCGGAGGGGACTGATCCCCTCGCTGTTCAGCCTCGTTCATCACCCGCAGCATCCACTTGAGCATCTCAGGGTTGGGCCAATACTCAGCATAAGGCGTTCCTTTCTTAGGCGCCTTGAACACTTGGGCATATTCGCAAAACACTCGAACATTGTGCCCGTTTTCATCAGCATACCAGGGCTCGCCGCCATACGTGGTCTTTTTCCAGTCATCAGGATCGTCGTCTCCCAGTATCCCGTCTAGGCGGGCTTGCAGCCGATTGATCTCGTCGATTGCCATCTGATACCGCTCTTTTTCGATCACATACGGTGCGGTGGCTTTTGCAATCTCCAGTTTGTTTGCGATATCGTTCATGGTATCCTCAGCTATAGTGCGTGAACATGATCATGGTGAACGGCTTCTCCATGTAATGGGCAAACTGCGGCATCTTCTTCAGGAATTTGGCCTTGTAGCCGGCTTCCATCTCTGCAAACTTCGTGACATCAATCTCCTTGTAGACATCACCGCCTTCCATGCCCCAGCGGAAATCCCCGCTGTTATAGAGCTTGATACCAAGCACGTGATATTCGCCTGACATGTAATCAAACATATGCGAAGGAAGATCCTGCTCTCGATCATTTTCGAGATACTCTTCAAAGATCTCAAACAATTCGGCATCCCAAGGGAATCGTGCCCCGAGGAATCCGTAGATGTGTGTGGAAACGCCCATTTTACTCGTCCTTTTCTGTTACTATGCGCACTACCGCGCTCATTGGATAGTGGTAATCGTTCAGCATTGGATCAACTTGAGGTCATCCTTGCACACTTAGATGCACATGTGATCATGCTTGATCATTTGTTACCATTTGTGCTCGAGGTATTGCGATACAATTCCAGGAATTCGTTGATCTTGGTCTTGTCCAAGGAGTCACCATAAGCTTGCAGCTCTGCTAGGAGCTCTGGACTGATGTATCCTGCCTAACAGGTGGGGGTTCCACCTGTATAGGCTTCCACAGCTTGGCGAACTTCAGCACGTTTGGTAGCTGCTCATTTTCACAGGGCACAGGCACCGCACAGCTTTTTTCGCCGTTCAGCGTCTTGTTCTCATGCCCCAAATACACACCTGGCAAGGCCGCGATCTTCTCGAATTCCTTGCGGTTTACCCTGACCACACACTTCTTGAAGCTGTTCTTGAGCCAGGCATCATAATTTTCGTCTCCTGAATGTGCTAGATGTGCGCCCAATACCGCATGTGCCACCAAGGTGGGCGTCATGTGATCGGGAAACTCATCCAGCACTGCAATATATAGTTTCATGATTCAGCTCCATTGTCTCGATAACCCCACGCGGCATCTCCCCAGAGATGCCGCGCTTCGTTGACCCGGGTCTGCGTGCCGAGGTTCTTGCGAACCGTGTCAACCACTGCTGCGTGAAAATCAAAGTCCGAAGCGTCCCAGGCTCGGAAGATCACGCTGCGCAGATTCTGCTCAAACCCAGGCGCCCACTCCATGGCAAACGCCTTGCGATCAGCACCAAACACGTTCTTGGCACCGATATACGCCAGCTGCCAGCGTCCAGCAGTATCCTGCACGCCATGCCAGAACGCACCCTCGAAACGCTCGAGATTGCGCCGATCATCCTCGGGCAGGAATGCCTTGACATCGTCAAGCTTCTCGTCGAGGATCATCTCGATCACGCCGTTCTCGCGCAGGATCTGATCCTTGGCCTTGTGGATGGTCACGTACTCCTTGCCCTTGAGCTTGAGCATGTGGCCGTCATCAAAGCGGATGATCCAGCCTTCCTGGCCCTGGAGATCATGGGTTTCCGCCAGCAGGTGCTCCATGCTGGCGGTGGTGCCGGGATACTGACGCACTACAGGAATATTGTACCTGTTGGCAAGGGTCTTCATGGTCATCATCTGCTAAATACTCTTTGAGAGGTGTTGTATGAACAGTTACTACGTGTACTCTATAACAGACCCATTAACCTGTCAACCGTTTTATATCGGGAAAGGTTCAAAGAAACGGGCATGGTCACATACATCCAAAGATGCTAAATCAAAACGGGTTAGGGATAAAATCTCGTCAATACGCAAGCGTGGTCAAGAACCAATAGTTGGTATTATACAGGATCAGCTTGACGAGGACGCTGCATACGAATTAGAGAAATCATTGATTTCTAGATATGGTAGAAAAGACTATGATCCAAACGGAATTTTAATGAACATCTGTGAAGATAGTCGTCCCCCAAAGAAAAAATTTCAAACTTTGGAAACACGACGGAAGATTTCTCTAGGAATGCAGGGAAAGAACAAAGGTAAAACTACCTGGAACAGGGGTAAGAAATTTTCTAGAGGTTGTCAGTCTAGAAGCCAAACAACTAATATTATGAAAACGAGAATACTCAATCTTATGAATAGATTGTGGAGTCATTACGAAACTATTAATGACTCCACAATCAAGCTTTCTAGGCAACAAGGTATCATTGCAAACAATTCACCCATATCCGAGGCTGCGATAATACATTTCTTTGGCCGCGCTATCATTCGTAAGGAAGATATTCTCCAGTAAAGTTGTTCCTGATGGCAGTCAGGATGAGATTATCTTCTGGATAATCAATTACAATCCGTTGCTTCCTTGAGACCCATTCAAAAATTGGGGTCAATCCATTTGATAGGCATTCACGGATGAACTGATCATAGTTCGGATGATCCACGAGCCACACCTCAGCCTGCATGCTGACATCGGTGACGCCCATCTTGGTGCCCAGGCGATATGCGTCACCGATGGGAACCGGGCGGACCATGCTGCCATCCAGCTTTTCCAGGATCACATGCGGTTGACCAAGATCAATGCGATCAATCTGGGTTTCGTCGCGCTCGTTCACGTTGAAGAACTTGTGATACGGGCGAGAGATCAACTGGCCAGACTTGTCAAAGATCAGGCCACGGCATTCACGCCGGATGGCCTTGGCACGGGTAGCCTCAGCACGCATGCGCGGCGAGCCACCAGCGGTATGGACGCCCGGAAAGGTGTCAGGACCGCTCACCAGGTAGTTCACCACAAAGCCCCATTCTCGCTCGGCAATGATGAACTCCTTGGCGTCCTTGACCACGGCTCGGACCTCATCTAGATGCTGTAGCTTGGGAAATTCGTAACGCATGTTGCAGCCCTCTTTTGATACTGCATATTAGCATCGACCCGATACAAGTCAATGGTATTTTACGGGTTTTCTTCCTTGTATTACAGTGGGTTACAAAACTGCATCAGTCCTGGCTGTAGTTTGGTGCGCTCTTGGTGACCTGCACATCATGTATGTGGCTTTCACGAAGTCCGGCCCCGGTGATACGCCGGTTCAAGCAGCACATCGTCAAATGCCAACGCTTCCTTGATGGTGATCTCCATCACGTGATCTCCTCTATGATCCATTCATCAAGCACCACCTCAAGCATTTTGTATTCTCCGATGATACCGTGATCGAGATCCTTGGCACTATTGACTAGATGGTGCGTGTAATAATGCGTTCCAATCTGCTTCAGGCTCGGCCGTCTGGTATATGCCTTGCCGTCCTTGCTGAGATTGCTCTTGATGTATCGCGGGATCAGCTCATAAACGGAAGAATCATCCGAGAGCTTGACCCTAACGTTGCGACTGTGGCAAAAATACATACCGGAAGGTAGATGCTTGATGCGATATACCGTTGGCATCAGACGATACCCCAAACGGTGTTACCGGCCTTGGAGTCCAGCTCAACCCTAAGATGATGCACACTAACCACGTCTTTTACATTGATGGGTATCAACGTCCCGTCCCAATATTTTCCACCAGATGTGTAATATCTATCCCGTGTGTGCAGAGTTGCATCCAAATCATAGATCCCGGTTGCTAGTTCAGCTTCCTTAATCATCATGATGTTCTTGATTCCATCATTGCCAACATGAGGTAGGCCTATACTGCCATCTTTCAACCGTATTAGGCAAGTTTTGTCAACATAAGTGCGTTTCCACGGGTCGACATCATTGCTAGCGTTGATCAGGACAAGTCGCCAGCTCTGATCTTTGATAGGATTTGCAACCGCTAGCAGGATATCTCGATACCCACTGTGGGATAGCACACAATCAGAATTTTGGATGGCTTCGTTGGCGATGATCTCTGCCTCAGCAACGGTAATCTCGGTACCACCAATCACTCTGCTGAGCTTAGGGCTGCCAAAAAAATGCAGCTCTCGACAAACGCCAGGAAGGTATGTCCGATCGGTTGTTGGCTTGAGTATCACATGCATCAGCTTGTTTGGACATTCAATCATGTTATCTTTTGATTTTGACGAGTCCCTGGATTTTTCCTGTAGAACATGCATGCGGCCCAGGTACATGCCCTCGAACCCGTTTTGCAACACGATGTTATAGCCGATCTCAACATCCTTCCAGGATGCAGTGCTGGTGGCAATGCTGGTCATTCTAACGGCTTCGATGTATTCCTCGCTTTCCACGGTGAGGAGAACGTTTTGTCCGCCCTGGCGTGCCCACACGCATTTGTCCAGGATCTCGCCCTTTTCCAGCGTGGTGTCGGCCAGCAGCATGCAGAGATTACCGCTGGAGATCTCCAGCTCAAATCCTCGCGGATCCTCGATGCGCCACTTGTCCTGTCCACCTTGCATGCCGCGGCGGATATCGCCGCTCATCTTGAATCCTAGCATAGGCGTATTTTCAATCACTGAAGTTGGTAAGGATCCTTTTCGTGTGTTCGAGCACCAAGAATCCACGGTTGCCATGCGCTTCTGTGCGGCCTTGTCCTCGCCCCAGGGTGTGATGAATCCCAAGGGTATCTTGGATTCATTTCGAACCACCATGCCCACGTAGTGCTTATTCGGTATGGTAACGCTTGACATTATTCGTCATCTCCGTTGTCGCCGATCATCTGCAAAAGAAAGGCGTATTGTTGATCCAACTCTTCAATCAATTCAAGATACGGTTTGGCTGCTGCCGAGGCAGCAGCCTTCTTTGCTTGATTCATCTCGGCAAGCAGCGCTTGCTTGTCATTCCACATGACCTTGAGGCTCTCGTTGGTGGCAATGGCCCTGGCTTCGCTGCCGCCAACCGCAGCAATGTTAGCACGGATCCTGTTTACTAGATCGGTCATTATGCATGATACCTATCATACTTGGCGGTGTCAAAATCTATGGAACAATTCTTTCCAGGCATGGCTGACTCCGCTGAAAAGAGGTTCAGGCAATGCGTGAAAATCACGAACAAACATGATATCACTGGCCTTGTTGGGCTCCATGATCCTCGGGGTCTGCATGGTCCGTCCGTAACAATACAGGGTGATGTAGTGCTTGCCTGGGAAGAAATCCTCGGTAAAGATCCCGTCATTATTGCACCAATCAAGGGATACTCCGAGTTCTTCAAAAACCTCGCGCCGAGCACAGTCGAACACCAGTTCTCCAAACTCTAGATGACCGCCTGGGAAGCTCCATTCGCCGGCACCATGGCTGCCCCGCCTCTTGAGCAATACCACGCTCTGTTGGCAAAGCACCATCACGCCGACACCGATCCGGGCCTGTGGCTGTTCAATCACTGGAAAACAACTTCCGTCCATTGGTTGAATTCCCCATGATCGGATGGAGATAACACGATTTCTCGTCCAAGATCCTGCTTGAGATTGTACGCGATTTCATCAGCAATTTGCTCACTCTTGACCATCAGTCGATCGTTGGACCAGACGATGTCGCCGGTGTTCCATTCTGACGTGTACCAACCACTCAATGAGCTTGAAATCTTGTCCTGTGCTCGCTTGGAAAGCATTTAGTCCTCCTGATGCTTGTAATAGGCATCCATGATCATTTTCAATGCCTCCGGATGGTCCTCTCCCTGAACGGTTGAATCAATGTATTCTAGCTCGTCAATTTCACTGGGTTCGATGGCATTGAAGTTTTCAAACATAAACGACTCGGCTCCCATGCGTTCGACAAATGAGGTTAGCCACTTCATCATCTCAGGATCAATTTCCGGATTTTCCGGTTGATCCATGCGGATGTAGATGATCTTTGGGCGGAAATTCGAAGGATCTTCTGGTTCCATGAATAGTTCTCCTATAGTTTACTTTAGCACACGACAAATGATCATGCAAGACCTTTGATCATCGATCACGGCAAAGTGCCGTTAAGAGCGATGGCTGTCACGGCATTGAACGGACTACCGTTGATAAGCTTGGTACTCCATACCAGGTAAACCAGAACGTTTCTCTGAGAATCGAAGAATCGGGTGATCCTGGTTTCCTTGAAAAATACCGAGGTTCGTTCGGTGAATACCAGCTCACCGACCCGGCTTCGGTTGATGTTTCCTGTGATGCGTATCGGTCCGGTAGCCCGGCATGCAATGCTAAATCGGCTTGGGTCCTCTGCCAAACCTACCATTCCTGCAAGCCCTCCGGCTTCTGCCCGGCTGAGATAGCAACTCACTCCTTCGACCTTTGGATCGTCGAATCGCTCGACCACCACTTGATCGTTTGACCCTAGCATGCGCCAGGTGGTCGAGACCTCTCCGATCCTCTGCTGCGCCAGTGCAGGCAAGGCAATCAACGCCATGGCTGCCGCGGCTAAAATACGCTTGTTCATTTCTTCTCCAATGCTTCTCGAATGTTCTTCATGGCTAGATCCAGCCGGCGACGTGGCTCGTATGTTTTGGCGTAGACGCTGTTCCAATAATAGCTTGAATCGCACGCGGCCAATTCACCTTCCGTGGCCGTTACGGCGGAGATGGCTAAATCGAGCTCGCGCATCAGTGCATTAACCTCAGCGTTGTCCATCACAGCACCTTGACGATTATGCAGTTTTTGTTGAGCTTGCCATTGACCTCCCAGGTCTTGCCCTTGATGCCGCCGATCAATACCTCGAGCCGCTTGAGCGTGGTTGCTCGAATCCAATGCTGTAGATCGCTTTCGGGCTTGCGTATTGTTCGTCCGGTGCTGGTAGTTTCGTCAAAGTTAACGATACGAGCACCCTGGACGCTGAGCTTTGCTCCGGGTTTGGCCATGTAAACCTCGCAGTGTCGATTCTTGGTATTGAACACAACGGCTGCATCCGCACCAACGAGATTGGTTGGGTCAACGCTGTGGATGCCGAGATCGTCGTCCTCTTCCTTGTAGGACACCTTGCTAGCAGCTTTTTCACCCTTGCGATCCATGGTAGCTACCGTGCTGGTCAACCTACGTGCTTTTGCACCCTTTGCACCGGCACGGATGCTTGCCCGGTTGTTGAGCATGAGGTTAAGAGTCTCGGAGATGGTAGCCAGAGGCTTGATCCAGTCCTTGGTCGACTCCTCTTGCCGGGCCTCTAGGTATGCATCCTTGTAGTGTTCAACCAGTTGCTTGACAATGGCGGTCTTGGACTGCGAATAGGTTTGCACGATCTTGCGCACCTCACCTGCCAGTTCTCGCCGATCAAGTTTTCCGCGCAATACCAGGGTCTTGAGGTTGTCGATGCGACTATAGCAGTTTACATATGCCTTGATTGCCCTGGTTCGAACGGTCTCCGGGAGGTATTCCCACTCCGTTGATGCACCAGCGTCCTTGGTATATGCTCGATCAAGTACCTCGTTGACCCGGTCGATGGACGTTAACGACAGTTTAGCACCCCTATTGAGGCAATATGCGATCTTACCCTCAACACCGATCAAGTTGTTAGGGATCAGCGCAGCAGCCTCGGCTTTGCCCACGCTGCTTGCATATGTGATCAGCTCTTCCTTCAGCTGTGAAGCATCGATGGTTTGATGTATCAAATTGAGGATTGAAGCATACTCGGCAGCAAAGCTAGACGACGCATGGTCTAGCTTTGAGATTCGGTCGTCCATGTTTAACGGTCCTGATTCGCTCATAAACACAGCATAACACACCTTACGCTATGGTCAACCTAAATTATCTGACGGCTGCATAACATAGCAGTGCAACAACCAACAGCGCTATCAACGGCAATCCAAAGACGGCAATCACAGAAAATGCCAGTAGCTTGAATAAGGTTCCAAATCCGATCAAAAGACCTAGAATTAAGCAAATCAGTAGAAATTTCATGCGTTCACAGTCCTTTATGTTGGCTATCAAAAATTGCCAGGAGCTACCTGGAGAACCCTGAGACCTCTGCTCCTGAACATATCTACGACCCGCTGTCGATCATCCACTACCATGGTGGGATCGTAACCATCCTCCTGCATCTGATCAAGGATTTCGCCCTTGACGATGTCATCAGATCGGCTGTCTCGGCTCGGACGCATGTAGAGCTTTGAATAGAGGCCTTCGATTCCGGCCACATCACGTAACCAAGTTTCGGTGACTTCTCGATCGTCCTCACTTCTACCGCTGGCGATTAGGATAGTGCAACCAGCTGCGTGGAAGGTTCGTAACATCCACACGATGTCTGCGTGTGCAGTATCATGCTTCATGCCACGATTAAAGGCCGGCCAGTTCTTGGGCTTGCTGCGTACCCAGTGGGTCCTGTGCTCGCAGTTGGCTAGCGTGCCGTCGATGTCCCAGATTGTACAGATAGGCGTATTCCACATCATACAACTCTCTTTCTCATTTACAGACGTTCATTGGATTTTGTGTGCAGTATATCGTCGTTCATTTGCAGTGGATTATAACACACATACAAAACTCGCAATGTCATATCTTTCAAGTTTCAATTATTTCTTGTTATGAACGGATTCAATTCTTATTGCGCGGCGGAGTTGTTAATTGATAAACTTTCGCCGAGTCCTCAAGCAGATCAATTTGCCGTTGCAGCTCGGTGACATCCTCTCGGTCGGCTAATCCTTGCTCTAGCTTTTTCTTGAAATATGCAATGTCGGCATCAATATCGATCTTGCCTTCGCCTTGCTTCTCGGTGATCATCTTCTTTTCTTGTTCTATCATGTCTTTCCCTTGTTTTATCGCCTGCCAGAATTTAAAATTACCGGTCATTTCTTCCTGCAAAACCTGATCAAATTCCCATAGACTTCCTAGATTTTTCTATCGCCGCATGACGAGCAGTAATCTCGCCATCGCTCGCCATCGCTCGTCATCGGTTGTATAGAATGCTACGGTCTTGCATGGCAAACAAACCGGAGGCCCTAGGCCCATTTAGAGGTCGCCGTCCTTGCGGTTCTCGCTGCTATGCACATTGAACGTGCCGCCCGGATAGCGGCTTTCCAGTTTGCGGACGTTTTCCTCGATGACGGCGTTTGGATCAACTCCAATGGCCCTGCAGGCGTTTACCCAATACCAAGCGATGTCACCCAGCTCACGGAAAAGATGGAACTTGGCGTCCTCGTTCCACGGCTTACCTTGGAAAACCATCTTCTTGATGATCTCGTCAAATTCACCGGCCTCCGATGCGAGACCAATACCTGCCGTCAGCAACAGGCTGACGTTTAGCTTGGGTTCCTGTGTGCTGAGGTCTCGCAGTCGATAGATCAGCTCGTTTATGTCGTTGCTTGGCTGGCTGGTGACCTTTTCTACGAATTGCTCGTAAAGATTTAGATCCACGGTCATTGTTATCTCCTCAATGTGTATGTTGCCATAGCATACCAAAGGAAGGTGAAGCACGCAATTTAATCATGATAAACCCTGCCATGCCCGGCAGGGTTTATGCTTCTCGTATCTTGGTAGTTTACTCGGCAGTTGGCAACCGGTGATTGTTGATCCAGTACTCATACGCACTGGTTGGGTCCTTCTTGTATTCGCTGCGGAAGAACTGCATGGTTCCCGCATCGTTGATGATGCCAGCATTTTTAGCATCTCGGATCGCTATGATCCAGTTAGTGATTGTTTCGATGATTCTCATTGTCTTTGGCCTTTCCGTTCTAGTCTGTGTTGTGCGCTGCAACATACTTACCACGAAACAGAGAATTGCACAAGTGCGTTAGCTACGCTGTAGCCATGCGGTTAATACATAGCTTATCGACCGTGTTGCAATCGAAAGAAGGTTGCGTCCTCGATCGAAGAAAACAGAATGATAGCTTCGGTGGTTTGAGAATATGAATCCTGGGTCATTGTGATGGTGTAATCCTTGTAATCGCTTGAAAGTACCATTTCGATCATGGATATCCACGCCTCTCGATCCCTGCTTGGATAGAACGATGTTTTGCTTTGCTCCGGCTGGAATACTAAACTTACCGTTCTCAACCTTAGATCATCCACGACCCTTACATCTTACCTAGGAATTTCTTCGCGTATGCATCGGCATAGCTTTCAAGATTTTCTTCAAAATACTCAACCCCGCTTGGGCTGTGCAAGCTAGGCGCTTTAGCTATGGAATTAGCTATGATGTCAGGAAGCTGGCCCTCGATCATATCAAGAATGCGTTTTCTTTCGGACGGATCCATGTCTCGGCTCCACCATGCTAGACGTTCGGCTACCATACCAGCTAATCTAACGGCTAGATCACCTAGCTGTGCATTAAAATCCCCGGGTGTTTGCATGTGTCAATACCTTATTGTAATTATTGATTCATGCTAGTAAGTATTATTTTGGAGATATTTTCAATAATCAGACGCTTAAAAAGCACCCGTCCGTTCAAATCTCATCCATAACGGAGCTTAAATTCCACCAACCTGGGATCGTTCTCAGGTATTGAGAATCCAAAGCTGGGACTGTTTCGCGAAATGGCTTGCCAGTTTTCACCAACATCGATCAACAGATCCCTGTTTGGATCTAGATGATATATCTGTGCTTGGTATCCTCGAGAAGCGATGAATGAGACAAACGCGGTTAGACCTTGACGACCGACCGAAATGTATTGCATAGCCGATGCTTGATTTTGAAAATCAAATTCCTCGGTAAAATCTCGAACCATTTCCTTGACGAACTTGTCGGCTAGACCCTTTTGGGTCCGCCGACTGAGGTTGATCCGCATGTGTTATTTGTCCCTTATCATTGATTAATACACGAATGATAGTAGAATATGTCGGTACGTCAATCGGATAAATACTAATGTGCGTTTGCCGCCGGAGTTCCCTTGGATGTTTTGTGCCATTGAACCAATCTTAGAATGATTCTAAAAACACATAATTCATCCAAGGGATCGAAATCAGACAGGGCGCTGGAAGATCTTTATGAGGCGTGGCGTCAAGCGGCCCCGACTTCGTTCACACCAACGCCTGTCGAATAATAAGCAAAGGCACCAAACGGAGGTTTCACCCGGGTCTTTGCACCCTCGGTGATCACCCATAGAGTATCGCAATAGTTGCTGGGACCCCAATCACCGCAGGGGAATCCGTCGGTGAATACCATTGCTAGCTTGGGCTCGATCTGCTCATTCTTCCAGTGATTCCAGAAGCATCCAAAGTCCGTGCCACCACCGCCGCCGAGCTTGTACTTCAACAGATCATCCATGGTATCCTTGGTAAAGGTACGATGATTGTAAACCTGTGTATCAAAGGTCAGCACACCAATCCTAAAATCAGAATACATGCCCATGATACCATAGACCTCGCTGAGGAAATCCTTGCCCATGGCGTCGGAAATCGAACCACTCATGTCGATGGCAATTTCCAAATCAATGGTCTCATCCTTGTCAAGGGTAGGAAGGAAGATCCCGCTATACATGTGCTTGCGATTTGGGCGCATCCAGGTAAAGTCGTCGGTGATGCAGCTCTGGATGCTCTGCTTGAGCAGATCGCGCCAGTTGACCTTGGGCTCAACTAAATCATCGATCAATCGGCGGAGACTGGCCGGCATCTTGCCGGCAGCCGCGTTGGCAGCCTGCAGGACCTTGCCCTTCATCTCTTCTCGGATTTTCTTGAGATCCTCATCAGACACCTCGATTGGGATACCGTTCTTGGCGTTCTTTCCGCCAGATCCATCCTTGCCCATCTCAAGATGCACGTCGAGGGTGAGTTCCTTCTTGACCTTGCGCTTTTCAAGATCGTCGTAAACGGACTCTGAGCTCCAGATCTTTGGCTTGGTATATCGCTCGTCGTATAGTCCAACTCGCTGGGTCTTGGTCTTGCGACCGCTTTCGTCGTTTTCCTCAACAGCAACACGCTCCTTGGGCATCTTGCCGATCTTGTCCTGCATCAGTGTGGCATTGATCACATAGTCATTGGCCATGTTCCACCAACCGGCGTCGCGATGGCTTCGACGACCAAAGTGGTCAAATGCAACGTGCAGGACCTCATGGCAAAGCACAAACTGGATCTCGTCGACGTCGAGCTTCTTGAAGAAATCCCGATTATAGTAGATGTAACGACCATCTACCGCTGCCGTTGGACACCATCCTGCATCAGTGGCATCTACCAACGGTAGATGCATGATCAAGGTACCAAAGAACGGCTGCCCAAATAGCAACTTGATTCGAGCTTGCTTGATTTTCGTTTCAACTGGATCTCGCTTAGAGAGCATGATTACTGATCCTTCATATTATTGTTAGATTATACCAAACGATTTAGATACGTCAATGCGATTGCCCAAAAAGGCGCTGGGAAAAAATCCCAGCGCCTTTTTCATCACATCAATCGCACGGTTCCCGCATTAAACATTTGGGAGCAATTCCGCATACCGCTTGACAAACTCTTTCCAGTTCGTCAGTGCAGGGGCTTCGATCGGCAGCTTATAAGTACCAAGGATGGTCTTGCTACCAAAGACCGCCATCTCGTCCTCGAAGTTATCCATCACGAACCGGAAGAACGTATCGACCTGCCTCTGGAATTCATCCATGGGCTTGCGATCACCATCCTTCTGTGCTCGAAGCCCGCGCTCCGACTGGTCTTTCAGTTCGTAGCACAGTGCGGTCACCAATGCATACATGACGTCGATCTGCTTGGTGTTGAGCTTGGTAACCTTGCCAAGCAGCACGTCTCGCGCATGCGGTAGATTGGCAGCCTGGTTGCGATATGTCATGAACTTGACACCAACACCCTCACCAATGGTGCCCTTGATCATGTCACCGAGCACGTCGCTCGGAAGGGAGGTATCAATCAATCGACCGTCCGTACCTTCCTCTTGCAGCAGCTCGCTGGCGAAGTACCAGCTACGAGGTGTTGCAAACGCATAACCTTCCATGCTGGGATTGAACTGATTGAGATCGCCGCCCTGGAAGTTGATATAACCGACCACATCCTTGTGTACCCGATTCAACGTGGCCCATTCCAGCCAGTCATCCTTGTCAACTTCAAGGGTGAGATGAGTAAAGCGATTGGCCAACGGCATCGGCATGTTGTATGCCACACCCTTGTCCTTGACTCGGTTACCAGCTGCCACGATCACCACGTCCTTTGGCATAACATAGTTGCCAATGCGGCGATTCAGGATGATCTGATAGGTTGCTGCCTGCACGCTGGGAGGTGCTGCGCTCATTTCATCGAAAAACACCAACGCACGGCTCATTTCGTCCGTGGGGAGATCGCTCGGCGTGCTCCAACGAAACTGCTTATCAGTGATCGGAACGCCGTTGTCGTCGCGAACGAGATTACCATCCTTGTCGTAGACCTTGATATCTGCCAGATAGGGGATACCGCGGATGTCAGTGGGTTCCATCAGCGGCAAACGGATATCAATCAGCGGACGACCTTGTGCGCGGGCAACTTCTGCCACGATGTCGCTCTTGCCGATGCCAGGCTGGCCCCAGATGAACAGGGGACGCTTGCGAGAGATGCTGTGCTTGATAGCCAGCTTCAATCGACTTGGATTGACGGAGCTCAGCTCCAGAACCTTGTTGCGTGAACTATTAGACGCCATGAAGCAGTTCCTTGTTTGCTTGTAAATGATGCTGTGTTATGCCGTGGGTTTTCTCGGACGTCAAGTGTTTATTTTGGCGAACGGAAATCAACGAAACGATGCAGATCGCCATCGAACATCGACAGCTCAAAATATACCGATTGGTCCCATACAAACATGGCAGTGTTGTTTACATGCCACGGACCATTGATGATGCGTCCGATGTTCATCAACACGCGTCCGTTGACCCTGGCGTTGGCCTCATGCTTGATGACGTATGTTTTGTATAGCCTCCCAAGCATGTCACGTCCAATTGCGGATAGTTGCCAACTGGTACCGGCGAAGATCTTAGATCGGTGTAGATTGATCTGCATGGATATATCGGTATCCACTGCTATGCTGCATAGATGGGAGAGCAGCTCCTGTCTCGATGACCAACCCGTTGGCAGGTCATTGAGATCATGCTTACTTTTCAGAGATAACCGAGCCATTTGTGAGAAGATGCACACTAAACACCGTTGTCTTGAACAAGGCATTGAGCTTTTCGGCTAGATTGTGTGCATGACCTGGATTGGAAAAGCTCACCTTGCGATACTTTGGCCCAGGATAGTCCAACAGCTTGTTCAAGCTTCGAAGGTTAATGGGCTTGCCATCCATGAACACCGCGTAGATGCCATCGGCCGCAAGGATCTGCTCACTTTTGTAAGTTTTCGGATCCGTGTGATCTAACAATACTGTTGGTTTCGGCCTGCTCATCGTGTCCTCCATGATATTTATCAGGAGGGCCCGATTTAGGCGGCCACGGTGTCCTCGAACATCGGAACCACGTCGTCGAAGTTGCTGGGTTCCCAGGTTTCCATGATGGTAGTCATCTTTTTGAACATGAAATACGGTATTTTCAAATCAGGCTTCCTAATTTCCAAGCTATCTGGATTCAATGACATGATCAACTCTCGATCAAGATGATCTTCCATCAAGCGATGGTATATGACGGATTTGGTCAATGCCCAGACGATGAGAACCGCGCCAATGTTATATGGTACTATGAGATCAGAAAAGCTGGTGTATCGCCGACCGTTGGATTCGAAGTGATATACACGCTCACTGAGCTTTGAAAATAGTCTAGCGTCTTCCATTTGCGGATCGATCTCAGTAGTCGTCATTTTGCATCAGTTCCCCAATTAACGACCCATTGCGATGTGATTCTAGTAGATTGATCATGATATCCTTGGTTGGTTCAAAGCCGTATATGGAGTATTTTACGATCCTGCTTGCACCAGGAGATCGATCCAGTTCTCGATTCGAGCGCAGGATGTTAGCATCGCAATCTCTTATGGCATCCTGCGCGGCCACAAGCGTTGTACCATCCGTTGCAAATTTACAAACGGTCATGTCAAACTTGTTAAAGATCGCATCCATCGATCCGTGCCAGGTTTTGCAAACGGCTTGTACCGTTGCTATGTTAGGAGAAACTCGGCCGATTTGTATCTGATAGGTGCGCGCATGTTCGGTTACATAGGGATTTTCCCTCTGGCTGGCTTCGAGCCTAAGCTCGTTGCTACCGTGAGGTTCAATCTTGGTTATATGATTGTTGAGTCTCAAGCATGCAGCATCAAATGAGGATTGAGTTGGGAAAAAGACGTCCACATCGTGGTATTTCCACGTCAATCCGTACCATAATCTGCGAGCACATCCACCGGCGATCCATGGACCGTTGTTAAGATCCAATCCTCCGACTATCTGTGCGATTGCTTTAATCTCTTTATCAGCGATCGGTTTTAAAACTCTGTCTGTCATAGCGCCATGATATGACAAGCAGATTGGTCGTCAAGTGAAACTTCCACCGGTAACCTCCACGTCGTTGCGATCAGCCAATAGCTGATCTTGCAGGGATATTATACGTTCGTGTAGACCAACCGTGCTGGTCAACAGCAGCGCGATTGCTGTGCTGAGCTCTTCAGCTTCCAACATGGTTAATCGTATTTCCTTGCTGTTGTAATTCCTGGCCGTTTGATACTTTTTGATAAAGGTTTCCAATGGTGCCGTGCTCATGCATCCTCCTCAGATGTTGCCTAACTTGCATTAATATTTCACCGAGCATGTTTTCGCCCATGCCACGGCACACACCCCAATATGTGTCGCCCCAGATATTGCCTTCGACCAAGTTAGCATCGCCGGTATCTAACAATTTCTGTGCCAACCTTGGATGCGTGGAGAATTTCTTCCAAACCAATTCTGCCATGACACGGTCCCGCACATCCTCTGATATCCAGCCGGATCTTAGCGTAACATGCTTGCCCAGCTTCTTGGCCATGCCCGGCGTTGTAGAACCACGAATGATCTCTCGCTCTTCAGGATCTAATGTTTTAGCTGCCTGGTAAGCATGCTCAACACTTGGATAAATCTGACCCTCGAAGCTAACAGCAGCCGGATGGAAATTGCTGAGGAAATGATAGATACCAGAAAATTCCTTGATCTCAGACATTGATCGTCTTGTTCCTGGAAGAGATCTGATGCTGCATTTCCAGTTTGGTCGTAAATGGTCCGATGTATTCGTACTCGGTTAACGTAACCAATTTTGGACAAAAACTCTGTGTCCATCCGTTTGGAAATCTAAGTCCGTAGTAACCGGCTGCATATCGATTCTCGCTCTTAGAGGTTCTCGTGTAGCTTGGCACCGGGTCCTCTAGGATGTTAAACCATTCGGTGTGCTTGATCGGATAGCCTCCCACCGACCCCTGTTCTTTCTCCGGAGCAAGCTCGATTGGCTGCTCGATGGTGATTTTTCCGCCCAGGGATGTGGCTAGCGACTGCATGTCATCGTGGATTCCTGGTGAGATTGGGCCGATGACCTTGAGTTTTTCATCTAGCTGGCTAACAAGCCCAACACGGCTACCGTTTGAAATTAATATCCAGCTAGTTTCCGTCAGCGGCTTTAGGGAAAACTTCGTCATTTTCGATGACCTTCATCAGTGAACGTTTCTGCCGGCTTCTCTGATCGCTTGTGTAGGTTTTTAAGAAGTTGGCTATGTTTGTGCATTTTTCATAGCTTACCGCACTAGAACCGGTGTGTCTAGTATCGTTGATTTCTATTGCGGATTCGAGGCTGTTACCGCTGAGGTTAAGCCCGATGTTGTAATCTACAAGTTCGTAGTCGAATCCGTGTTCTCGGCTCCATGACCAGACAATGTCAATCTTGCTATCAAGCCATATGGTCCACCAATTTGGTATTGGCTGTCCTGACCATCCGTATGCAACATTTGTCAAGCAAACATGCTTCATATGGCGAGCTTCGACGGATTTCCAAAAGTTAAACAACACACAAGTATCGTCATTTAACATGCGAGGACTGGGCAAAATGGTCTTTATGTACCATTTTAGCCCTGGATGTTTACCATGTTGATAGTGGTATATCTCGGGATTGTAGCAATCCTCGATTGCGGTTAAAGCGGAATCAAGCTCTCGGTCCAGCACCAATTATTTATCGGAAAGATCCTTGTTTAGGTTACCTGGATACGTCGTGCTGAGACATGGGCTAAATTCTCCGCTGCTTTTTTCGATCTTCACCAACCCGTGGGTGTTGCAGAATCGCATAAGGGCCAATCCAACCTGCCTTCTAGGTTCCTTGATGATGGACTCGATTATGGATGCATCAAATTTTTCCATGAGATCAGCCGGCTGCTGGGTTAGGTCGATCAACAGTCGATTGCGTTCGAAATCATCCTTAACTCGGTGCTCGACACCTTCGTGGTCGGTCCATTTGCTCAGCATTAGGTTGTTCCATGCAAATCCCTTGGTTGCACGGTCGGCATACGCTTCCTGTAGCTTCTTTGTTCGAACGCCAGGGAATGCGCTCATCACGTTATCACCGTCATCGCCGCGCAGGCATTTTTCAAACAGCAGCCAATCCGGATCCGGAACCGGTAGCTCATTACCATGCTTGTTTTTAGCAATGTGCCCGTCCTTGTCATAGATGCCGGTATCTGTGTAAAGCAACGCAGCGATGCCATTATAGATCTTGACGTTTTTTGAAATCAGCTGCTGAAAATCACTGTCGCTGCTGATAACAACATGTTGATCATTTGGATGTAACGCAATCCATCGTGCAACCATGTCGTCGGCCTCGGCTTCCGGATGGCGCAACACGGTGCAGTTGGTCTGCGTGCCGATGAACTTGATGAAGTGATCCATCACTTCAAAGAAGGTATTGTCGTCCTCAACTTCTCGAGGTGTACGCTTGGCTGCCGTGACCTTGCGGTTTGCCTTGTACGGCGCATAGACGTTTTTACGCCAGCTTCGTCCTTCGAGACAGAAAACCGTATGGCTACCATCAAACTGATTCCACACCTTCTTGATGCTGCTCATGATGATGTGCAGCGCCAGGGCTAGCTGTTGATCGGTGTCGGGGGCCCGAACACCGTGCCGAACCCGCATGAAAAGGTTCTGACAGTCTATGACCAGGTAGGTGTGCATTAATCTTTGCCTTTGAATGTTCTAACTGACTTTACAGCAGGTGTCGTCAATGATCAAGTCTTTTTACGGACTTGGTCACTCGTCGTCGGGGTTTGGTCCACCGGACCGGCGAGCAGACGAAACAAATGACTCCTCGTTTCCATATGATTCGGTTATAACGGATTCGCATATTTCGTTCATCCATTGATTAACCACGGCTGCATCGTCACCTTCGTAACCGTTGTCACGTAGCTGCTTGAGGAAATGATCGTTGTATTCAAGCTCAAAATACGCGCGAGCCTTGCCAGCCGGGTTCCAATGTATCCTTGGCATGCTAACCCAGGGTTCGCCGACAACGTCAGCTCGTCGCCGATCATGTTGCTCTTGCGTGATCTTACCAGATTTCAAGTCCTGTTCGAGATGCTCGAGCTTTCGTTGATTATCATCAATTGGCGCTAAGTCGATTATCTTGCGAGCAAACTCTTCCAGGGTGATGCGACCATAACTGCGTAGGATCGCGAGCTTTTCTCGTTCTCGATCGATCGCATCTGGGATGCGTATTTCGGCTAGCGCAAGTTCAAGATCGATGCCGGTCAGCTCGTATTCAGCCTTGGCGATCTCTCTAGTCGTGCCTTTGAGACCCCAGTGTCCTGGCATCCATCCAAATGGTATCAATGGTTTCTTCATTTCTTTTCCTTATTGGTAGTTTCCAAGAGTAGCTCTGCAAACTTGTATATGAATGCATGTGGTATAACCACCTGTCTGGGCTCCCCTTGAGATTCCACAACTATTGCCGGCTCCAACGGCTCGAACAAACTGTGTTTGATAGCCACATCAGCCAATTCTGCGATTTCTTGTTTTGTCATTATGTGTCTCCTTAAGGAAGTGATGCATAGATGTGCTGTTGCAACTGCAAAGTGAACCCATGTCTCATGGCCAGCAGTGCTGCATATTCATGATTGCCCTGATTGCTACTTTGATCCAAGAGACCCGGTGTCCAGAATGAAATTCTTTCATCAACCTCGCTGCGCATCTCCAAGCTGGCGTTGTTGCCCACCTTTTCCGGCGCACGGTTGTAGATGTTCATGGGACTCACGTAAACGCTGCGTGGACCCTTTTGCCGACGGAATTCATACGCAAACTCCGGAACATCGTGATGATTGCTAGCAGCGTCTGAGCTCACCACGAACTTCAGCACGTTTGCCCGTGCAAACACGTCGGGTCGGATGTCACCATAGCGATTGGTGGTTTCGTTGGCCTTTGGACTCACCACCAGGGTGGTTTCTGCGGGCAACGGACGAAGGAAGTCGCCATTGCTTTCGATCTGTGTGCGGAAACCCTGTGCGTGCAGGAATTCTAGGAAACTGGTTAGATTCTTTTGCAGCATGGGCTCTCCGCCGGAGACCACGATCAGCAACCGATCCATGAAGCTTTCACGCACGATCCCGTTGCTTGCCACTTCCTTGTCCACCGCACCGTGGATCTTGGCCAGCACCTGGTCAAAGGTCAACACGTCGCCGCTATCGAACCAAGTGTCGCAGAACGTGCAAGCACGATTGCACTTGCTAAAACGAACAAACACCGCCGGCTCGCCGCTGAACGGCCCCTCGCCTTGCAGGGTTGCAAATACTGACGTTACCATCAGTTCATTCTCGGCCATGTTCTTGAAAAACGTGGGCGAGACTATTTCATTTTTACCAAACATCTATCATTCATCTCCAAACATGCTTGCTATTCCCGCTCTGGTCGACAACATCATTGCCGGACGGTCTATTAATTTCTGTCCTTCGGATTCAAACCACCGCAGCTTGTATAGCATTGATGCTGCGGTTGTTTTTAACGCGCATGTGAGTAATTCCTCACAATAACCCCAATCCGTACCGGCATCTAACGAGTGCCGTAACCAATCTATTCTTTCGTTTATTTCATCGGGTGTTAGCTTGTGCCAATCAAGTAACAACACGTCGCTACCAAAATCATTCGAGCCTGTCATTATCACTCCTAAGTTCCATCAGAACGGCTTTGCTGATCCTAGTTTGCAGCTCCTGGTCGAGGCGGTCAATAAACTCGTCGCTGTCCATGATTTTTGCCATCTTCAAGCACTTCTCCATTGCGCGCCGATAGATGCGCTCCGCAGCAGCATTTCCAATGGTATCAAGATCTAATATTGAGCTAAATGACCTAATTAATGCTCTAGAACCTCGGCTTGGAGGGCCATGCCATGCGATCTCACCATCAAACGTGATCTCTAGCAGAGGCCTGCCGCCGGCTGCCTTTAGGGTAAACGCAGATGGATTGGTATGAACTGATACCGATCCTTGACTGGTCGTGGACATTTTATTCTCCGTGATTTGAAACAATTTTCAGCATGGTATGGTATTCTTCCCAAAGCTGGGCTAAAGTAGGGTATTCATACCGAAGGCACTGTTGTTGATATGCATGCTTCCCAAGTTCTCGTAGTTGATCCAGGGAGAACCAAACATCTGGTGCAACCTGTATTTGCCTATCTTGATCATGCTTGCCAAAAGGACGGCGATAAATGGTTTTACCGCCGTCGGGACTTTCATAGATCCACTTAGTGGTCATTGACCTTGCGTGCAACCACCGCATCATCTCGTATTTCCCAGGTGATTTCATCACCTTCGGTCCATCCAAGATCATTTAGCATCGTCGGATCAAAAACAAGGATGATCTCACCATCTTCTTCGGCTACCTTTGCGGTATAGGTTTTTGGTTCAATGTTCATGAAAATAAATCCTCGTTCCATTCGCGATGTCCTTCGCGATACGCCATGTTTGACACGGTTTCTCGTACTTCAACGCGGAAGCACCAAAGTCGTGCAGCTTCGCCTGGACCCCATATTTCCGGTACATAAACACCATTGACATACTTATAAAGCATATCTGCCAGGCCTTCGCAGCCTAGACGAGGTAGAATCGTCAGCTTAGCCATCTTTTTTCTTTCCAGCATCTTGAACGTTTCAAGTTCCGGATCGTCGGCGGATACCAGTAGAGTATGGTCAAATTGATCCTCAAGGATCTTCTTGAGTTCCTTGAGTCCGCCATAATCTGCTACCCAGTTTCTAACATCTAGATCATTGGTGCCAAAATAAAACTTCATCGAAAATGCATAACCGTGAATCATATTGCAATGACTGTCGGCACGCCATTGCCGATATGCACAGGGGAACGAATTGTGATATTCTTTAGTCGAAACGTATTTGTATGTGGTTGGTTCAGTTGTCATTGTTAAGATTTCCTTGCAGATATCCAAATGTAAACAGATCTTGCATCATACTATTGGATACGATAGAAGTCCATGACTGGTCTCCATTTTGCTGGAAAACGATATTGGCCTGCTTACCAGCATCATTGACAATTGGTATCTTAATTACTCGTGTCATCTCTTGTCTCCTGTTGAGCGATGTTTGATGACTGTGCAGAATGTTTAAAGTGGGTTGAGACAGTCCATAGTCCACTTGGATAGTATTTACGGAACCTCCGTCAAATGAAAATATTCAATTCGTGTATTTTGTGAGCAGTGTTGTTTCTTATTTGATCAGCAACCATGTCAACTGTTTTGATCAACTCGTGGTCTTCGATAGCATAGCATTCTTGTTGATTCTGATTCATCGCCATCCTAGATTTACTGAGAAGATTTTTTGATATTTCCTCAGCGTCAGATGTAGCATCATTGGTATCAAGTATGATCTCAGCATAAATTCTAAAATCTATGCCAGGTTGGTTTCGTCCCCGCATCAGCGCTGTTGCAAACTTACCTCGACCTATCTTGAGAGGTCCACGTGCTTCTTTGTTACTTTCGTGATCGACAACATGCGCTCTTCCAAAGTAAAGAAGATATCTTTCCTTGCCAGGTTTTTCTATATCCCCGGATCGCAGCCCTTCGTTGATGATACGATTGCTGCGATATTCTTGGTAGCCAATTCCTTTGGTCATAGAGTCATCACTTCATTCTAGCAACGATGTTGAAGAATTCTTGCTTGAGATGCGGATCTTCTCGAAACTTACCGCGCATGCCCAACGCATTCATATTTTTCGTCCTTTTATTGTTCTTCCTCGAATATAACCAGTTGGAGTGGGTTCGTCTATTTTGCAAAGTAAATTCTTTCCAGTATCTTGATTTGTGAACCATACATGAGTTACCGGTCTACCTTTGATAAAATTAGGAGGCGGGTTTGACTTTTTAGGTATTTGCTTTTGTTCACCGGTAATCGGATTGTAAAACCATGAAGATGCACATCTATGTGGGTTTCCATGCTTCCAGCCATTTGGAATCATTTCACCGTCTTTAATCAACCTACATTCATTAGTAAATGGATTATGCACCCACCTACGTCCCCTATTGAAATCATTGCTTAATCTTACATGCTTAGACGGATCATACTCTAAAGCATGTATCATTTGGTGTAGTCCTAGATTTGAATCCAGCACGTGAATTCGACCTCTCAACGGAGATCCTTGGTACTTACGATTTTTATTATTCTGCGATCTTCCATACCAAAATCCTGGTATTAACGGTTTATTACTTGCTATCATGGTATCTATAACACCATTTGTGATCCAAGAAAGTGATGGTGCATTTTCAAATACCGAATTACATTGATTTAAAAATAACGGATTGATACGAGCATTGACCCGATTGAGAACTGAAATTTCGTATGATTTGGCATCGTCGGCAGTATTAAATATCCGTCTAATTTTTGGTTCAAATGAATTGTGACCATATGCCTTTATCAAGGTTCGAACTAACTTTGACGATGTAAAATATCGAATCCATAGATCTTTTGAAATTGTTTCATCGGTAAGATGTTTTGCGTATCTGCATCCAATATACCATTGTCCGGTAATCTTAAATCGAAGACTATAAACATACGCAACCATGAGAACCTCATACCTTTTAAGGTATTTAGTTCTCATGTCGCTTATCCAGTTTTATGGCATCTTAGACACTATGTTGAAAAATTCCTGCTTTAGGCTAGGATCTTCCCTAAACACGCCTCTCATGACAGATGTGGTCATCGCAGAATCGTGCTCCATAACACCGCGCATGGTCATGCACATGTGCTCAGCTTGTACCAATACTGCAATTCCTTCAGCTTCTGTTGCTTCCACTATTGCATCGGCAATCTGTACGGACATTTCTTCTTGGATCTGTGGCCGGGCTGAAATCCAATGTACCAAACGGTTAAACTTGCTGAGCCCGATCACGTTCTTTCCTGGAAAGACTCCGATGTAGCACTTGCCTCTGATACCCTGGAAATGGTGAGCACAGGTGCTGCGTATGCTGATCGGACCGGTAACATACACCTCATCATATTGATTGGCGTTAGGAAACGCGGTGATCTTTGGCTTTGGTAGGTAGCGGCCGGCAAATGTTTCTAGAACAAACATCTTTGCCACACGCCTTGCTGTGTCGTGGGTGTTGTGATCGTTGTCCGTGTCAATCACGAGGCTTTCGAGCACGCCCTGCATCTTTCCGGTAACCTCATCGATCAGGGCATCAAAATCAATGTCCCCAACCGCTTCGCTGATGTTGTCATTGCAGTAAAACCTGCTATCGCTTTCCTTGAGCCGATTACGGATCGTTTCGCTAGGTGTTGTCATGTTGGTATCCTTTCTATAGGGAGTATAGCTAAAAGCGTGCTGGTAAGCACAAGATCTTTCCTAGACGGTTCCGTTTGCACCAGGGACTCGCATTGGCTTGCTGTTCGGATATGACGTACTAATGGATGTCATCGTTGCAATGCTTGCCCCGATTGCCCCGGTTGCCCCGGTTGCTCCGATGGTCAACGGTGTGTAACCACCTGAAGCGCCGCCACCCGTCCATGTGATGGTCGTTGGAGCTAGAGCAATGCTGGCCATTGTCATGGAGTCCGTAAGGGTATCTACCCATAAGCTCGATGATAGATCAGATACATCATTCTTTAGCTTGGCCTCCACGGGATCCATTCCGGTTTCGACCATCACCGTGATGATCTTTCGCATGCCGTCAAGTTCTTTCTGCACGGCATGTGCTTTGGCCGTTAGCTCATCCATGGAAGCACGCACGGTTTTCATTTGCCGTGAAATGTCATCCAAGTCCTGTCGTGTTTGCCGATATTCTTTAAAGTAGTCTAAAATTGCGTCATTCATAGTGGCGTATCCTCCGAGTATTTTCTCCATGGTGTAAAGACTTTTCGATCCTGTAACGTATGGAGATCGTGGCACCAAACACCGGGATTGGTAGCATTGAAATCTTTGTCGTCGATCTTCAATGTGGCATTATAGCCAAGCAATCCAATGTAGGGTATTTTTACCGAGATCTGTGGAATGAAATTGGTCTTTTCACTGTATCCACCTTCGCACACCCAATCGACGTGCTTGACATCAAAATCAAGGGTCACCATGCAACCAAGATCAAGCACGTCGTTGATCATCTTGTCCCAGCTTGCACTTTCAAGACTGGTACCGTCATGCCAATTTCCTGGATTGAAACTTTGATTAGCACCGAGATAGATATGATCACATCCAGATGCTGTAACATGATCTTTGATCGAACCGATATCGTGGATACCGACAACGAATAGTGTTTTCATTGCATATGCCGGTGTATGTTCAACCTCAATGCCGGTGAAAAATTCCACGTCATTTCTAATACCAGTATCATATTCACGCTTCATCAAAATCCTCCATTTCCATGCTGACGTTGTTATCGGCATCCATCCCGGTAATATTACGCAGAAGCTTCTCATGCTTGTTGATGAGATCCATTGGACGCTCCGATGTTAGTATTTCTGGACACAAATCCTTAAACTCAAGAAGATCGGGAGTAACATGGTTATTCGCTTCTAACAGCGGTTGGTCTTGCCATCGGCAAGCATCCTGTATGGCCCGTATATGCAGCTCAACATTATGATGCATTGCGATCAAATACGAGAATCCATCCATCGAGCTGGGCCATTTAACCTGGTACTTTTCGTATTCCTTATCAAACGATCCTCCAAAATCAAATAGACCCCCGTTACCTCGATCGTGTGCGAGGTACTCCTTGTATGCGTCCGTCCATCGAAACTTGTCACCGCATCGACCTTCCGGAGTGGAGGGATACCAATCACTTTCAATTTCCTTCTTGGAGAATGGTATTTTCTTGTAATCCAAATCGTCGTATCCTCGAACACAGATATCGCCAACCGTGCAACGGCGGCCTATTTCCGTGGGCATGATCACACCCTTGCGATCATTTGCAATGACCCAATCATTGATCAGCATTTGGCTGTTCTTTAGGGACTTGTCATCCACGATTGAACCGCCCTTGAAACGCATGTTGCGATGGCTGTTTTCATATCCATAATACATCTGACCCTTGGCTGTCATCACGAACGGCGATGCTGCATCAAAGCTCAGGGTGATGTTTGGATTAATGAACTGCCTGATGTTTCTTTGCAGCGTGGTTAGTGCGCAACCGGCCTTGATCTTGCCATTACCTAGATAATGCAGCCAATCCCTGCCATCAAGATATTTGCCGTCTCGCATGATGATCAACCTACGCAGATTGATGGCAAAGTTCGAAGCTTGCACGTTGGAGAATGCCCAGGTTTCAAACGGAAGGTCCTTGACCGCATCCCACCAAATGTCGCCTTCGGCTTCGTTTCTTCCCTGCAACACGTTGAGGAATTTGGTAGCACCTTCCTTGCGATGCTTGATGAAAAAATCGTAGTTTTCAAGCGACACGTTCAAACAGTCCCTGAAGGTCTTCATACCAGGATGCAGGCTTTCCCCGGTTACCGGATCGAATCCAAACTTAACCAGACCGTATGTAGGGACATCGAGCACCATGGAATAATCCGCGGTGTGTTCGAGCCACCGAAGGATTTTCATGCGCATCTTATCCTTGTCCTGCTCCCAGTCCTGATCTGTTTGCTTGCCTTTTTTGGTCCACGGCCATTTCAACACACCCGTGGCAATTTGGAATCCGCCCGAGTCTCCTAATATAACCGTGTTGGATCTATCCCTCTTTTGCACCATGCTTTCATAAATGTCACTGTCTGCTGGATCAAGATACGCATGACCAGCTGAGTAAAGTGCCGCCGGATAATACATCAGGCTGTTCTTTTGGTTTAAAAAGTCCAAATCAATGCGATCGTTATTAAGTCCGTCTGGTAACCGGTCTCGAACGGTGTATTCAGGCATGCTGACGATCTTGGCATAGATCGCACTGATGCTTGGAAGGAATACGGCATAGTCCTTTTGTGACTCGGCTAAGTTCAACGCTTGTGGATGCAAGTCTAGTTGTTTGGAAAATAAATTCATGTTTTTCTACCTTGTACCTAGTATGATCATCTAGGTGGTCTGAGTCAATTTTAAGATAACAAGGCGTTCATCAACGGAGTTGCCCTGATGTATCTATCCAGCATTGCTAGCTGGCTTAACATGCTAGTTCTGATGAAATTGCTATCAGAATGCTCCATGAGGCTGCGTATCTTTCCCATGAGTTTTTCTCGATTCTGCTCGTAGCTGGCAAAATCCTTGGTCCATTCTTCTGGATATTTTAACCCGGCATCATACATCTCGGTATAGCTCAGTCGATTTGGTACCAACGGTATTGCGCCGCATATCAAACCTTCTATCATGCTGATGCCATACGTTTCCTGCAGATTGGCAGAAAATACCATCTTGCTTTGCCCGAGCATGGTATGATATTCGTGCTTGGATAGCTCGCGTTCCTGGCATACCACCCATTCATACTCTGGCATGTGGTTAGCAAGATCCTTAAAGATATCAAGTTGCTTCTCTGGAGCAAGACGATGTGGAAACGCGATTTGATTCTTCTTTTCCATGGCCGTGTATGGCTCTAGAACGCTCTTTAGATAATCCATCGGCCAGCCGGTGATATCGACCTTGCGATTTACGATCCAATTGGCCTTAACCTCATCGAACGTCGGAGCAAATGCTTCATTGTAGAATGGTCCCCATAGATTTTCTATGAACATGTCTAAATGAAAATTGGTTGCAAACCAATTGGTATCATACGCTGCCATCATGGCTTTTTCGGAATGTCGAACCCAGGGTGCGTTACCGATCAGTCTACCTAGGAAATCCTGTGGATCATAACTACCAGCATGCCACATACCATGGATTTCAACCGGTATGTTCAATAGTTCGCTCATGTATCGAACCGAAATTACCGATGGATTCCACGCATCGGTAAAGAGGAATCGATCACCTGGTTTAACGCGACCATGCTGGAATTCAGCAGCTATAGCACCTAGCTGAGAGCTCTTGTAGATGTTTGTTGCACCAAAATCAAGAAATGCACCGGGCGTTGGAACCGGTGGTACTTGCTCACCGTCAACGACGATGATATCAATTTTCTTTCCCATGACCGCGGCCTGTTTCTCGAGGGAAACAGGGATATGTTCATACCATTGCCTGGTATATCTGGTGTCAATCGGTTCAATTGGTACGATATATATTCGTGTCATTTCTTATGATACCTTTCCTACGGGCTGACTGTCAATGTAAATACACAACGATAGGGAGATAGGCTATGCCTGAATTGATTCAACCACATAATCATGTTTGTAACTGGTGTCACAGACCGGCTAATTTTTTGAGCGTTAACGCTAAGAAATATCGATGTGTTAGCAGTATAACCAAATGTCCTGGCATTTCTGCTAAGGCTGAAGCAACTCGGAAATCAAGAATGTCAATCGATGACAGACGAGATCATATGAAGAGAATGAATCAAAAAGCTAACGAAACTATTAAGAACCTCAGTGAAGATCCACAATGGAAAGAACGTAGATCATCAAAAATTTCAGAAGCGGTTAAGCTACGCGGCGGTCACATTGGTAAAAATAATCCAATGTATGGAAAGAAACATTCATCTGGAACCATTGATAAGTTAAAGGCCGCGGCATCATCTAGAGATCATATCGCATATGAAAAAGCCACTAACACAAAGATATCAAACGGCAACGCAATTTCAAAGGATCTAAAATCAGCATATGAGCTCTACGAAGAAGAGGTTGACCAAATTACTAGAAATTCTTGGATCAAACATCAATCATTAATCAATCCAAATGGATATACTAGAGGTAGCGATTATGAACTAGATCACAAATATAGTAAGCATAATGGATTTATACATGGAGTTGATCCAACGGTGATAGGACATCATGCTAACCTAGCTTTGATTGCAAAATCATCTAATCGATCAAAAAGGATAAGATGTTCTATCACCTTAGATGAACTTCACTCTCTTATCGAGAGTGCTCCCACTTCATGAGTGCTCCGTTTTCGTCGTCTTCAGACACATCGATCCATACGTCTCTATTTGGCCACTTAGCCGATATCTTTTCATATAGATCTTCAGCTATCATTTCGCAGCTACGATAGTCTAGTTGCAATACCTTATCAGAATACAATTTCTCGAGGTATCGTTTTGCCTGAATAAATTCCACATCTCGATCATTATGCTCGACACTGATCCATACCTTGAAATGAAACATATGACGATGGGGATAACCAAGATAGCTGACATCATATTCGTCGCCAGTTGCCAACGCAGGATCGGTCAATGCCACTGGATACTTGTGGATGCCTTCCTTGCTAAATTTCACATACACCATACGGCTGGTAGGTTCAATAGACATCTATAATGCTCCTTATCGTGTTTAATGATGATAGAGTATCATAGCTGAGGTTATCAACTTACTTGTTGGCACGCACCGAAACTAGATTTTTTTCAAAGATATCAGTGCAGGCTTTCCATGTGAAACGCCTGCTGCTTTCCTCCACCATCTTTCGATCAAGATTTAAGCACACGTTTATGGCTTCGGAAAGATCGTCAGCTATACACCCGTCCACTCCGGGTGTGATGATATCGATCGGACCTGTTACCGGATATGCTGCTACCGGGGTGCCACATGCCATGCTTTCAAGCATCACCACGCCGAATGTGTCGGATCGGCTGGGAAATACAAACACGTCTGCATTGGCATAATATCGCGCTAGGCTGGCCCCTTTTTTATAACCAGCGAATATAACATCGGGATATTTAGATTTAAGAGTTTCAAGATACGGACCATCACCTACTAGTATCTTTGTTCCCGGTGTTTTGATCGAGCAAAAGTCATCAAGTCCTTTTTCGGGACTAGCGCGGCTAACACAAAGTAGAACCGGTTTTCCAGCAAGATTTGTTTTGCGCTGATCCGTGTTAAAAGTGTTATGATCGACGCCTCGGCTCCATATCACAAGATTGTTGAATCCTTTGCTGCGTAGCTCTTGTTCCATGGTAGCAGTTGTTACTAAAACTCGATGACTGAACTTGTGGAAGACTCGCATGAAAAAATAGCCCACCCTGACTGGTATTCCGTGGTGTATCTTGAGATATTCGGGAAACTTGGTGTGATAGCTGGTATTGTGCGGTATCTTCCTGTGCCTGACCTTGCAATACCACCTTGCGGCGATACCTAGTGGCCCTTCAGTGGCTATGTGTATGAAGTCAGGATTAAAATTCTCTATCAATCTGCCAATTTTCCAAATATCCCATGATAATCTAACCTCAGGATATCCTGGCATCGGAATGGTACGGAAAAGTCCCGGTTCTATGACCTGTACCTCATATCCGCGTTGTTGCATTTCTAATACAGTGGCCCGCAAGGTAGTGACCACCCCGTTTACGTTATCCCAGGTGTCTGTTACCACTGTTAGTTTCATTTGTATGTTTCATAGATCTTCATTGATCCGTCCTCTTCCAACAATAATAGCTGAAATTCGCCATCATGCGTTTCGACAAGAACCGAGCATGTTTCTACCCAATCGCCGTCGTTGGCATAAATCACGCCATTTATTGCTTTTATGGCAGGAGTATGTATGTGTCCGCATATGACACCGTGGAATCCATTGCTCTTGGCATGTGCAGCCAAATGTTCTTCAAATTTGTAAATGAAATTAAGTGCTTGCTTGGTTCTACCTTTGACATATTTGCTGAGGCTCCAATAACCAAGACCAACTAGTTTTCTCATACGATGTATTAGACCGTTGCACATCAACAGGGCAGTATATGCACGATCACCTAGAATGCTCACCCATTTCCAATGCCGTGTTACCTGATCGAATAGATCACCGTGTGTGACAAGCCATTTTCTACCATGTAAATCAACATGTGTGATTTGATTTGATATGGTGATATTTCCGGTCTTAAGACCATGCTTCAACCACGGACGAAGGAACTCGTCATGGTTTCCGATGATGTAGTGGATCTTTGTGCCTCTCTTGGCTTTGGTTAGAAGCCGGCGAACAACATTGCTGTGTTCTTGCGGCCAATGCCACCCCCTTGAGAGCTTCCACCCGTCGACGATATCCCCAACAAGATATAATGTATCCGAATTGTTGTTCTTGAGGAAGTTGCAAAGCTGGTCGGCTTTGCAACCTTTCGTACCAAGATGTATGTCTGATATCCAGATTGATCTATATTGCATTTTTCCCATCCAACAGCGGTCTTGATTATGTCAACAACAATCATACCTATCATTGACGCAGAGAGATCGGTATATTTGCACCATTGAATGCTTATTGCAGTTTGGATGGTAAAAACGCCTGCCGATATAGCAGGCGTTTTTTAGACTACCAAATATAACGTCTAATATACTCTCGCCCATGCGTGTTATTTAGGCTTGGGCGATGGGAATAAACCTGTGGTTAATCAGCGAACCTTGGCCGGGAAGATGTATCGATAGGTACCAACACCGGTGTTCAGCGTGATCTGGATGGCTCCTTTGGTTGAAAACGCCATTTCACAATCACAAGTATCGGCTGCCTTGAGAACTCCCAGGACCTGCTGGATCTTCCACTTGTGCTGGCTTTCAAACGTTTCAGCACGTTCGCTAGCAAACACAACACCTCCTCGCTGGGTGGCTGCATTGTCCTCGCCAATGAAGAACTTGAGATCGCCATCAACGATCTTCGGAATGAAATACTGTTCATACGCAGCGAGACCATTAGCAGCCCATGCAAACTGCTGAACATTAGCCTTGGTCGGTGTAACGACCACGTCCCACTTGGGTTCCAAGAACTTAGGCTGCTCAGGAACCAAGGTCTTGCTCATGAAACGATAGTTGATGTAGCTTTTGCTTCGATTCTCATAGGCCAGCTCGGTTGGTATGCGTTCGGCATTCTTGGTTTCATATACCACGGTCATCACGCTTTCCTTGGCGGTAAATTCCGGGTCATTGCAAATGGTTTGCAACAGGCTGAGATTGCTCAGGCCAAACTCGCCCTCGAGATCCACCAATGGCTTACTGAATTTGCCCTTGAGGATAACTTCCTTTTCCTTTTCCATCGCCTCAACGGAAATCTCCTTTGCGGTTGCGGTAACCTTGATCTTTTCAAAAAATCCAGCCGTTGCAACGTAAGTGGTGAGATCCTTAAAGTAATCTTTTAACGCCATTGTATATCTCCGATCTTCTTCTGTTGTTCTTCTTGCATCTTCAGTTTCATGTTCTCTTCTACGAGCTCGTCGCTCCATCCGCAGAGATACTTGAGTATGAAGCGTTTAGACAAATATGACGGTGCTCCGTTGAGCGCGTCAACCAGGATCTTGAGCTCCTCTGGAGTATATTTCGGAGGCCTGGATACATTTTTTGCGGTCATTTGGGTTCCTTTCTTAGGTATATCAGGTTATTCTTTAATACCCTGTAGACTATGAGTTTTCCGATATCAGCATCACGGACAAGTACGTATGACAGATCTGGATGATCCGTCATCTTGGTATTAAGTAGCGTGCCGCTAAAGCCCTGATCTACACGATAAAACATTACAAGGTCGGTCATGTTGACTCCATTAAAAACTGAATAGATCACCAAAACTGTTGGCTTCTTTGTTTGAATCTAAATCCCAGCGCAGCACGCCGAGGAGGTTTTTTACCTTCTTGTCTATCAATGCGGCTTCCATGGCCTCATCATCAAATGGTAACTGCTTGAACCATTCTGGCAAGGTAAGCTCATCGACCGGATATGCCACCGAAGTTAACCCGCTGGGATTTGGCCGAAGCTTGCAAACGATAACCTTAAATCCATCTTGGATTGGCATGGAGTAATGATCATTATGGATTTTTTTGAGCCTGTTCCAATTAATGGATGCAAGAACATGCCCGGGTATCATGGATTTCTTGCCTGGGTCTCCGCCCTTCCAATCAACCTTTCCCTGTAAGTCCATCACGTTTTGATAATGGGTTATCTTGTTAGCACGTTTCGGTGAACCTTTCAACCATCCAGGCCAGCTACGGAATTCCTTACGGAATGCCAGTATCTTCTCATGAATGTCACCTTCTGTCGATCCGGTCAATACTGCCGTTAATATATCACTGAGAAAGTCTTGCACGATCTTAGGAGTATCACTGCGCTTGAGATCCAATCCCATGGCCTTGATCTCGCCAGGCTTGCCGTTGAGATCCTTGCGCTTGCCTTCCTTGTCATAAATCAGCACCGCATAACGCTTCTTGGTGATGAATAATCCCTTGTATGCACACAATTCTCGAGCAGCACGGATGATGGCACCGTTTTCTTCTGGACAATTGAATGCTTGGTTCATAAACTCAGGAAAGCTGTCGTTGGTCATGTCGCCGATGTTATCATACAGCTTGCTGACATTTTCCTTGGTCCACTCAAAGTCCTTGAACTCTGGCTGATCCTTCATCACTGGATATGCGCTGAAATACCCAGAATTATGGACTAGTAATCCGTTAGCAAAAAAATATGGATGATTCGTATCCATTCCTACATCATATACATATTCGTCTTCAAATTCTCCAAGATCCTCAACAGATGATATCTCTGTTAGGTAATGTTCCACCATTTTACAACCTCTTTTATTACAGTGTTTGCATCTTTTATAAAGTCAGTTTCCCAGATTATTTTTAACGAAAACCCCCTGGTAGTCGCAGCTTTTATCTTAGCATAATCATATGCCCAAATATTGTTAGCTGTCATTTTGAGATGAGGATGATAAAATGAAGATTCATACATCAATGGGTTACAATGCCAATAATCGCCATTGAATTCGATAATTTTCATACGTTGGCTATCTGTTATATCATAAAAACATGGAGATTGTAATACATCGCTCCATATACAAAACTGATTGGTCTTTACTGTATATTGAAGTGATGCACCGAGACTACTTTCTACATATTCAATAAATGCGAGTTCGGCTTTAGAAGTATATCCTCTATTGTTTCTTTTGGATAAAATCTCTAAAGCTGTTGGTTTATCTACTGAATATTTTGACATTATCCAATCTATGTTAGAAGATTTACCTTTTTCTCGATTGTAGTCGATCCATTTTTGGTATCCATCTAGTCCATATTTCTTTTCAAAATAATCTAAACTATTAGTGTATCGTTGTTTCTCAACATAATTTTCCCATATTTGCAAGCCAACCTGCTCTCCATGACGAGCTATACATTTTTCCTCAGTTACGGCACGAGACCGGTTGAATTCGTTAAATTCCTCAACAGACCAACCGTATTTTTCTTTCTTGGTTTCATAAAGATTTTTGACTCTTTGTTTTTCTCGATAAGATTCCCATTTCTGTAGGCCAATTTCGTTGCCATATCTAGCTAGATATGTTTCTTTTGTCCGTCTGGTACTGTTTTGTCGTAGAAACTCAAATCTCTTAACAAGGTCAGTTAAGTCGTATGATACGAGATGACAAAATGTATTATAGTAGCCGTTAATCAACGACACTCCGTTTGATATCATATGATCATACAACAGATGTATTTTTTCTACCTCACATTGAGAATATGATCGTTGATTTGTAGCCGCTCTAAACCTAGCCGAGTTTATTACATCGTTGATGTTATCAATTTTCTTTGGCATGTTGTGCGCTCCTATTATGAGTTATTTATTCACAATAGAAGCTGTATTGTGACTCACAACGAAATTATTTTATCACCGACCGAAAGTTCCGTTGGCTTCTTGCTAACAAGCCGACCATCGTCGGTGACTACCATGATCGAATGGTCAGCAGTGACGATCACGCTTTTGCCATCTGAGGTATTAACTCGATATTTCTTTTTAGATACCTTATGACGATATACGTAATTATACGTGGTCCAATCGGTGGTTTTCGAGGAATGATCATATCCAATTAATTTGATTTGGTCATTAACAGAATACTCTTTGTCTCCGTCATTCCAGAATAAACTACCATTCAGAAACAGATCTTCGATGGTTCTTTTTCCGACTGAGGTTTCGATGATTGACGCAGAATCAACCGAGTCAGTGTCTCCATAGATGCAGGAAATACCAACATGGTTGTAATCACCGGTGATGATCTCGTTGATCTTACCCTGCATGTGCTTGACGATGCAACGTCCACTTAGCGTAACGCTTTGTGCAACTCTAGGATCATACCATCGACTACCGGGATTACCGATAGCGCCGTAGAGGCTGTTCAGCAGGATCTTCTTGATCAGCTGTCGTTGGTCATAGAAATCCGTAAGCTTTTTATACTCCGCTCGCTTGTCTGGATCGGTCTCCTCGTCTGCCATCTTGGCGTATTTCTTCATTTCAGCCTGTAGCTGCTTTCTCTCAGCATACCATCTAGCCAACAATCCGGGTATGATGCCCTTTTTATCAAGCGTAAACAGCGTGCCATTTGCTGATATGATCAGCCTCTTGCCGCTTTTAAATACCAAATCATACAGCTCACTTGCCGAAACCGTGGATGTTGACCCGTCCTCAAAATCCACGGTTATTGGCGTGAGATCCTGGTTCATCACCTGGTTGTATTCCAATGTGCCAAACATACCGCTCCATGCATCAGCAAAGCTTTTCTTTTCCTGCTTCATGCGCTTGTAGATCAGCTTATCGGTGTATTCTGGACGTATATGGCCGATCACTGTTTCAGGGCTCATGTTTAGGGCACGAATCGCCGACGGATACAGTGAGTTGATATCAACACCACCGATCCAGTCGTGCATGCCTTCCTTGGGATCGGCAACGTATGCGCCGGCCACACCGGTAATGCCAACGTCACTGTCGTCATTATCATCGTCGTCGCCACCGCCATACGTTTCTCGTTCAGACTCGTCTCTCTTGCGATTTGGTACCACCATTCCTAGATCATGTGCTTCATTAACAATGGCCTGATCGATCAATGCTACGGCACCCATGGTAGTTCCTAACAACACACAATTTTCATGTGCGAGGTTGCTGCTGAGCTCAATGAATTTGTTTTTTCGGTCAATTTTAACCAGCAGCATGACATCCTGCCGATTGTATTCGATAAACTTTGCAAAATCATTGTTATAAAGCTTATCTAAGCTACCTTCATAGTGTATTTTCTTATCACCGACCTCATATTCTCCCACGAAATCAAGCCGATAACTATGCATCTCGTGATAGGTGTTCTTGCGGTAAAGCTGTAGATAATCCATGTGTATCCGACCGACGAGATCATATGTAATGGTATCTCGCCCGTAGCTTTCGTACTCACGTCGCTTTGGAAGTTTGTTCCACAGGCACAGCTTGCGGGTTTCTTCCTTACCAAGCAGTTGAACGATTCGATTGTGTATGTAAGGGATATCAAAGCCCTCGGAGTTCCAGCCCGATAGGATGTCAGCATCCTCAATCAAGTTGAGGAATACTTCCAACATCTCCTTTTCTGTGGCACACAAAACCGTGTCGTCAAAGTTGCTAACGATTTCCTGGGCATCCTCAACGCTTAATCCTTTCGGCTTGAGCACCATGGTGAAGTTGCGATCAAACCAGTTCAAATACACGGAGATAGCCGTGATCGGTGCAAATGCATCATCAGGGCTTGAGAAGCCGCGCTCCGGGTCAAAGTCAACCTCAATGTCGAAAAATGCAAGATGCAGATCGGGACTTGGTGCTCCCTTGTAGTTGTCATACAAGCAGCGGAATATTGGATTGATGTCGCTCTCATGTAACTGGCTTTTTGCCAGCATGCTGGTTTCGCGCTGGAATTCCTTGAGCTTGTTGGTCTGGAATTTATCGCAAAGCTGTCCATGTATATTGGGAATCTTCCCCCGTGGGCTGGGCCAATATGCTATGTATTTTGCCGGGTATTCACGAAACTGGCGATTCCCGTTCTTGTCCCGTTCGGCAACAAGTATCTGATTTTTTTCTCGTTCCAAGAACGCATCTACATACATTGGATAACTCCTATAATGAGTTTAAAATACTTGTTTTGTTTGATATCATCAATAAGACCACTAAGGGTCTTCTGATCAATGGTAATGGAGACCAGCTGCTATCGTTTCCTGATAGGTTCTGCTGCTGTACCATTTATATGAATCTAATATTATATCAGTATTGGTTCTTTTTGGTTTCCATCCAATTGAATCACCGATGGCAGAAATATCAGCAATGCTAATCGGAGGATCACCGGTGCGCCAATCACCATAAAAGTATGGTAGATTTTTTCCCAGCAGTGATTCCGATAGATCGACCATTTCCTGCACGCTAGTGCCAGCGCCGCTACCGAGATTCATTGCATAGGCACCTGGATTGGAATCTAACCAATCTATGGATTGCTCAACGGCTTCGGCAAGATCCATGACATGGAGATAATCTCGAATTGCTGTGCCATCCTTTGTGTTGAAATCATTTCCAAAGATCTCAAGTTTCTTACCAAATGCTGCACTTTCCATCATTTTTGGTACCAAAAACGGTGCGTTCTGTAGGTGACCTAGATCGTACAGATTGTGAGAACCGGAAACATTAAAAGTTCTAAAACTTATGCTGCTAATTCCATGCGCAATGTAACAATCGCGCAGTAGATATTCGATGCTGAGCTTTGATCGGCTGTTTGATTTCAACGGTAAGAGCTGACAATTTTCATTTTTAGGAGAATCTAAATTAGCATATACATCGGCGGTGCTGAAGAATATGAATTTATTGATACCAAATTCTGCTGCGTATTTTAACAGCTCAACCGATTTGATAACGTTGTTTTCCCAGATCGATATTGGATCAAGCAGGGATTTTGTCGGGCCTAACTCCTCCGCACAGTGTATGATGGTATCCGGTCGATAGCTGCTTATGGCCTGTAATACCACATTGCTGGTTAGATCTTCGTCGGCAAACAAATCACAGTATTTTGTAATATGCGGTAACACCGCTGCTTTTTTGTCGATCAGCATCACGCTGTGATCGGTGGTGCTTTTTAGATGGGCAGCAATGTGGCTACCAATATAGCCACACCCTCCGGTTATGAAGATCCATTTGGTCATAAGGTATTATACAACCCAACCGCGTTAAAAATCGTATAAGTTACCATTAAAAACATCGGCCACGCTGTTGCTCTCATCCATGCGCTGGTGGCTAAGAACACGCTGCCGATCATCCAAAAAATAAAGACCCAAGAAAGGTCGATCACGTTTGGCCAAAAGCTAACCAGGACCGAAGCACAGATGCTGCTTGCGGTCCCGATCAATTCAAAACAAAATAGTGTTTTATTACAGCGCCAATCGATGATCCATTGATCGATCAGGCGGTTAGCCATGTTACGCGCGTCCTGCAGCCATCAGTACCTGCTCAACTTCGTCAAGCTCCTCTCGGCTTTCCGTTAGCTTGTCCTTGTTTTGGCTGTTCTTATAGGCGATCTGAAGGGCCTTGTTAAGCACGGTCTTCTTTAGTTCCATCTCTTCGGCAATGCCTTCAATGGTTTCCTTGAGACCTTCTCTCATCGTGGAGATATCAGTAAGTGTCTGAACCCCGTCGTCTAGCAACATCTTTAGACGGGCTTTGTCAGCAGTGGAAAGTGAACCAATTGACATTTAACATGCTCCTTTAAGCGTTTATGCAAAACTAGCATTGTTGCTCCAGTCGAGTGCTGTCAAATTATGCGTTGCCGGCGAATCCGGAAACGTGTAGACCGTTATTGGACGGTGTCCATGAAATCAAGTCAGTGCTGGTCCATTGGGTGTACTGGGTTAGATTGCTTTTGGCAAATGCCATCCATTGTCCGCCGCCATCGTTTTCAATGTAACCGATGCGATCAAACACATAGCCGGGATATGACCACGAGTTGAGATATAAACTATCCTGGCTGCTGTAGATCCTATCAGTGCCTGCGATAACCAGTGACCCATTTTGATAATTGATATCGGTTATCGGACCGGTGCCGTCAATGGAAACCTGATTCCACTCGGAAGAGTTCAATGTAGCTGATTTAAATATTTTGCCAGAGCTTCCCCAATACCAGTAATCAATTGTACCGATGGTTACCAGACCGACGCTGAAAATACGACCAATACCAGCCGGAATTATCACTTGGGTCCAACTGTTACCGCTATCTAGGCTATACCATGCATTTGCGGATGAACCAACGGCACCGACCGTCACCCACACGTTTGACAACACGGTGTTGGATATCGGCGCCGATTGAAACCACCTTACTTGATACAGCTGGCTATTAACCTCTGGATTGCTCCATGCCATTGACCACGCACCGTCCGCTGCGGTTGCTAGGTGGATCTGCGACACTTCGCTCATGGCACCGTATGGACCATACGAAGACGTGTATATGCGCTGGCCGACGGCTAACCATCGACCATTTTTATGGGAAATATCCTGTATTCCAAATCCGTCACTGACCTCATTGGCTGAATAATTCAGCATGTCATACGAGGTTGCAACATAACCTCGTCCATTTGACACCGCAACTATGGTGCCGTTAGTTGCGATACCGGTCGGTGCATCACCAACCTCAAACGGCGAGGAGGGGGTATCCCAGATAACCCCGTCGTCGCTTTGGCTAACGGCTGGCCAACTTCTAAACGGTTGGTATAAAACTCCGGTGATGAGCGTTTTCTTCATGATGTGATATTTACCGACGGTGCTCAGCTAGAACTCGTGCCAGCTAAGAGCTCCACATAATCGGTGCAATATCCATAAACGCTGATCGATCCGGCATTCTCTAACTGACCACACCATTCCGGCATCACGCATACTGACAGCGGTGTTAAAAGCTTGCCCGGATAGGTCCACAGATAGCCGGTGCTGGTTATAACAACATCATCGGTTTGATGATAAAATAAATGGCCTTCCCATTTTAGCTTTTTCAGTTGATACAACGCTTCGATATTTTTAGCATGAATCCATAAATGGTGTCTATCCAAGTAGTTGTTGCGATCAACCGATGCTAACCAATCAATGCTGATTTCATGTTGCTGGCCGTCGTGGCCTAAGTACCAATTTTGGTTTGAAAACCACAGATCTATCTCAACGTCGTAGCCAAGTGATCTAGCCAGTTGAATGGTTTCTGGATGATTTTCAATGCTGGGATCTGGACCGGTTATCAATCCACGATGTGCGATCAATATTGTCATAGGGATTTCCTCCTTTGGAAAGATACCAAAGAATAGCTCCTATTAGGCAATCAAACAATAATTGCGTTTCCAATCTTACCTGCATGGCCGACCGGAAATGCCTTGAACGTGATGTGCGGGAATTCCTGTTTTAGTTCCAAGAATGCACGGAGATTATCCAAATGGTCATCAAACAATCTTGCTTCGGTATAATCACTATTGATTAAAAGATCCCTGATTATGACCTGCTTGTTGGCAGCTGAGCTACCGTGGTTGAGATTACCAGCACGAAACACATGTACCTTGTCCATGTTAAGACCGTGTCTTCTAAAGGTATCAAGGAATAGATCCCTATCGTCTAGATCGCGCCTAGCTGTGACTATGACCATTCTTGATCCCGGATGCTTGCCGATGTTATCCAGGGTATTTTGGGCGGTTTTCCAAATGTTTTCTATTGGTATGCTGGTGGCATAAAACAACCGAGCGTCATCGAATTGGCAGAAATCGAATTCCTCATCCGGTGCTAACTCATAGCTATTAAACTCAGATCCGGTCAGTTCGATGGGAGGTCCGTGTTTTTTACGAACTATAACCCTGGCTGTGGTTTTAAACAAGGTATCGTCGATATCCCATATGGTCAATGTTGATCCCTGGGACGGTAAATTTAGATCCATACACTATTTAATAGTGTCTATGTCTTGGTATGCAACCCTAGATTTCGCGGGAATTTGGATCTTCTTCTCGAACCTGCTTGCGCCCCCGGCAGTGCAAGCTCTTGTACCAAACGGCCCTCTTTTTAATGTTGTTGTTAACGTCTGGGTCATTGATTATCTGGGCTGCTCGACCGCATCCAATTTCACCACCGTATTTCCGTGCAACATAGTTTGCCAAGGTTGCAGAGCTTTGTCCAGGATATACCTTTCGGCGTTTCTTACCCGGCTCGCCCATTCTAGTGCGAGCTTCGTCAACATCGTCATCATCATCGGTGGTCAGCGGAGTTGTTGGACCATCAACTTCTGAGGATGGCCCGACTTCCATTTTTGATAGCTCGTCGTAATAGTCGATGCGTTCGCCGAGATGATCAAGCGCAATTTCCATTGCAATCATGACGTTGCTGGTGTGTTCTAGCTCGACTATTATCCCAACAAACGTTTTATCAAACATCTCATCCAACGAGAGTCCGTACCGGTATGCCAATCCTTCGGGAGACGGGGTCTTTTGATCGAGGCTCGGTTGATCAATGAATTCTGATAACTTCATTTTGTTCTCTCATCAGTTTAAAGGTCCCAACACCCATGCGTTGAATGTCAAAATTGGTTGGCCATTCGAGCATGTTTGCGGATCATGCTGATATTTATGATATTGGCACCAAAGGTTGTAGACGTTTATAATATGTGCTCGTGTATTTAAATTGGAGGACAAATGAGCAAGTATTGGGGTTATCACCTAGTTTTAGACTGCGGCGGTTGCGATCACCAAAAGATATCCAGCCGCGAAAACATCAAGGCGTTTACTGACGAACTGATCAAACGAATCGATATGGTAGCATACGGTGATACTATTATCGAGCATTTTGCTACGCACGACCCGGCTAAAGCCGGTTATTCGATGATGCAGCTTATAGAAACCTCTAACATTGCTGCACATTTTGTCGAACTAGACAATACCATGTATCTTGATGTGTTCAGCTGTAAACCTTACGACAATCAAACCGTCATAGACACGGTTAAGGAGTTCTTCGGAGCCCAATCGGTCCGGGTTACCTACCTAACCAGGCAGGCTTAACGTCTTCTGGATCTTCTGCCAAGAATAGGCAGAAGATCCAGCCCTAGTAATATTAAGCCGCTTCGAACGGCGGCGTCATCGCAACGATCGGCGGATTTTTGATGTATTCGATCTGAGACGCGATATTAGCTTGCAGTGCCGGTACATCCATTGTAGATTCCATCCACTGCTCGGTCATTTCCTCGGTAATGTCTGCATACGGAACAAATTCGGTCGGATTCGGATCCGGCATAGAAGTTGTTCCGTAGTTCGACGCCGAAACTCCCGTGTCATCGACACCTGTATATCTCCAGTGTACCACCGATACAACATCGGTTAAACCGTCGTAGCTCGGCTTGGTATCAAATTGGCTAAAAATCCATGTATATGTTACCGTCATTAAATTAATCCTTTTGAATTACGATGATGTGTTTGGAGAAAATTCTGGATCTATGCCTTGCACAGCCAATTTGGTAAATTCGAGAACCATTTCGGGAAATCGCCGCGGAGTTGTATCAACTGGCCAATCGTACGTCACTGACGTGTGGGCAATAAAATCCGGATATTCATGGGTACCGCCTTGCTCGATCATCCACTTATGTAACCTTGTGGCCTTTGGTGCATACAATTCCAGCGTTAGGGCCGGGCCAAGCTTTTTCCATCCAATGATTTTTGCCGGAACCATCAGTCTAGCGTCGTTTAATCTCGTTAGATGGATAACCGGTTTTTTACTGAACAGCACCGTGCAATGTAGCTTTCTTTCATCGATGCACGGTACACCGTTTTCAAAGCACCACTGTGATAAGTTTGTCGCGCTTGCATCACTGAGACATAACTTGGCTATTGTACCGTGCGCGTGATTTTCATATAGTTGCTGTCCCATGATCGTTATATTATGGTTGATTTTCTAAAAATGGTCATTATTTTTGTTTTTGTGCCGCTTCGATTATGTCGACAAACTTTCGAACCGGACTAGCAACATCTCTCCACGGAGCTTCTTGGCTCGGTGTTGCTGTTAATGCCTTTTTGTCAACACCCATGATCTTATTAGCAAGCACCAGTGTTTCATAATCCTCTGGCACGTAGCATACCACGGTTTGATTTTCTCCCCAAGCACTTTCATCGGTCATTGGAGTATCAGTATCCTTTTCTGAATTTGCCCTAGCAGCAGCCAATGCTACGAGATGCCTATATTGGCGATATGCATCATTATTTGGAAGATCTGTCATGATATAAGTCGGGGGCAAGGTAAATTTTAGACCGTTTCGTATCTCGTAACCTTCTAATATGTCCTTGATTTTCATCGGTTGTCTCCATCTGGATCAATAAATTTTCTCACTGGGCTCACAACATTTCGATTTTTAGATTCTTTGCTCGGTTGATTGACCAAATGCTTGACATTTTTTCCCATTTTTTTCAAAACGTTTATCGAGTGCTCGCGCTCAACGTCGGTATATGGTACCATCAATGGACCGTTATGTATCGGACCATCGGTAGGTATGTTGCTGGATGGAAAACCAGCAACCGCCACGAGGAATCGATAGTATTCGTAATACTGATCCATGCCAGGAGATGTGATGGCGTTTGGCATCGCATCCGTTGCGGTTTTTGGAAAGTCGACCCTATGTGTGGATTCAACAAGATCTTTGATCAGCATTGTCTTACGGTTTCTCCATCGTGGTGTATTTATGGCCTGCACGGATATAAATATCAACATGAAGTACGACGACATCAACACCGATCACATCATATCCGAAGGCCGTTCAGCATACAGTACTAAGTCTGAGCTTATACATTGTCCCTACCGTCCTGACAGCCTAGCCGAAACGCTATGGATCACCGGATGGCAAGAGGGATTCTACGATGATAACTGGAGCGAAATACTTGAGGAAAGCTATGAGGACGATGAGCATTTCTTCCTTAGGTACGGATGGATTGAGGATTCTGATGTGATTGAAGAAGCCGTTTACCAAGGTAAAACGGTGCCTTTGAGAAAAGTCATGAAGGGCAGTGTCAAGCGTCACAAGGTCTATGTTAACAGTGGCCGCAAAGATGCCCAAGGTCGAACGGTGGCTAAAAAGGTTGAATTTGGCAGTGAAAAGGGCAGCAAGCTGCGCGTCCGCAAGGGAGATGCTAAACGCCGCAAGAGTTTTGCCGCGCGTCATCATTGCGCAACCGCAAAAGATCCAAAGACCGCAAGGTACTGGAGCTGCCGAGCACCAAGTTCAAAGGTCAAGGGTGGTTATTGGTGATCCATGCCGGTGTTTGAGCAGCTTCGAAAGAAATATAGTTTCAAACCAATTAAATTACGTGGATCAACAATTAGATCGAGACCTATTAACCGTACCAGCATCCTGGAAAGATTTTTAAAGTATTGGCAAGATGCTGATCGGCACGAATGGCCGAATCAACCCTGGTACACCGGCACAGGATTGCATTATAGCCAAAGCTGTGGTATCATACCGTATTCAAAACAGCTTTGTGGTAATAGTGATAATCGGGCCGATTATCAGGATACACTGTCCTATGATCAAGAAGTTGTACCCGGGCTGTTAGATGGATTTGGATCATTTCCGATGGTACGATGCAAGATCACGCAGCTATCCGGAAAAAGCCTGGGAGCACGGATACGAGGTCATCTCGATTGGCATCGAGATGAATCACCGTTTGAGGTTCTCAGGGTGGTAATACCCCTGTCAAGTGACCTTACCTATCAATTCCAAATGGACAATTCTGCCCCCATGTCATTGATACCGGGGCACGCATATGCGTTTGATCAAAGCCGATTTCATCGGGTATATTCAAACGATGCAAGTGATCTCGATCGAACGCATTTGATTCTAAGCTTTGTTACCTGGTTTGATCAAGTGGACGGCGAATGGAAACCAAATCCATTCTTTGAAAAAATCCATCCACTTGAGCTATTTGATCTCGTTGACCTATAATGATTGGCTATTGATCACGGCGCGATTAATGATCTGTTCAATTATTTTAGGTTCCATCCCTTGTGCCCTCAATCTCTTGGAAATTGCAACCCAGGCTTTTTCTCCAAGACCGATTTTCATGGTTTGATAGAGCTCCATCACATGTGACTCCTTGATCACCGACATTAACCCTTCTTCCAAGTTTCGAACCCAGGCATCTGGACTGCTGTTGTTCTTCTCAGAGAAATGATTGTGTAGATCGCTCGGAGCACAACCGTCTTCTCGGCAGATCTGCTGCATTATCTCATCAATGGCCTTGTAATCCAAGGTTGATCCGTTTTTAACCATTGTATGTAACCTATTTTCGAGCTTGGTTACGCTGTTGTCAAGCAGCGTTGATCCTTCTCCGATCTCGGTCTTTGGACCAAGCATGGTTTTCATCTCGGTTACGGCTTCGTTGAATACCTGCACGCTGTTGATCAGCTGCTTGTTAAAATGCAAAAGTTTGTCGATCGAGTCCTGCACATCGTCGGCTTGCATGCCCTTATTTTCCCTTGACATGCGTTCAATCATGTCGACATCCTTGACAAGGCTCTCAACGCGACCAGCTTCGTTTATGATCTTGGTTGGCAGGTATCCAATGCGTTCAGCACCGGCACCGGTTCTCACCATCTGTTGGCTGAACGGCTTTGATTCGTCATAATTATACACCCGGGGTGCGGTATTATCTGCTTCTAATACATTGGTGCCCAAGGTTACGACCGAAGAAAACAACGCTTTGAGTTCATTGAGCTTTTCTTGTAGATCTGCGCAGTTTGGCAGTATCTTGCATAGCTCTTCTAGCCCTGATAAATGCTGCTGTATCGCAGGGCCCAATCTAGATGTCACGTCGATGTCAATCCTGGACCGATCAATCAGTGGATTTGATCGGGTAGAAATCGTGCTGAGCTTCATTGAGCTACACTCCAATTAATATGTTTGCGATATTTATCGCCATACCATCCTGAAGAGGATTGCATCAAATTGTGACTTGAACCAAAATGCTAGATCTTCTTGCCACCAGCCCTCTGACCACTCATCGGAGCAGTTTCTCTCACACCATTCTGCCATTTGTCGATGTTCGATCCATTGGTTGTTGACCAATGGATCGTAGACTCTGCTGACCCATACCGGATTCCAGTTGCTCATGGTCAGCTTTGATATATCGGTGGTACGATATCTCAAATCTGTTCGAGCAGGGTTTTTGCTGCCATGTTCTTCCACTTAGCCTCCAGCATGATGTCCGCATCGGGCCAGAATCCCAATGCCCATGTATTTACGGCGGTGTTCCAAGCATCATCACTATGGGCACGCAATCTAGACTTGTTGGATATCTTGTTTTCCAGCAGAGTGTTAACATCTGGCAGGGTATTGACACAGTGATTTACCAAAACATCTTCTCGGCTGAGGCTGTAATGGATCGTAGGGCGAACACCGCGCCAGCTGGCAACTACACGCTTCCATCGATCATCCTTGGGATCCATGTATTCTCCGCCGGTATGGATCAGGTGATGATGGATGTCAAGCACCAGCGCAACATCCTTTTCTAGCTCGAGGCAGTCATCGATGCCCCACTTCATTTCCTCGTTTTCGATGGTGATGAGATTGCGAGCCTCGGGAGACATGGCATGCAATGCACCACGGATACCAAATGGTCCTTCGCGCCCGCTGATGTGGACGTTGATCTTGAATCCGTGGTCATGCCAGGAGGATCCATATCCCATCATGCGTGCCATGTCTACATGGTATTCAAATTCCTCGATGCTGCGCATGACGATCTGCAGATCACTTGATGCTAGCACGCAGAACTGTCCAGGATGGAAACTCAACCGGATGTCATTGGCACGTGCGAATTCACCAATCTCGGCAAATTGTTTTTCATAAAATGATCGAACATCAGATTTCTTCCAAAAATATCCCCATGTGGATTCGGTGTACATCGGCAAGAGGTCTGAGGACAATCGCATCATGTGCAACCTTTTGTCCAAGGTTGCAACGCGGGCAAGAACGTTCTTCACGCTTTGCAGATTGTGCTGCATCACCTCCCACAGGCGATCCTCGGCTACTGATACCGGTTGTCGATTGAGCCATGCTACTGTGGTACTGGAGGTGTTGAGTTCCCGTTCCGCCGCACGGATCTTCTTGTCCTTGCTTTCAGTGGTGGAATTCAGCCATTTGCAACAAAATCCAATTCTTTGATTAATCATCATACACCTTTTGCAAGCAAATACATAAATACTTATAGCACACGCATTTTAAAGGTCAACTAGTCAATGGCAAACACAACATTACAACTCAAACGAAAATATCATATAGTCTATAAAACCGTCAATTTGATTAACAACAAGTTTTACGTTGGTGCTCATTCGACGGATAATATCAATGACGATTATTATGGATCCGGATCAAACCTTATTTTAGCCATTAAAAAGTACGGGATAGATGCATTTTGCAAAGAAATACTACACGTTTACGATAATCCATTGGAAATGTTTGAAAAAGAAAAAGAAATTGTAAATTTAGAGTTCATATCCAGATCAGACGTTTACAATATTGTGGAAGGCGGCTATGGCGGATTTAACAAAGGCTCTAAAGGGTTAAAGCACATGCACAACCCGTCAACTAATGAACGAATTGCTGTCCATCCGGTCGTTATCAGTAGGATGATCGAAGAAGGTTGGATTGTAGGTCGAAATATGTCATCAACTACTAATACTGTATGGATACATTTGAATGAAGATAAGAAGATGGTCAGCCCAACTGTTGCAGAAAAGTATATCTCCAATGGATGGACAATAGGACTTCCAAAATCTCCAACGCTTGGAAAAAATTGGATATATTTCCCATTAACTAACGAATATTCTCTCTGTGAGCCTAGTGAATTACCTATAAAATTAAAACAGGGATGGATTAAGAAAAAATGGTCTCCGATTGAAAAAGGTAAATCATGCTGGATAAACAACGGATATCAAAACAAGAGAATATTAATAGATCAATTAAATTCTTGGATGTTAAACGGATGGAGTCGAGGATCTATTCAAAATCATAAAAATAGAAGTTCGTCTTAACCGTTGTTTGCTTTCTGATTTCTAATGAGAGTTTCAACAAGATTTGTAACCAATGCTTGGTCGCTGTCAAACTGGAACCAAAGGTGCCATGTCAACCTAGCAGGATCGTAGCTTTTCTCGATAGCAACATCGCCGCGGCATTCCTGCTCAATACAGCGCCTAATGAGGATTTTTGCCAATCCCTGTATTGGAAAATCATATACGACGACATCGTATGGGAACAAATCGTTGGGCCATGGCTTATGTCGCTGGTCGTATCGTTGTAGATACCCTGGCAAGATCCAGTCGTCGTCCAAATATGATAGTTGATCAAGCCTAATGAATCTTCCCATGTCATATCCTAGCAGGTTTTTACAACCATGTCAATGTGAAAAGTGCGCGATCACCAGAGTTTGAGAACCAAAAAAGATACTGTCCAGAATTAAGCTCGTCGGGAAAATCACCCCAATCGCCGTCAAAATAATCAAGCCAGCCTTCCATGGCCTCAAACAGGATGGATCCAGGACGATCATCACCAAACCTCTCCCTGCACCATGCTCGCATGTCTCCGATCTGCGTCATGCGTTCCTTGGGGATCGACACGCAATGTCCCAACACATATCGAATGAGATCTGGCCGGGAATACCCGGTGAAATCGTCCCGTTCGGTTTGCATCACAGGAACCAGTGCGGTACCACGCGGCTGCGATCACGAACGATCTCCCGATCATGATCACGAACGATCATGCCGGCGGATTTGTTACCTACCACCCAGCTACCAATCACCGCATGATTACCGTCCTGCTTGAACAGGTTGGCACGCTGCTGATAGATCCTGCGGCCCTGGTAAATGCCATCGGTCTTGTCCACTACTTGCCCAGAGCTAACAATGTCAATGTTTGCGCCCTCGCGGCTCAGCAGAGGCTTGGCAACGTAATCCGTGGTCATCTCCTCGGCGGTCCACTTGGCCGGCAGGATGTTGGGGTGGTCCGGGAACATCTCATGTAGGATTGGCAGGATGCCCTTGTTGCTAAGGATCATCTTCCAAACGGGCTCAACGATACCGCTGACGTCGTTGCGTGTATAGCTGCCGAAGTCATCGTCCGTCATCCACTCCCAGGGATAGAGCTTGAACCAATACTTGATCTGACGATCCTCTAGGTCCACGAACTTGCCATCCAGCCAGCCGATCTTGGCAAGATCGATGAAATCCGTGTCCATGCCGGCCTGCGTGGCCAGGTCTTGTAGATACCGACAGGTTTGGCGCTCCTCCTCGTTTTCCTCGTAGCCAGCAAAGTAAAAGCGCTCACCCGGGGTCATGATGGTGCGAAGCTCACCAAATCGTTCCTGTAGCTTTTCGTGCAGGCTGTTGAACTGATCGCAGCCCTTGTGGGTGTCCTGCAACCAGAACCACTGCATCAGCGCGCTTTCAATCACCATAGTGGGCGTATCGGCGTTGTATTCCAGCATCTTGGGCGGCGACTTGCCATCGTAGGCAAAGTCAAAACGCCCATACAGGCTCGGATCCTGACGAGCCCAGCTCCACTGGATGTAATCGTGATAGAGCACGGGAATGCCCATCTTTTTCATGAGGTCGGTGTCCTTGAACACACGATCCACGGCTTCGATGCAGCGATCATGGCACTCTTCCGTGGCAGCTTCAAGCTCGTCCACTTCAGCAGCGGTGAACTCATAGGCCACGCTTTCGTCCCAATAGGTGCCATCGCCACCGTCGGCTGGCAATCCAGCCGTGTGGTAGGTAAACCCGATTTCTTCAGCCCGCTCGGTCCAATTAGCCCGAGGCTTAACCACATGTCGCTTCATGTTATGCTCCTGCTGCTCCCGAGCCTGCTCTGCCAAATCCACCACGTGCGGCTGCGCTCGGCGCTGCTACCGCTGCTCTACCTGCTGCAGGTGCGGGTGAACTGATGCCTGATCGCGCTGCACCTGAGCTCATACCGCTACCAAGGCTGCCAGAGGAGTAAGGAACGCCACCGCCGTGGAAGCTGCCGACAAACACCGCTGATCCGCCCGACCGTGTACCACCTGCTACCACCTGGCGACCGTCGCGTTCACGATCCGTGGCAGGATTTTGATATCCCTGCAGGTACACAGGCCTCGTGGTGTCTAATGCGCGGCCAACCATGAAACCGACCATGGCGGGAAGCCAAACGTCAGTTGAACCGGTGCTGACATTGTTGCAGCGCTCATGTCCGCGGTCCATGCAGGATTCCTGGCTGGAATATCGTGGACCAGTTGCGATGTGATTTCCAAGGGCTTGGGCATATCGTGTATCGCAATCAGTGCCGCCTGACGATCGACACTGTTCGATGGATTCATAAATGGCCTGTCCTTCTCGAGGGGTGTCGTCATTGCATGCCGCAAGGGCAACCGCACTGACAGTCCCAAGAAGTACCAAGGCAATCTGTCTTGAATGTTTCATGTTGTCTCCGTAGTGCTATTATAGCAGGTTCCTGCTTTCGGTCAATGGTTTAATAGACCAAACAAGCAGCTTGCAGGATCCCAATGGCCATGCTGCCACCACCCAGCATCACGGCATTGGCCATGCACTCGTCCGATGCGATCTTCTTTTGCAGGTTACCAAACACAAAGTTCAGCAGTTCCCACATGCCTAGCTGAACTACCAGGCTGATGGCGCACCAAACGAGCTTGTCCGTCCATCCGGTGCTGTGGATGATCACGCTGCTCATGGCGATCACCATGCCCACGGCAGTGCCTAGATAGCTGATGGCCGCCGCGGTGTTGCCCTCGCGGATCAGCTTGATCTCGTCATACGGCGTGACCAGCTTGTATGCGTAAAGTGCCAGTGCCAACATGGCAATGCTGGAAAGGAAATAAATGAGGAAATTTGGCAGTGTGCTGAGCATGATTGTCTCCTTTGTGCTCGTTTTATGCCCAGGTTAGCTGGGCTAGAAAAATGTACGGTCCAGTGGTCATCAACAGTTCGTCATAGGGTTTCATGCCTAGCTTTGATGAACTAACACGCCTGATCCACCATGATCGAACGCCCGGGCCGTGGCTACGACCTATGTTAGCTCGACACCAGGTTTTCAATGCTTGCAATTCATCACGATCATCCGGACGAAAGACCAGCACCGGCAACCCTTGATAAGTGTCCGAATAGCTTTTCAAAAGAACGGCTCTCGGCGCTGCGTCGGCAGTTTCCCGCGGAATTTACGGTCAACCCATCGGCGAAATCGTCCAAGGGTTTGACCAAAAGCACGGCTTCCCATCCACATCATACCGATCGCCATGCCAAGCAACGGCGGCATCGCTAAAAACATCGCCATTAACAACCAATTAGTCATGGCTGTCATTCCATCTGAGTATTGCTAGGGTGCGATCAAAATCACACATGGCAAAGTGCTCGGCTTGCTTTCTCAAATTTTGGTCATAAATCAGGCACAGCAACTCCGGTCGAGTCGTCTCGAGATTGCCGGCTACCTTGCTGTCGTAGACCGCATCAATTGCCCGACCTAGATCATCATCTGACATGGCTAGCAGCCATCCATTAAGCATCAGATCTTCTCCCCCGGTTCCCAGCCACGGAATTGCATGAACACCGGAAACCGCAGGCTCCAGCTATCGCCCTTTTGGCTCTTGGTTAGTGCATCTCCCTTGATTTCAACGATACGGCCCAAGACGGCGTTGCGATCAGCCCAGATCGCATCTCGCAGCTCTTCACTATAACCGCCGCCAACCGTTACCTCGACCAGCTTGCCTTGATCTGTGCCTCGGCAAATCAATCCGCCCAAAGTGTTGGCAAACTTGCTTTCAGGCTTGCCGGGTTCAAATCCAATCACTTCTAGATCAACGGTGATCCATGGCTTGATCTTTAGCCATGCATCGGTGCGCTTGGTTCGATATGTGGACGACGGGTCCTTGATCATCACGCCCTCATAGCCAGCCTCGATGGTCTCAGCGTTGAACTCCTTGAGGGCCTGTTGGCCTTCCTTGGTATTGAGATCAACCCTAAGCTTGGGTACCACGTAGATAGCACCGCTAGAAATCTCATCCAGTAATGGCTGGAATTCCACCAACGCTTCATGCCGTTGTGTTTGCGTAAGATTGCACTCTCCGGCAAGGAAATCCGCCATGGGTAAGCAATCAAACAGCGCGAGCTTGGCATCCTTGGTATCGGCCTTGCCCTTGCCTCGATTGAGCTGCTTCATCAGGGCCTGGAAGCTGCGGCTGGTCATCTCGCCGTCTAATACCATGCTACACTTGAGGCTAGGTAACAGCTTGGCTTGCATGGCTGCGATATGCTCAAAATTGGTGTTGATGCGCCCTTCTCGAGTGTAGTGTGTGACCTCGTTGCGCTCCTTGTCGAGGAAGCTCAACACCCGCACACCGTCGAGCTTGATATCAATCAGCTTGGAGCCGATCATTTTCTTGGGATGGTCTTCGCCGTTCTTAGCCAACTGGCAGCTGAACTCCGGGATGATATAGGGTTCAGCTGCGGCGCCGTTTTTGCCCAAGACCTTGTTGATGGTGCTGTCAGTGCAGCCGCATTTGAAATCCTTCAGCAAAACGCGGCGATAAAACCCGTTCCAATCCCGAACGTTGGCGGTATCAGATGCGGCACGCAATGCATCTCGAGCGGCATTGCCGCTGAGCTCACGGGTTTCTAGCTTGGCCGCGATCGCCTTGAAATCATTCCAGGTGAATGTGCTGGCTGGTTGTGGCGCATCGTCCTCATCGGTGATCAACGGGGCCTTTCGCACGCCATATGTGCGCAGCGCATCATACGCCATGAGAGCTCCTTCAAAGAACTCAATCAATCCTGCATCCCAAGCTGCTTGGATGATGTGCTCCTTGTGACCACGAGCAGAGACCGATTCCAGCGCGTAGATTACATCGGCAGCGGTGAGCAGATTTAGCGAGGATGGATCAAAGTCGTCGTCGGAATGGGCATCGGCCATGTTATTCTCCTTGTTGCGTTGCTAGATTATAGCACGGATTGCAGCATGGTCAAGCGATTTAATCCTGGATGGTGCGGCACCGCATGGATCCGTTGGATGGATTACGCTGTGTTTGCGGTTGGCTGGGGTCATAGACCATATCTCCCCCGCGGTTAAATGGGGGAGATGTATCGTGGCTGCGTACAGGCAGTTTCCACAGACCGAATTTTCATGCTGCTTATTAAAGCGTCTGGCGGTTGTCCGGTACCAGAATCACATGCACATCTTGGATTTTTTTTAATCCAACAGCGGGGGAGCAAAGCAGGGTATTCGATCAACCTGCTTGCGCTTGATCGTTAACAACGTCAGTTAGAGCGATCCGTTTTGTCAGCCGGCTTCACCGGAGAAGATAATTTCGTGACCTCGATGCCGCCTTGATCAACTATACCGAGCTCGGGCTGGGGAGATTTATACGTTGGCACAGCCGTGCTTCTCGGTCGCCCGCAGCGGGCATTTGTTCGCGTTCCTGACGGTAACCGTCCCTTCCGCGAGTGGATTCAGTACCACCATGTCATGTCTGCTATATGAAGTTTGTGATGTTACCGGCATTTGAGGTTTGGTTACAAATGATAAAATAGAAAGCGGGCCAAAAGGCCCGCTTTCTTTTGGTTTATCCTTTCCAGTCGGATGGAGGTTTGCATCCGCTGGCATCATATGCAGGAAATGGATTAGCCTGGTATGACACATCACGCTTCTTTCGAAGCCTGATGCCCATTTTCTCCAGGTTCTTGGCCGTGTTGTAATACATGGCCAGCACAGCATCCGGTTGGTTTGGATTAGCCCTGCTGAACTGCGTGGTCTGCGTTTGCCACGTCGTGGCATTGCCGAATCCGGTGCCAACATCCTGTGTTACCGGGCTGCTGGTTAGGCTTTGCTGCATTGCGGCGCCGATGATGCCGCCACTGGTCTTGACCTCGGCAGAATTCATGGGCATTGCCGCAGCAGCAGATTTTACCATGCTGGCATTGATGCGCCGATCGCTTGATTCGGTTAACGCTGCGCCCACCCATGTGTTATTGATGGATGATATCTGTGACCCGTAACCTATAAGTCCTCGCGTCATGTAGTAGTCTTCGTGCCGTGTTGGTTCGACATATTCCGAAAATACCATCGCACCAATGACCCCGGTATTGGAAGTGCTGCCGCCTATGGCATTAACATAGCTGTCCCTGCTGCGGCTGAAGAAGAACTCCGCAGCTTCTTGGTTGCTGATCTTCCACCCAGGAATGCTGATGGTATCCTGTGCATTGACAACGTATCCTTGGCTGCTTGGACCGGCAGGCTTGCCTTCCAGTATGTCAAGTCCGTCAACACTCAGTATGAACAATGCACGCGATTGCGTGTTGTTCCTGATATCGATGGTATAGTTGTTGCCTTCCCTGCCTTCGATCCAGACAGCACCATTGTGATAGTATTCATCGGCAGGGGTCCGACCCCTAGGACGCACGATCATCTCGTAGCGCCTTGCGTTGTCTAGCATGTTGCTGCTCCTTACTTCATCGACTTCAGTTCGTCGGTGGTGTAGAGACCAGTGCTGTAAAGCTCTGCCGTTGAAACGCCTGCTGACTTTGCCATGCGCATGCGCGAGGTGCTAGCACTGACCGAGGCCATCGTTGCACCCATGTTGGCGGTAGAGTAGTTAACGCTGTTCGCCGCGCTCATGCCAAACCTGCTACCAACGCTGAATGCGTCGATGTTGGCACCGAGGAACGTAAAGGTCCAGTCAGCCTTTTCGGCCGCAGCAACCATGTCCTTGATCTGTTGGTTGTTGAACCTGCGAGAACTGTTTTCCTCACCATCGGTCATTATGGTGATGATCACACCGGGGCGGTCCTTCTTTTTGCTAGCAGCAAGCACCGCATTGACGCTGTTGATGGTTTCGCCAATGGCATCCAACAGATTGGTGCCGCCCGCTGGGGTATAACCGGCATGATCAAGCATTGGAACTTCTGAAAGAGGTCGTCCTTGATAAACGGTATTAACCTTATAGCCTTCGAATTTCACCAACGTAAGATAACCAGCTCCGGCAGTTGCTTCAGCGGCCTTTTGCCCTTGGACGAATTCGTTGAATCCGACGATGGTGGTGTCTCGGCAGATCCCCATGCTGCCGCTTTCGTCAAGAACGATGGCGATCAAGGTACCGTTCTTGCCGGCCTTCTTGAACTTGATCGGATTTGATTGTGCATCGGGGGTTGAGATCTGGACTGCGGCATTAACATTGACGGCAAGGCCAGGAAAAGGATTTGGTAAGTTCATGTTTTACCTTCGAGGGCTTTACTGCCGAGAATCACCTCTCGGTCTTTCTGCCTCAGATATGTGAGCACCATTGCTCACATAATATTATGCACAAATGTAGGTTAACTTTCAATAAATATTGATGCGATTCACGGGATGGCAGTCCCTAATCGCTCTATAACTTGATAGGAGTTACAGCAAATGGATGCTAATCCATATTTATCAAACAAGTATTCTAAATGGTATTATCAAATAGTTGATCAAGCATGATGGATTAAGAAAACAATTTGCAACGGATCCCGGGGATGGTTGGATTTTAGGTAAGGGCAAAACCAAGATCTAAGATCAACCTATTGTTGGAAAAAGTATCTCATTCATGAATTCGTCTGCACGTTCGGTCCCAAGGAGATTGACCAATGCCTTGCGGGTATGTTCATTTCGACGCTGTTGTAGACAATATCTATTCTGTCCAGCAACGATCGCCGTACGATCTCCCAAGCTGCCCAGGGTTGGTAGATAATGGACCAGCACTCGAACGGCTTCGTCGCCGATCAACCGCATCTCGTCGGGCGACGGTCGACATGCTAGCCAGTGCGGAGAAAAGATGTCTCCCCAGTCGGGCCGTTCGCGTGCGCGACCAACATCGATTTCTAAAAAAGGGTTGGTCGGTGCCGCCACCGGACTGAGATCCATAAACACGCCGGTGATCTTGTTTTCACCGGCGATCACATCAAAACCGTAGATCGGTGACGGGTCGTTTGCATGGGGAAACACGCAGCAATGCACCACGCAGAAACGATCTTGGTTGAAGATTTCGACATGTGCTAGCCTAAATCGAGGGCTGCGGAATCTATGGTTTTCCCAGCCATAATCCGGTGTTGGTATTGGAACAGCACCATGCTGATGCTCAATGACCTTGAGCAATCGTCGAGCTATTATCTCGACGAGATCAATGCAGCTCATAGAGCTCGTTATAGATCTTGATGGAATATTCGAATGCTTTTTTGGCTTCGACCGCATCTCGATCCCAAACCATGTTTAGCACGGTTTTTCGAACATAATCAACACATGCTCGGGGATCTCGGAATTCAAGATGCTTTTTTGGGAGGAATTGCAGCTTCTTTGCAATCATCTGTCCGCCATATAACCAACCAAGATAATGTGTATAGATATGCCCGTTGAGTTGTCCATGTAGATGTGGAAGATAATGGGTATTCAGATACCTGGCATATTCCAATGTGGACGGGCATGCAGTGACGCTGCATGCAGGACCGTTGGCAATATCTTGAACCAGAAGATGTCGGCGATTGAGATCGCTTGGGAACTGCATCTTGGTTTCAATGGCATCGGCAATCAAATATAGCTGATAACAATAGTTCTTGTAGATTAGAGGATCTATTGACGCGTTGAGCAAGTCCTGTGCAAGCCGAGTGTGCTCAGCTTGATCGTGTAGATCGGCGCACGAGCTGCGCAGGTCTTGTTGTGAGATAGATTCCATCCAAAATAATGTTTTCATTTCTTGGATAATTTCAAGTTCATTCTGTCAAGAATTTCCATTAAAGTGACCATGCGCTGATACTCTACCTTTTTGTAGCTTTCTGGTAGAGAATCCCAGTCCTTGCATGTTGGGCTGGTCTTGTCTCGATGGCTGTGTTTTTGTCCATATCGCCAACCTTCGTCGGTTCGTTTCCGCAACCAATGGTTATGGTTCATCTTAGCAGCTTCGAGAGCAATGGCCTTGACCAAATCCTCGGCTATCTCATTAGACCGAGTATCAGCCACCGGCTCTTGGCTCCAGTGTATGGTAAAATCACCGTCTGGGTTGCGATCACTATAGCTTTTAGCGATATCGGTTGCTTCCTCAGCGGTGAGATCCCTGGCGAGCACCGCAACATAATGATTGGTTTTACCGTCCTTTCTTCGATAAAAAGATATCTGTCCGTCGGTTGGCATGGTTTCCGTTGAGGCTGAAATTCCGGGAGGACCAGCGTCGCTAATGCAGCGAATCCAGCATATTAGCGATTCATCGGGCAATTCGTAATTAGTATCGAGGCAGATGTACGGATGGTTGAACATCCTTTATTTACCAAGTGGTGCCGTCCCAGCCGACCCTTTTCCAAATATTGGTAATTCCGTCATATGTGCCTGAACACCAATAAAAATACCCAACGCTGAAAGCGATCTTGTTTAGCACGTCGCCCGGTTGCCCGACGGATGATGATGGCACCGATGCAACGAACACCGACGCTGGCCCGGTTGGCCCGGTTGGGCCACCGGGATTACCCCGTGGTCCGGTCGGCCCAAGAGAACCTGGTGTACCAGCTGGACCAGTAATGGCTGATCCTGTTAAGAAATGCACTATATCTATGGTAGCGTTTTCTATCGGTGCCGTGCTAAAGTTTATTTGATTGCCAATGATTGAATAGTTGGTCACTGCGGTCTGGACAAGACCATCAACGTTTACGATCATGTTGTAAACGCTAACCGGAGTTAGGCTCATGGTAAATGTGGACGTTATACCGTTGCCTAAGAAGGTGTCAACCGTGAGTGCTGTTAAGAGAACTCCAGCCGGACCTTGTGACCCAGTTGGACCAGACGGTCCGGTTGGCCCAGTACGGCTCATGATCCATGCTTCTTGTGCTTCGCTGTATGTCCAGCTTCGGCTACCAAGGGAATATATCTGACCGTCAGATGGACTCGAAGGAAATGCTGTCATTGTGATCTATTTATTGGTTTTGCTACCACTAAATATCGTGTTCTATTAGCATGGAGAAACATCTAATGATGATGAGATTTTTGTTAGCAGCAATGCTAACAATGGCGGTAATACCTGTGGTCGCCGCACAACAGTTGCCCCCAAGGCAGCCAGCATTGTGCGCTGAGCAAGCACCTTACGGATTTCCTCAGGTTATGCGCCCAAATTCGTCGCTGATATGCAGAACCGCATATATTCTTCTTCATGATAACGATGCGCGTGTTGCACCGTGGGTAGCATACACGCTTACGGCTGAGAATGTGCTTGGATGTGAACCTCGGGTTAATGCGTTTTCTCCGGATCAAAGCCTGCATCGTGGACAGCGGGCAGAGTTGGTTGACTATGCGAACAGCGGTTTTGATACCGGGCACATGGCTAATAACGCTGATATGAGCTGGAATCAGCAGGTTGCTCGCGAAAGCTTCATACTCAGCAACATGGCCCCGCAGATACCAGCCCTCAATCGCGGGGCATGGAGACAGCTTGAATCAGCCATCAGGGGATGGGCGTTTAACAGCAATCATAGCTTGACCATTTACACCGGATCGATATATGATCTAAACGGTCGCAGGATTGGGCCAAATGGGGTTGTCGTTCCTCGGGCATTTTACAAGATAGTGATTAATAACGCAACGCGCCAAAGCCTTGCATTTGTTTTTCCGCACCAAGATATCAACGATTTTCGAACCGTGCAATCTACGGTAGCCGATGTTGAAACTTTGTCAGGCATTCGATTTTTCGTGCCAGATGACAAAGCGATTCGCCACGGTGTATGGCCGGTCGAAATGGCACCTCTGATGGCAGCTAGGCGAGCACGCTGTAGGAGTTGACCTTTTCGACGCCTTGTGATACGCTTTGATCATGTTGTATAGATCTCCAGACGCCCTTCCCTGGGTTTTCCAAGCCTCATCGATCTTCATCGCTGGAGGTATCAGTGATTGCCCGGACTGGCAAACCGAACTGGTATCCATGATGGATACCGACAAGCATGACGTGGTTAATCCACGAAGGATTGGCGGGTTTGATAAGACCGGGGCCACGGCCGAGGAGCAGATTAAATGGGAACATTCGGCACTTGCCCACGTGGAAAACTGCATCTTTTGGTTTCCAAAAGAAACACTGTGTCCTATAACCCTGTTTGAGCTTGGAAAGATGCTTGAAAAGGCACGAAAGGATCCCATCATCAAGCTGGCTATCGGATGGCATCCCGAGTATGCCCGTGCGTTTGATTTGCAGGTCCAGATTTCACTCATGGGCATGAAAAAGCAGATCATCCATGCTGCTCCCGGTTGGGACGAACTATGCAGTGTGATCAAGACAACCTGGGGCTAACCGCCCGATGGGTTAACTGTCAATTCTATGGTAAAAATCGCTATTGGATCCATCATGCGAAACAATGGTGCGTGGAAAAGTTTGGAGAATCCTCCAAATCTGGACAGTGGATCATGTATGTAACACCGGCTAAAATGACATACGACTCGGCACGAGTGGTGACTTTCTTTAAAAGTCAACAAGACATGGCGTGGTTCAATCTAACATGGGATTGACACTCCGCTGATGATGTGTTAAATTCACTAAATGCTTTGCTGTGCTGGTGGACAGCCGGAGGCCTCTAAAACCTCGCAGTGATGGTTCAATTCCGTCGCAGAGCACCAAGTTTGCTTCCATAGTTCAGTGGTCAGAACGGAGACCTCTAAATTCTCTTGTCGCAGGTTCGAATCCTGCTGGAAGCGCCAACATAAATAGGAACGATGATGAGCGAGCTGTAGAACCACCTTAAGACACACATCGATTTAACCTTGAACCTGCATGGCTTCTGTCATGCAGGTTTTTTCTTGACCTCAAATCCAAAGGAGAAACAAATGGAGGAAATACTCGAGGAAATACGCGGTATAGCACCGGGCTGGGCCGGGCCAACTACCAAAGCACCGAACCCTTGGATAGTGGAGAATTTTGAAACCATTATTGCAAGGCATCTTCATTCGGTTCGAAATCCTGATGAGATTGAAATTGATCCAGATGACGGTGCAATAACGATTTACTGGTCCAGTCGTGAGCTCAAGCAAACCTTCTCATTATCGTTCCAGTCTAGAACAACGATCATTGGGGTTCTAACGGATCTTCACAATTACACGGGATATCCACCGTGGCGACTGCCAATTGAGGATTTGGGATCCATACAAGAAAAGCTAAATCACCCCGCGGTTAAAATACTAACAACCATTGCTAACCACAACAGGAGCGAATGATATGACCACAGAAATCGCATGCAAGGACGCTATTTTCCATTTTAACAAGCATCATTTAGTGGATCCAACCACTCCGCCGTGGACCATCAAGACCGGCGGCAAGACCTATTACGTGAATCACGTTGAGTGTAACTTACCTTGGAGCACCAAGGAAACACCTGATAATGCCAGCACCAAGGGCGCAATCAAGATCAAGAAAGCGCTGCTGATCATCAACGACAGCAACGACGCCGAGCTTCGACAGCTTACCAACGGAGATCTTTCAAGGATACGGGCCAACAAAAGAAACTATGCCAGGATCCTTGTCAGCAGCCGCAAGGACGAGATCAAGGAGTATCTCAAGAAAAACTCCATCTCTCACGGTAAGATCGTACCGGTCTCTGGTAGCTGCGGATCTTCGTTTGATTTGATTGATATCAAGAATAAATCGGACATGGTGCTGTTATCCCTGTCATTCCATGATTGTTATCGTATCCTTCAACCAAATGAAGTTTACTACAAGGTCTATGACGATCCTGATCTTCTTGCTCGCCTCGATGCTGACGATTACTATGACGGCGACAATGATGACGACTCTGAAGAATAACTAGACCGTGCCATGTTTACATCGCAAAATACAGTCATGAAACCAAAGATATTAACAGTAGGGCATGCTTGCCTAGATATCGTGCATACCGTCCAGCTGATACCAAAATCAAACACCAAGGTTGCTAGCGACAGGGTGCAGATACAGGTAGGGGGTAATGCGGCTAATGCTGCGGTTGCACTGTGTGATCTAGGAGCTAGTGCTGATCTATGTACGGTGCTTGGTCGGGATTCACACCCTTTCACCCGGATACTGTTAGCATTGCTAAAGGAACGATGCGTTGGCGTCAATTACTGTCGATTTGACGAGGTCCAGGATTGCCCGAATTCAACCATCATGGTATTGCCAAATGGTGAACGGGCTATCGTAAACTGGCAAGCAGATGAAATACGATCTGCCGTGTCAGCACCGGCATCTCTAGACCCATATCAAATGGTCATTGCCGATGCATATCGATTACCAATGATTCGACAGATATTTGCCCTGGCTCGAAGCAAGGGTGTGCCGACCATGCTTGATGTTGACGGAGTGTTACCTGACATTGGACTGCTACCTTCGGCTGACCATATATGGTTTAGCCAAGAAGCGTGGCGATGCCAGCGGATATCATTATCGGATTTACAGGCTAGATTTGGAGGCATCGTTGGTGTAACCGACGGCGATCGTCCGGTAACCTGGATTGATCGAGATGGCAAGATACGATATCATCAGCCGCCCCAAGTTATTGCTAAAAATACGCTTGGGGCAGGCGACGTGTTTCGAGCTAGATTAGCTCTTGGGCTTTGCTTGAACGAATCCGTCAAAGATGCGATTAATGCCGCTTGCATAACCGCAGGTGAGCACATTATCGAACAACCGCTAACTAGGACCATCCAATGAAAACCCTAACCAGCAACGTTGATTCCAGCGTAAATTTCATCGAAAAGGAATTAACTGGGTTCATCGAAAGCCGATATGTCAGGCGGCGTCGAGAATATTTCATTGCGTATCTCAGCAGCCAGACCGGTTGCAATCGAGGATGCAAGATGTGCCATCTCACCGCTACTAAGCAAACGCAATCCACAAATTGTGATCTGCAGGATTTTGTTGATCAGCTTGAAACAGTGTTTGCACACTACGACAAGGATTTACCTGCCGATTACATCCATGTAAACTGGATGGCTAGGGGAGAACCACTGGCTAATCCTACTGTTACAGAGACTGGCACCGAATTGCTGATTAGATTGGGACAAATGGCTAGATCCAGGAATCTGCCTATCAAGTTCAATGTATCTACCATCATGCCGTTGACCATGAGAAAATCGTTGGTTGAGGTCTTCCCCGTGATAACACCGACCATTTATTATAGCATCTATTCGGCTAACCAGGACTTCCGTAACAAGTGGTTACCCGGAGCAATGCCGATTGATCGATCACTGAAAATGCTGGCCGAATATCAAAGATTCAGCAAAAAGATCATCAAATTTCACGGCGCGTTTATCAAGGACGAAAATGATCGAGAAAAAGATGTATTAAATATGCTCACAGCCATACAACAGCACGGCATAGTTGGGGAATTCAACATCGTGAGATACAATCCATTTAGCGATGATCAGGGTGTTGAAAGTCCGTATCTAAAGCAGATCATGCAGTTGATCGCCGAGCGCATGCCATGCAAGATCATCCCTAGGGTTGGCGAGGATGTTTATGCCAGCTGCGGAACGTTTGTCGGAGAGGGTACCATTTGATGATAACGATACTATCAACTACCCCTGATATGATCCATACTGGCATTAAGGATGGCAATGATGGAAAGCAGATATGCATAGCCATGGCACAGGATGTTGTTGACGCCATACGCTGGGTGCAAGAACATCGCAAGAAAATGGAAGCAGAAATTGAGCTTCGTAACAGCACCCCAGCATTGGCCAGTGCGTGGGATCAGTATCAGGTCATGCTTCGCATAGTGATGGACGATGTCTAACAGATATAAATACTAATATGTTTAGTGGACTAACCAGCAAGCTGTTAATAGCGCAGATGGTAGTGATCATTTGCATGGCTACGGCAGGATATTTTTATTTTAATCATAGCCAATCGGTTATTACTGGTCTAACGGCTGATAAAACACGACTAGAACTAGCTGTACAAACCCAAGAAGCAACAATCGCCGCTCAACAAGAGGCAGCAAGCCGGCAGAATACCGAAAGCGTTCAGTTACAACGACGCCTTGTTGATGCCGAGACCCAACGACGCACACTGGAAACAAGGCTTAGAAGCCAAAATTTAGAAGCCATGGCTAGGACTAACAGCGCGGATCTCGAACAGCGTATTAATAGAGCAACAACGCAAGCCTTCCGTGACATTGAAAATCTAACAAGACCAACTGACAGACCGGTGCCGGCAGCAACACCGCCGCAGCCCACAACCTTGCCGGCAACGTCTCAGCCGTCTGGTTCAACCAATCCTCGGATCGCGCCAGCGGCGATAACACAGCCGACGGTCCTTCCGGCAACGTCTCAGCCGTCTGGTTCAACCAATCCTCAGCCTCCACCGAGGCCGCCGAGGCAATACCCATGATGAAATCCCTAATATCCATAGCATCTATTCTTTTTCTAACCGCATGTTCATCGTCGGGTAACATCAGAATAACTTCTAGACCACTTGAAATTGATATTACTAGGACCGCTGATCCGACCGGGATACAAATGCTTCCGGTGAATTTCAGGGTGGTTACCCGAGAAACTCTTGCATCGTTTATGGATGAATTGTCCAGAAGCCAGGGAAATTCATCCCCGGTTTTTATCGCCATTACCACCAGGGATTATGAAAATCTAAGCTTGAATCTTTCAGATTTACGGCGATACATCGAGCAACAACAAGCGGTAATCATTTACTATCGACAGCTGACAACACGTAATCCAACCGGTAATCAATGAGCATTTAATTATATCCATACCGACCTTTAAATATCATTATTAAGTTAAAAGGTCCAGATGTAACATGCCAATTTCCGGTACAAATAATATGCCACCGATCGATGAGGCTGATCCACAGCCTCGCCGTACTGCTCAGGACGAAATCGATCTGATGGATCCACATAATACCACATTATCGGGAAGTTCTAACTCGGTGCAATCTTCGTCTGAGGCCCAACAATCGGGAGCCACAATGTCTTATACCCAAAATCAACGATCAGATTCGCCAGGCCAGATCAACATTGACCATTCCATGAAAATACAAGAAGAACACTGGATCAAATCATATTGGAGACCTGCCATGGGCTGGCTGTATATGTTGATTTGTTTTGTGGATTTTGTGGTGTTTCCGGCGTTGGCCATGTTTTTACCGGCCTTTTTCTCCGGAGTTGGTATTACAATGCCATATACCGCATGGCAAAGCCTGTCGTTAAGCAACGGTGGATTGGTCCATGTTGCCTTTGGTGCGATATTGGGTGTTACAGCATGGAGCCGAGGCCAGGAAAAGCTTAATGGTACTAGATGATGTGTTAGGATTGGTTACTTGTAGATATACGGATCCCTCTTTCTCATTTCCTTTAGTTTACGCTTAAAAGCAAAATGATCCTGGATCTTTTGATACAATCTAGCTATGAAATTAAACATGTTGCTTCCTTTCTAACGGTAGAAGATCTTTAAATCTTCTCTTTTTAATTGAATTTTTTTGATTTGAAAGATGTTGATGCAGATATTCTGCCCATGCGCCGTGACTGATGGGGCTTGGATGCCAATTGATCATGCGATCATTTTTATCCACGTATTGATCGATGTATGATTTGAATGACCCTTGATCCTTGAGTATGAACCGTTCCTTGATCATATCCCATTGGAGCTTTAAGATGTCGATCTTGTTTTCCCAGTTATTCAACGGATCAGTCCAGCCTCCGAACTTGGATATATCCCACGATTCAATGGTATCTTTGATGTTCACCGATTTCCACATCGATGGATTTGCGGATGGTGTTTCGTAAAACGCATTGAAGCAATGATAGTTGATCTTGTGGTGATCACAAAATAGCTTTAGATTATGATTTTGTTCAATAAATCTAGAGATGTATTCAGCTTCGGTCCAAAGATGTCGAACATGCATTTTAAAATAGCTCTTGGCTGCACTAGATACATAATAGGATGTTTCCCGCATGGCCGGCCATATGGTTTGCATGTATGTGTAACCATTTTCGTCGATGATCACATTTTTTCGTTCAGGGCTTGACCATCCGATCATTACCAGTAAATCGTTAGTAGGTCTTCCAGGTATGACATAGTTCTTTAGTAACCATGAAATGGTTGACTCGTATATCCCATCGTTGCTTCTAGCTGGCCAGCCAAGATTTACGTTTTCGCATCCAATTTTTTCTGCTAGGATGGTCGGCCAAATTCTTGGTATCCGATAGTAATCATTTTCTTGATCTGTATCAAACCGCCCTTTTTTGTAACGGTTGCCCATGCCGTAGCCTTTTTTTCCCGGACCAGCAAGAAATTCCGGAGCCATGATTTCGCTGCCGTATGTCCAACTGTCGCCATTGGTTACCAATGTTCGGATCGTATTAAGCATGTAAACCTCCCATGATCGATATGTTTCGTATTGCGGCCCATTTCCATAACAACGCTCCTAGACTGGCGGTTTGATAAGCCGGATCTAGATTAGAGGTTTGTACCATTTTCCACAATGACTCGTCGTCATATGCCAGTGAAACACGCGACATGGTATCAATGTCAGCTGACCGGCCAACAAACATCGAGTCGTTAATTGACCATAGCCCGTTGCCAAATACGTCCTTTTTGACAGCTGATCGTATCACACCGCCCCATTCGACTGAATTTCTCTTACCGAGCATTATCCTCGACGTCATTTCGGTTGACCGCAGACCTTGCAACGATCTAACCATAACTAAATCAAAACGTTGATTGTTTTCAATCTCATGGTTTTTCTTGTTGAGAATTGAAAGATACATTGCTCGAAGATGATCGGTATGTTGATATAGATGTGCGTCGGTGATGCCTGGCCCGTGATTAACGATGTCACCTAGGTGATGTCGCCGAGGATTTCTCGTTGGTGATGATCTAGTAACATTGAAATTCATCGGGAAAACCCCAGTATCGTTACCAACAACATGGGTAAAAATGGTGATAGTCGCATTGTCAACGGGTGGTAACGGCTCGATCTCCGATCGAGAGTCGTCGGATACACCATATATACATACAGCAATGTTGTTATATGATTTCATAGTTGTCGATTCGCCCCTTGAGATCGACATAGTCTTTTGATCTCATGACTTTGATATTTGGCCAGGATGACCGAATGAGTAATCCGCAGCTTTTAAAGTAATAATATAAGGCTAATTCTGGAGGATAGTCTAGTTTGTTCGGATCGTTGTTTATGTAATCAGCTTCAATGAATGGTAGATGATCATGAAATGCCGCTGCTTGATCATAAGTTGCACTGTCTGCCCAGAAAAATATGTCGCTGATCCTAAATGCATTCCATTCCTTCTCCCAAAATGGATGCGTGATATAAACCGTATTTGGTTGCGGTGGTTTGATATCAATGGGGATGGTGAAAAATAGATCGGATCGCATCCTTATCACCACGTCGTACCGTGTATTGGTACTTATTTCGTGTTGCCTTTTTAGATGGGCACATTTCATTAGGCTGTTGAATTGATCCAATGACCAACAGCATATGGGATTTTTGACCTCATAAAATTCGCTAGGCACGGATAGCTTTGATTCAAACACGAATGATTTTGGTTTTAGTGTTTGTATTATTTCGGCTTTTTCTTCGTTTGTTAGTAACACAGGATCAAATGATAATGCATGTCCATTTTGATTGCTGGTCCAAATCTGCCTTGGCATGGAGTTGTAGTCCCAAAAATGAAAGAAAACATCAATATTTGCATTGAGATGGGACAGGTTATCAAACCAATTTTGATAACAGGTTTTCCACTGCCTAGCTTGACCACTTAAACATAGAGCTATTTTCATCGGAAATTCTCCGTGTAATCGTCTAGTAATCCAGTTACGGTTGTTTGTAACATCGATTGATAGCCGGTTTGATCGATCTTTAACATTTCGTTGACGAGATTTGAGTTCTGATGGTAGTGGCCGGCAATGATGGTCTTCCATGCATTGTCAGCATCGGTGCTTGACAGCCATCGTTGCCATTTATCTCCGTTAATAACCTCGTTGGAAAATTGATTCCATAGTTTCGACAGTTGATTACGACAACAATGTGTGTGTAGAACCCGGGTTTGCATGGCACCTAGTTGTGGAGCAATATTCATGGCATCAACTCCGGCCTTGGCCCTTGATCTTATTTGATCATTGGTTAGATAATCAGCGTTGTGTTCCTTGAATAGAAACCCACGCTCATGGACCATGTCTGTTAGTTTCTTAACACGATCAACATCAAATGTCCCGACCTGCTTATCCTTAACAAGGCTACCGGTCTGTGCGACCACAAATCGGATATTGTTCCGGTATGGTTCTAGTAGATCAAGGTCCTTGGATAGGGTCTCGTCGATGCATGCTTCTCCGATGTTTTCTTCTGAACCGTATTCAAGCATCATGTGTGGTGCTTGCTTGAGAATGTGTTCTATCAAGGATATTGCGGTTCGTTCTCTCTGATACAGAACCTTGCTTGGATCCACATGTATGAGATCTATTCCGTTATCAATGTCAGTATCAATGGTTCTCATGACTTGGGCAATGGCTGCGGCCTGATCCAACCCTTGATCAGCATTCTTGAAATATGGTCCGCAGTGATCTCTGCATACCAGCACATTTGCTCCTGAGCTGCGAACCCTATTGATTAGTTCAGCTGTAGTACAAACATACCCGCCCTGATAATCTACCTGATTCCTGGACGCAACCATCATAAATGGTTGATCTTTCAATTTGGAATAATCACAGATGATGTCGATGAGATCTAGGCTCATCGGACCAAGTCCCAGCTTAGGTAGTTCCATGGGTAAGTTCCTTCTCTAGCCTATCAAATTCGTTTGGATCGATTGATATACCGGTATAGATATTAAATTGTCGTATGAACTGATATTTATAAAAGATTAATCCTCCAACATAATCAGTACCGGTTGTTAAACACTGATTGGCTAGGGATCCGGGCTTGGTGGCAAGATCTATGACCAATCTGGATCCTGGTATCATTTCTAATGGCGACTCTGGGATAGATGTACCGGCAGCGGTTGCATTTATGATCACATCGGCCGGTTGGTGTCTTTCTTCCCAGTTACCCAAGGATCTAGAAAACATGGTTGCTCGGCCATTAATCATCCGATGTATCATTGATCCTATGGATCCGTTACCTAGTATGGTTACTCGATCATTGTCATTAATCATCGAAAGAACATGCTCAGCTCCGGCGAGATCAGCGTTGTATCCAATTAATTTCCCGTTATCAACTAACACGGTATTGCAAGTATTGTGCTGCTTGACAGAATCGTCGACCTTGTTAAGCAAGGGTATTATCGTTTTCTTGAACGGCATGCTGATGCTGATACCGCACAGATGTCCCTGTGCAATCTCGGTGTTAATGGTGGACTGTAGATCTACACACGCAAGGGCGGTGTAATGATGTCCTGTCAGTTGGAAGTCATTGAAAAACCTGTTGTAAAAATAAGTTCCGGTTTTTCCTGGATGGGATGCTAGACTAATGAATCTATGCATTTGACAGTTCACTGAATAACTTTAGACCTAGGCACCATAGCAGATCGTTAAATGGCGGGGCATGCAACGGTGCCATGTTCCAGAAAATCAACGGCACCAACTGTTCAACTTTTTTGGTATCCATGCCCATATCTGATGTAAAAGCTAGAATGGTATCCCTGGCATTCTCAATATCAACACTTGGGACGGTGAGTTCGTAGTTGCCTTTTCCGTCATTGGTAACTGAAAATTCGTTCTTTTTGATTTTCGAATAATCAATGATGCAGCCGCCTAACAGCTTGGATAGGTCATAATAGATATCACCGGCAAAGCTTTCCTGTCCGAAGCGTGGACGCCAGTCGATCGCACGCAATCCGCCGTCTGGTTTGACTATTATGTTATCAAACTGTAGATCGCCGTGTATCCATGCGGGTCGATTTTCCGTAGCGAGATATTCCCAATTTATCGAGCTGAGATAGTCGCTCCAATTACCAACTACCACACCATTGACGCTTTTCGCGTGTAGCACCGGCCTGTGTTCGTTAACAAATACCAGTATTCGATCCCTGGATTTAGTTCGATAGAATTCCATGCAAGAATCTCGAAAGTTACCGGTCGGTACGGATTTCCACACGTCGGTCTTGAGCCACGTGAGCACGCGAGGTAACAGGTCCGGCGACATTGAGTGATACGCGGTGTCGCCGTCGATCTTATCATACACCAACATCTGATCAACGAATTCGACGTTTTGTGGTACCACAGTATCTCCGATCTTTTCGGCACGGATTTTCCGCTGCTTCATGTGTTCCCAGATTGCAGCCCATTTCAATACCTTACCGTTGACCATCCATATCATTTCATCCTTCTTGGTGAAATCATAGGGTTCTGATTTTCTCACGGCTGTAAGATAGTCATCTCTGTTCCCCATGTCAATCCAGCTTTTCAGCGGATGCAGCTCGCCGCCAGTGTTCAACGAATCTATGAATTCCGTGGATTCAGTTTTGATCAATCGATCGAAAAACCCTCGATGATCGGCAATGTACATCAATCCGGTAAATGCGGTCCAGTCCTCATTTTGCGTCTGCTTAAAGGATATTTCCAGTTTGTGGTTTGATTTCCTAAACATGGTGTATAGGTCTGATCGATCTGTTGGGACCAATTTGGTAAAATAGGTATCCTTGGATAATTGACCGATCGGTAAGCTGTCATTGAAATACGTGTCACATGCAACATACCAGAACGGACTGGCAATGCTGGCTTGGCACTCGCGCAAGGTGTGTGCGGTACCTGCACTTGCTCCCTTGTAATTTTCGATCTCAACAAATTCAATGGAACGATCCTGATACATGGCTTGGATCAGAGATTTCACTTGCCAGTTATAGTGACCAATGGGTATTATGAACCTGGTATCGTGCGGAAACGCATCAATGATATGTGCAATGATTGGCTTACCGAGATATGGTAGCATGCATTTGTGCATGCGATCAACGAGATTGCCCATCCTAGATCCCGTACCAGCAGTTGGTATGACAACGGTTTCAGGCATGTTCAGATGCGATCCGCCCATTACCTCGCCGAGAATCATCTTGCAGCCTGATCACATCGTCTAGCTCTGGTGTGCTGGCCTCGATAAATACCAAGTCGCTAATAGCAATAACCCGATGTATGGTGCCCGGATTGATGTCGAAGCTCATGCCTGGTTTGAGATCATGTGCGGTAACATCTTCTAGATACCATTCGAGGGTTTCAGCAGTTAGCCGGCCTCCGAGGTAATCGTTGATCGGAAATGGACGATTTCCTAAAATTAGAATACCTTCTCCACTTAGCACATAGTTGGTTTCTTTCTTCTGTTGATGCACTTGCAAGCTCGATCGATGACCAGCGGTGAACAGTATTTTCTTAAGGGCGTATGGCATTCTAATACCGTCGGAGATCCATTCCTCTTGTCCCCATGGTTTTGAAACTATCTTCGGTGTCATGACTGGATTACCTCATTTTTTGTTGTGAGCACAGGTTCGTATATCCTTAGGTATGCTTGATGCAAATATGTAGCCCAAGTTTGGTGACCTTTTATCATGGGATGATGGCATTGGCTCAGCGGTATGTTGTTATCGACACAAAATTTTAACATGCTGGAATTTTCGTGCATATCAACAAATCTAGCATCATTTAGATATGCAAATTCCGTGGGAAATTCTTTCAAATGGTCTATACTGCTATTCGGAAAACACATGCCACCGATGCTATTGAAAAATAAGAATTTAATTTGAAGATTTTCCAGAATATTAGCCATTACATAGACGTTTTGCAAATGTTTTCTGATGCATTCTCGTTCATCAGTTAGATACTGATTTTTGATGTTCTGATACAGATCCAACTGGTTTTTAAGAAAGGATGGAAAGGAATTAGCAGCCCACTGATTTGAAAATTTTTGCCAAGTATTCATGTTACACCAGTTTCTGGTGTTTCGATATGACACAAATACCTCATCTCGTTCAATCGATGTCCATCCCAATACCACCAATAGTTCGTGTCGTTGATCGGTTGGCCAGTTGCGAATAAATTCGATGGTTCGCCGCATCATCCGTGTGTTGCTGCCGCCTCCATATCCGTCATTAACATGATCGGCATTCATCAGGGCGGCCAGTCGTTGTGGCCACGACAACAGCCGCTGCACATTTTCTACCTTATCAGGTGATGATGCGGCGATCATCGGGTCCGATTCGATGCCATTACCCGCCGTCCAGCTGCAACCATTTGCATAGATAAACTTGATCATCGGAGCAACTTGTATTATTTCACAACAATGGTTTTGCAAAGTTGATAAAATTGCGCAAGCTCGGGGAATGTACTGATGAAGTTGGTACCTCTCCTCTTGTCGTGCTCATCAACAAATACTGCAAAGTCTCTTCTAGCGGCATTGATGCTGATGTTTTCATTTCGATGGGGCGGAGCCTTGGTAAAGTTTATTAGCCGCTCGAGGTGTAGGATTTCATAGTGCATGAAATGTCCGGCCTTGGAAGTATCAGTGTTGGCCTTCATGAACTCCATTGCAGGATCAAGATCATTTTTATGCTCGTTGGTTAATATCGAAAGGCACTGATGATGTGGGTATCGCAGGATGGATATGTCGAGGCTTAGTCTGGTAGTACCATGCTTGGCCTTCAACCCCAGCAGATCAGATAACAGCGTGGTATATGTGGTGATGCTAAACACGTTGGCGGTGCTCATTATGGTCACGCGACAATCTGGTATTTCGGTTAAAAATTGATCTATCGTTGCGTACCATCTCTTATAATCAAGACCAAACCTTCCATATTCTGCTGCCGCTCCGGCAGCATCGACGCTGGTAAACAGATTAAAGCTCTTGATCTTTTTTTCGACTATTAGATGCTTCACCTTCTCCATGAATGGGTTAAGCTTTGAATCCGGTACACATGCATTGGTGTTTACAGCAAGCTCGAGCTGTGGTTGTGGACGTTCACTTAGGAAATCCAACACCTTGAAAGTATCATTGGCCAGCAGCGGCTCACCACCTGTTATGCGGAAGATTCGCAAATCCTTGACCAATGAGGGCCACCAATCCCAGAACGCTTCAACATAGGGATTATGCTCCTTGTGATGTATCGGCATTTCCTTGTTAGCTCGATACCACTCGAGATTATTAAATTTGCCGGAAGTTGGATACGGTCCGTGGTGTTCTATTTCTTCGGTCCAACGGCTTGAATAGACCGGAGAACAATACGAACACTTGAAATTGCAAATGTTGCTGAAGCTTACTTCTACATATGATGGGTTGATGTTACGCTCGGGAACATTATTGACGATTTCTCCCATGCGATCGGCGCTCCATGGAGCAGCTGACTTGGCTACGCGATCGGAAAAGAATTCGTCCTTGTCGTAGTTTGGTAGATCCTCGACATTCCAGCAATACTGGCATTCGGTCGGTCTTTTGCCGTCGATCATGTCTTTTCTTTGCTGTTTTTTGAACTGTGTGTTGTGCAGGGCAGATGGGTCCTTTGCAAGCTCGTCAAGTGGTACCAGATGTGTTCTCGGGTGGTGGCAGCTATGGGTCCGTCCATTGTGGAGATGAAGGGTTACTTGGGTCCATTTTGCCGCACAAAAGCTAGGGCTCACGTTGTTTAAGTCCTTCTTAACCTCTGCATATGCATCTTTTGGGTCTCTCATGGATTTCTTACCTGTTCAATAAATTTAGTATATGATACTGGCCTAGACGGACGATCGTCAATGTTCCTCTGATTGACCATCCGTAATGATCAACGTTAACATGCTTTTAACGTCTAGGAGCGCAGAATGATATGATCGTTTGGGGAACAAGCTTTGGTAGCCATGATGCTGCACTATCGGTGATAGACCTGGCGACGGATCGTATCGTTTTTGCCAGCCACTCCGAAAGATTTTCCGGCCGAAAGGACGATCCTAATCTTTGCCAGGAGTTAATTGATCACGCGGTGACTTCCTACGGACTGCCGCACAAGATATTTTATTATGAGAATCCGTGGAAAAAGAAGCTGCGATATCTAGCAAGCGGCCAAATTAGGCATATTTTTGAAGATAGTCCAAAAACCAGCATGGTTAAGCTCGGTATTGATGCACCGATACATTATGTTGATCATCATCATAGCCATGCTGCTGCTGGTTATTACACATCTGGATATAGCAACGCAACGATCGTTGTGGTTGATGCTATCGGTGAGCTAGCAACACTAACCATTTGGGACGGTGTTGGCACGACACTAACCTGCCGATATCAACAGGATTATCCCCATAGCTTGGGCCTGTTTTACAGTGCCATGACCGAGGCAGCGGGATTCAAACCGGTCGGTGAGGAATACATTTTCATGGGTAAAGCTGCCTATGGAGATCCGTCAGTGATGTCTGATTTTTTGCAGGAAAATTTCCTTGATTTTGATAATAATCGGCGTATCGTTGGACTTCGACACAACTTACATGCAGGTGCGAGACATCTGCTACCAACCGATATTTCTCCTGAGGATCTGGCTGCAGGTGCCCAGCATGTTTACGAGCTAGCGTTGCATCGAGCATTAACATGGGCATGGCAGAATCTATCCAGCTCTAACTTGGTCCTCATGGGAGGGTGTGCCTTAAACTGCGTAGCCAATACAAATATTTCCAAGTGGCACGGTTGGCGCAATGTTTGGATCATGCCGAATCCCGGCGATGCCGGCAGTGCGATTGGTGCGGTGTTAGCCCGTACCAGACGTTCGATCATCTGGGATGGCCCGTATCTAGGGTACGAAATCACCGGGGATTATCCGATAAAATCCGCATTGTCAGCATTGAATACCGGTGGTATTGCCGCCGTGGCCAATGGCCGCGCTGAATTTGGTCCCCGAGCACTGGGAAATCGCAGCATTCTCGCTGATCCACGGATACCTGACATTAAATTGCAAATGAATTGGTTGAAAAAGAGAGACCAGTTTAGGCCATTTGCGGCAGCCATACCAGAACATCTAGCCCACGAATACTTTGTAATCCCCCAGAACACATCAAGTCCATACATGCAATATGTGTTCGAGGCCAAGGATCGATCCAGGTTTCCTGGAATGGTGCATGTTGATGGCACTTCGAGGATACAAACCGTTAATCATCAACAACATCCGAAATTTTATCAGCTATTGATGGAATGGTATAATGAAACCGGTTGTCCGATGTTGATCAATACCAGCTTAAACATCAAGAATCAGCCGTTGGTCAACACGGAGCAACATGCCCAAGATTTCGGCCTAAAATACGGTATCCCTGTATTAACCAGGGATATATCGGTATAAATACCACGTTAATCCAAAAGGAGGATATAATAATGAGCGTTCATGATCAAATTGTTGCGCATTTCAATGCGTATCTATCAGAGCATACCAAGTTTGAAGACAAGGGTGTAAAGGCATCTGCTGCGCGGGCTCGCAAGGCCCTCGGTGAGATTGGCAAGCTTTCCAAGGCACGCCGTGCTGAAATCCAGGAATCCAAGAATTCTGCTGCTCCAAAGGAGTAATCGATGCTGGATACAATCTGTGACGTCTTAAAGGCCTCATATTCCCGTGGATGGATAACCACCAGAGACGGCAATGCTAGCCTGCGACGTCGCAGCCAGCCGTGGATGTATGTAACTCCGACTGGTGCGCGAAAGCAATCGCTCACCAGCGAGCAGATGCTCAAGTTACAATTCCCTGATTCTGACGACGGGCTAGAACAGCCGTGGGAACACATGTCCCGGGTCGACGACGAATATCAGCGTAAGATCGTCGGTCTTAATCCGACCGGGGAATTACCATTCCATTATTTGTTGCAAAGCAAGCTGTCGACCAGCAACCGAGTGGTGGTTCATTTGCATTGTACCTACACCGTAGCTGCTATAAGACGCGGGATTGATCTACAAAACCTGCGCAATGACTTTCCCGAGCTCAACGGCTTGACCCGTGTTGGTCCAAATGTTCCGTTTTTGGATGCTAGGACCGAAAATCTCGGTAGATCCGTTTACCGTGCGTTTTCGCCGGATGAGAACGGCAAGCTAAAATACGACATCGTGGGCGTTGTCGGGCATGGTGTTGTTGCGGTTGATATTGATCCGTGGCGGGCCTTTGAGCACGCAGAACGCCTGGAGCATATATCTCAGATAGTGTTAGCGTCCGGCGTTTGGTAAACTCCGGTCTTGACAACGACAATCAATCTGCTATATTTCCCTAGCTCTCAGACCAACTCTCTGGATTTCACGGGGACCGATCAAACAACATGGTAAACATTTTTCTCGTCAGCGACACTCACTTCGGTCATAAGAACATCTGTCTGTTCAACGGACCGGACGGAAGTCCACTGCGTCCATGGGATGATCCCGATGAGATGGACGAGGCCATGGTCGAAAGATGGAACGGTGTGGTTAAACCAAATGACGTGGTTTATCACCTCGGTGACGTGGTGATGAACCGCCGATGTCTTGCTACCGTTGCCCGGCTCAACGGAGACAAACGGCTAATACTCGGTAATCACGATATTTTTGATCACAGCGACTATCTCGTGCATTTCAAACGGTTGCACGGTAGTTACAAGCTGGACAACTTCCTGCTAACCCATATACCGGTGCATATTGACTCAGTTGCCCATTGGACTGAATGTAACATCCACGGGCATGTACATGCCCACGATATTCCCAGTGGCAAGTATTTCAACGTCAGCGTGGAAATGATCGGCTACACGCCGATTAGCCTTGAGGATGCTAGGGTTCGAATCAGGGAAAAGCAGGAAAAATATAAGGTTGACATGCAGCAGAATGATGCTAATTTGCCAATTGAAAATAGGAGAACTGCCGAGTGACAACACCTACCGCTACTAAAGTTCGTTCAATTCGTCGCGACGAGGGCTATCAGGATCCAATCAAGCTTTATCTCAAGGATGTGGGCAAGGCTCCATTGCTGACCCATAAGCAAGAGATCGAAATTAGCCAAACCATCGAAGCTTCGAAGCAGGCCATCACTGATCGGCTTCTTGGGATCCCCTTGACCATTGCTACCGTTACATCCTGGATTGATGCTGCACGCATCAATGGACAGGATGCCCTCGAGGTGTTTGATATTGAACTGGATGATACCGACTCGGTTAGTCCAGACTTTCTAATACAGCTCGATCAGGTCAAGGAACTTTGTGAACGCTATCATACCGACGTGTCGAATATCGAACTGAGATCCCAGTTGGTCGAAATGTTCAACGAGCTTCCGTTGAATCCTGCTAGCATTGGCCATCTCATGGAGCAGATGATCGGCTTTAACAAGCAGGTCGTAACCATTGACGGTGAAATGCTGCGCCTGGCCGAAAGCTGCGGGATCAAGCGAGAGGAATGGCTCAAGGACTATCTGTTGAATGACGATCTTTCATGGATCGAGGCTTGTGCCGGGCGATCGTACGAACTAATGCGAACGACATATCATGAAAAAATGTCCACCATTGCAGATCGAATCAATGAGATCAACGGTCTTACCGGGATGAGCCTTCGAGAGCTCCGAGAAACCGTCAAGGATTTGCGGGTACAAGCCAAGATCAAGGAAGCCGCTATCCAACGAATGGTTACTTCCAATCTGCGTCTCGTGGTTAGCGTGGCCAAGCGATACAATCAAAACAACCCAACAACCCTGCTCGATCTAGTGCAGGAAGGCAACATCGGCCTGATCAAGGCCGTTGAAAAGTTCAAATGGCGCCTAGGCTATCGGTTTAGCACATATGCTACTTGGTGGATTCGCCAGGCTATCATCAAGGCTACTACCGAACACAGCAAGACCATTCGGGTGCCTAGCCACGTTCTTGATGCGATCAAGAAGATCAATCGGGCTGCCAAGGAATATGTGAGCTCACACGGTTACGAGCCAAGTGATGCTGAGCTTGGCAAGCTGGTTGGCATGGATCCCGAAAAGGTCAATCGCATGCTACAGGTTGCCAAGGATCCGATCAGCCTCGAAACTCCGGTCGGTGATGATGAGGACTCAAACATCGGCAACTATATCGAGGATCATTCCGCAATTGATGCCATTGAAAAGATCAACGATGACGATGTTGCTCGTGTGGTGGCCGAAGCACTCGGCACGCTAAACAGTCGAGAAGAGCGCGTAATCCGCATGCGGTTTGGTATCGGTACCATGGACGAGCACACCCTGGAGGAGATTGGTAAGCGGTTTAACGTAACCCGTGAGCGGGTTCGACAGATCGAAGCCAAGGCCTTGCAGCGCCTGCAGACCCCGCAGCGCCTCAAGGAGCTCGAGTCGGCACTCGAGGACTAAATGTCCGACCATGATTCTCTGCGGTTGATAGCGATCAACCGCAGAGATGCGGCAAATCACATGTCTTATGGTGGAGCAATATCTGGCAGGATCGCGATCGACGTAATATTTATATTGAAATATTCAATCGATCATTGATGACATTCCAATTGATGCAACGTAAAATACCTCTAATATATTTTCGTTTAGCATCACCACCCTGATAATCGAGCAGATACGCATGCTCCCAGATGTCCAAGGGCATGATCACGTCGTTCTTCCAGCTTTGATTCTTTAGGGTTTTGATCGCCCCATCTCGGGCCATGTAAACCCATCCACTGCCCTGGAACTTAGCAGCTTCTTCTACCAATGCATCCCTGAAATCTTCAAAGCTGCCGTGTATTTTTTCAATCAGCTCGAGGCTAGCTCCCTTGGCTTGATTGTTAACCTTTGGTGGTTGTAGCTGTGGCCAAAATAGGTTATGCAGCATCGCACCTGCACGATTGAACTCGGGATCGCCCTCGCCCTTGTTAAACCTATCAACGTATCCACGACTCAACACGTCGTAGTGCAGCTTAACGGTTTCTCGACCCATCACCGGTTCAAGCGCATCGTGCTTGTACGGGAGATCAACCAGGGAGAGAGTTTCCTTGGCTTCTAATATGTGTTGGAATCTCATGTCATTATTTACCGATTATTGACCCGAGTTAATAACTACCAATATAATTCGATATCCATTATAGGGGGTAACAGCATGGGCAGGCGCAGCACCATTGAAAAAAATAGAGTTTATGTTGAATGTACCGATGCTTACCGTCGAGTTAAAGGGCAGATAATATCCAGGGACGAAAATGTGCTGACCGTTGAACTCCCGACCGGGGCTGTCATGGAATTAACTCGTCGGAATCACAAGGGAATATATGCATTCCAAGCTGGGTTGTTGGAATTTATCTCGGACGGCAAGTTAGTGGTTTAGAGCCACTAGATCGGTGTGATTTGACCGGTAAAAATAAAATTGCTGGTACCGTTGTTGCTTGTTACTACAACAGAATCGTTGGAATTAATACAGATCTGTTGTAGATACAAGCTATGCCCATAGTGCAACGTTGATTGGTAAGCTATGTAACTTTCAGAAGACAGAACGTTACCGCTGGTTACAAGTGCAACGCTAACGGTATCATTCTCGGTTCCTTGGTTCATGCAAAAGATCGTGCCGATCGCAGTTTCATTCTTTGGTGGGCCAATCATGGATGGTATCGTGGTTGGCTGATAGAGAACACTAGGAATTCCTGCGATTGGCTTGATTTCCTTGAGCACCGGTTGCTTTGGCATAGCGTATTTATGCCATGTTATTTCATGGTTCGAGCTAGGTCGAACTTAGTCGTCCCAAGATGGCGTATCTCTCGGCTTAGATCGGTGTCGATCTGTATGGTATAGCCAGCAGCCCTGGCCTTGGTGCAAAAATAAAAGTCCTCACCTATGTGATCATTAAACTCGTCGTGCCACGACACTTCAAACCATGGCTTGTCAAGGCTCTTATGTACTTCGGTTTTAACCAGCATGCATCCCATCCCGACTCCTTCAACCTCAACCAGTTGATCACCTTGGACATTGTATCCGAGCCAGCTGTCCCAATCGCCGATAGAACGATATGCTACACCCTTGAATGGATAGGTTCGGGTGGAATAGTTGCAAGCAACAATATCCGTGTTGTGTGATAACAGAGTCTCGATGCAGTTAACCGGAAACATCATATCACTATCAAGCCACATGATGTGCGTTGCATCACTTGATATGGCCGTTTCAGCAAGACGCTGTCTTTGTTTAGAAATCAAGCTGCCCGTTTCCATTAGGACATTGACCTTGATGCCAACACTGTTGCAAAATTGGACCAATTGTATCAGATTATAGGCAAATAAGCTGTGAATGCTGTCGCGGCATGGCACGCATATCGAGATCTTGCTGCTCTTGCTGTTCTTGCTGTTTAATTTAAGTTTCATCGTTAACCGTTCGGAACACCGTTGGTGTTTACGCCAAGCGTTTCTTCAACCTCAGCGGTTGTATTCTTGATCAATGCTGCATATCGAATGCAGATTCGAGCAGCATCCTCAAATGCATCAACTGGCAAGCATGTCATCTTGTCCATGGTATCTTTGGTGGTCCGCCCGATGGTCATCAGTTCTAACGCTGCCTGTCGTCCGAGATAATTGGACCAATATTCAGACTCCTGATCAGAATATTCTGAAATGATAGCGTTTCTCATATCAGGGTCGATGTCGCTGTACCATGCAACCGCTTGTTGATACTTTTGATTGAGCTCTGTAATGGTCCGCCGGGTATCTATGTGACTATCATCGTAAGAGCCTTCCAATTTATCAATCTGCGCACGTAGCTGTTCTATTTCTTTCATCACCGCGACAATTTGTCGCGCCGGGGTCGGATAAGCCTCTAGAAAGAAATGTTCAAATTCGTAGTCAGATCGTCCGGTTGGAATAGAATTTAGGATTTTGATAATTTCGGTGATGTCCATGATAAGGTCCTTTCCAATAAATTGTATGGAAACCCTGTTGAACGATCAAGTTAAATGTAGTCGTACGGGCCGGTGCGTCCGCCAAACGTGGATGACAGCGTGATTGTTCCGGATGATACACCTATATACGACCCTAGAGTTGCTCGTAGGCTGACATTAGATCCAGCTGACGCTGTGATATTGGTATAGGCTTTATACACTCCGCCCATTCTAATGGCTGACCCGGTGTTTGGAATCGCAATTGGCATGATCTATTTATCAACCTTTTATGATTTTATCAAGAACTTCTGCTGGCAATGTATTGCCGAACGCTGCCAACTGTTACCAGCCCATCGGGTCCTCGTAAAATTGGATTAGCTCGCGCTACCGCCTGGGGGCTGAGATTTGGATGATTTCCAATGACATAATCATCTGGCTTACCAACTGCGGCTGGATAAAAAGTTGAAAGATATAGATCACCGGTGGTTGGATTGGCCGGTAGTCGAACGCTGCGGTAATACTGGGTGACCGGTCCGCACATCTGTTCCCCAGGTGACATCTGCAGGATTTGTTCGGTGCTGTACCCCAGGCCTCGTGCGGTACTCGGCATTATCTGTATTAATCCGGCAGCCTGTGTACCAGGATTCAATGCAGTCACTCCGTTTCTACCGCCAGGTGCATAATTGGTCCCCAAGCCGCTTTCTATCTGCATGATCGCAAGTATGCTGTCGGCTGGAACATTCTTTTCCTTGGCAAGATTATCAAGGCATTCCATGAATCTAGCATCGTTGCGATAGTTTTCTGGCAATCGGGCGCGCGCCGCATCGCTGATTGGTTGGTACCCAACACCGTCTCCTCCCGGAGTAATGCGATTGGCCGGTGTGGTCGACACAGGCTCTCCTGGGCTACCAGCGGTGGCATTTTGTATTCCACCACCACCCGACCAGCTTCCGGTCCCGGTATCGCGAGGATTGGTCTGCGGGCCACCTGGTAGCTCTATCGACACAGCAGCACGGCTTGGTGCAAGTTCTAGGGCAGCGGTTTCTGGCACCGGCGTTTCTCGGTAATCAATTAGCTCGACCTTGGTTTCAAATCCACCAGGAGTTTTGACATATATCCCGTTGTCCCCTGCCCTGATTTCCCAATTACCGCCTAATACTATCTTGTCAGCATACAAAACTGCACCCTGGCCGCCTACACCGCCAAACGAATTGGCCTGTACCTGATTAGCGGTTATTTGATTGGCGGTTATGCTGTCAGCATTTACATCGGTCATGATTTTTCCTCGGTCTTATGGTATTTAACGACCCGTTAACCGGTATCTTTAGAATAGCTCTGGATGTTTCTTGCTGTATAGACGCATTATTTGACCAGCAACAGAATTGGCCTCGTCTTCTTGGGGGCTGCCTGTCTTACCAGAATCCTGTGATAGCTCTCCGTTTAGATCCTGCCGATAATGTACCAATTCATGTGCGAGGCTTCTAAGAACGTCCAATATGTGCCGATGTTTTGGATACAGATGTATTCGTTTATTGCCAGGGCTATAAGCTGCAAAGCTGTTTGATTCTTTATTGGTTATATGACGATCTATGAGGCGCACGTCTGGTACGGTTTTGAGTTCCAGATGCTCGCACGCAAATCGAATGAAATCGATCAGGGTCGACGCAGGATTTTCACCATGTATTAGATCCATCATTTTCATCGTATGGTATTTATGGTTGACGTGCCGATTCTATAATGCAAACTACTGAGACGGATCAATGTTGTATTTTTATCATCGAGGAATCAAGACAATGCTAGGGCTAATTTATTATGTGCTGTTACTTGTGGTGGTACATCAATTGGTAGTATCAGCAGCAACTGGCCACTACCTTGTGGTGTTTTTGTGTGCGATAATTGGCGCTCTGCTTACGACGATCAAGCAGCAGAGCGTCAAATCTTGAACTAAAATAATTAGACCGATGTGCTAGTCAGACTTGATGCCTTGCTCTTACGAGGAGATCTCGCCTTCTTTTCTGCTGGCACCGCTGTTGGATCCTTGGGTTTCTTGGTCCTGGGAGATTTCTTTTTTGATTCAGCGACCGGTGCAGGAGCAGGATCAGCACTAAGAACTACATATCGCGAATCAGCAATGATCGTAGCTGGTTGTGATGCTGCAACAACTGGTGCTGGGCTGCTTTCGACTGGCTTGGCAGCCGGCGGCGGAGCTGGGGTTTCGGATAACCAGTTTAGCAGTCGTTTGAATATATTCATGGGTATTCTCCTCCTTGTATTCCATTATATATCCAGGTTTTTTGATTGTATAATCAAAATATTTGAATTGACCCATTGACCCACCGATTTCCGATATCTACAATGGAGATCTTAGCAACGGGACCACGATCCCAATCACAAGGAGAATAACATGACCAAAATCACTGCAAATGCCAAGACTCGTCTGCTGTCCTATCTGAAAAACGGCAAGACGTTGACCGTAGCCCAGGCCCGCAGCCGATTCAAGATTGCCAATCCGACCGCTCGAATTTCTGATCTACGTGCTGATGGTGCAAACATCGTCACCGAGATGCGCGAAGGTCGCGATGGTATTGAGCGTGCAGTGTACAGCCTGGCGCCGACGCGCCGGGTCCGCGCTCGCGCCTAATCGGTAACACATTATCGAACAGAATGCCCGGAGAAATTCCGGGCATTCTGTTGATCAGAGGAGATTAATGGAAAGCTACCAGACCTGGATCACCAACTGTCCGGCAGATGATGCGTTTGAACGATTGGTTAGGTATTGCCACGAGGATCCAGATGGATCTTATACGATCGGTCCGCCACATGAAACGGTTTCTTTTTGCCAAAATGGATCATACATATATTATTCTGGAATTGAAATTATATCTGATCGTTCACGGGGCTGCACGGTTTCTGAGCTCGAAAGCATGGATTATCGTGGAATATACAAATGTTTACCAACTAACCCTACTAAAGTTGATATATAATCAGGTTTAGGCACAGGGAGAACTGACCAACATGGCATTTGAACGAAAAGGATTAAAAACATTGGTCGAAGGATCTCCCAGGATCCTAAGCTACATAACCGATGATACCGCAACAACGGTATCAAAACGCTATTATTTTCAGGATATCAGAGATAATTTAGCGTTTGGAGATTGGATCTTTGTTACCACTAGCACCGGTGGTGTTATTTTGCATGTGGATGAGATCGACCCTCTTGAACTGGGATCGCCTCGATGAGCGCCAACAGTTTTGTTAAATCCATGTTGTTTAACGAGCTCCGCTGGAGGACTAGATTAACTGATGGGGATATTACCATCATTGTTGATTCATTCATGGAACAGATCGAACGGCGCCGGCACACCATTGTACCGACATACCTCACTGATAACATGTACGAAACACAAAAATACATCGATCCGGATATTGAATTCAACAAGGCGAACAGCCTTTATAAATCGGCACTGGCAGAATACAACAAACAGTCGGCTAGGCCTGCTGATTTGGATGAAACAAGCGGATTTTGGTGATTCGTGCTCGAGGATTGATGTTTATTGCTACACCGATCATCTTGTGATATTATAAATTTCACCATCCATATCATAATAGGAGACAACATGAAGGGTATTGGAGAAAAGATTGCACCGTTCCAATTCGTTGGCGTAAAGCCAAAGTTTAACAATCATGAGGAAAACGGCGAATCTGCATTTGAAACCATAACGGAATCTAGCTTCCCGGGAAAGTGGAAGATCATTTACTATTACCCAAAGGATTTTACCTTTGTCTGCCCAACTGAGATCGTCGCGTTTGATCAGCTAGCTGCTGACTTTGCCGATCGAAATACCGTACTTCTAGGTGGCAGCACCGATAATGAGTTTTGCAAGCTAGCATGGCGACAGGCACATCCAGATCTAAATCGTCTAGGGCATTGGAGCTTTGCTGACACGCTGCCCCCGTATGGATCGGCTCCGACGGATGAAGGATTTTATCGAGGGAACCTAATCGATCAGCTTGGTATCAGGGATCCTACTGCCGGTGTGGCCCTGCGTGTTACCTATATCGTTGATCCGGATAACGTCATCCAGCATGTCAGTGCTAACAATCTCAACGTTGGTCGAAATCCGGCGGAAACCTTGAGAATCCTCGACGCCCTTCAAACCGGTGAGCTATGTGGCTGTAATCGAGACGTCGGCGGCTGTACCCTTTGATCAATTAGTTGATTTTTAAATAAAAGCAGGCAGTGGTTGCCTGCTTTTATTTTGATTAGTTGATGCAATCATCTTCAGGTCTTATAATTAAATCAACAGCATCATTGGAGAAATAAATGGCCAAGGAAGACGCGTCGTCTATGGATCTAGAAGATCACAACATACATCTTTTCATGGATGACTTTGACAGCAAAACCGTAAAACCTGTCATTGAATTCATCATGCAGAAGAATCTCCTACCAACTGCTAAACGACCCAAGCATCTAACCCTGATGATCAACAGCCCTGGTGGCGATCTCAATGCTGCATTTGCATTAATAGATATCATGCGAGGCAGTTCAATTCCGGTACATACCGTTGGTATTGGGCAAATTGCCAGTTGTGGATTGCTGACATTCATGAGCGGCAAAAAGGGCAAAAGAATGCTCACCCCGAATACCAGCATACTCAGCCATCAATATAGCTGGGGCGGTTATGGCAAGGAGCACGAGTTATTTGCTAGGGTTCGAGAGTTTGAACTAACGAGCGAACGGCTCATGGCACACTATCGCAAATGTACCGGTCTTGATGACAAGGTCATCAAGAAATTGTTGCTGCCTCCTGAAGATGTTTGGCTCGATGCCGAACAAGCTGTTAAGTATGGCATAGCTGACGAAATCAAGGAAATCTAACATGGCATCATTTTTTGATCAAACGGTGTCGGCCGTCACCGAAAGGCCTACGATGGTCTACGGGCTGAAATTTTTTCCAAATCTCGAGCCCATCGTGGATAATAATCAGGATACTCCGGCATTTGGATGGCCGTCCGGACCAGAGGTCTCAGATTGTAATCTGTCCGTGGTCTCCGATGTGATCAAACGCCTTGGGAATCGCTGCCGAGTGATACTGGAAATTGGTGTGCATCGAAATGAAGGCCGAAGCATGACCAACATATTAATGGACAATCGACCAGTTGGATCAACGTATATCGGGGTGGATATTAACGATAAAAGTTATCTAAACGACCAGTCCACGGGCATTTATACCATTCGATCCAATAGCCACGATCAACAAAAGATCCGTGCAGCATTGATGGAAATCGGTGTTCAGCAGATAGATCTGCTGATGATCGACGGCTGGCACAGCGTTAATACCTGCGTGAATGATTGGGCTTATACCAATCTCCTAAGTGATCACGGTGTGGTCATCCTGCATGATACCAATGCACATCCCGGGTGTGTTGCATTGTTCCATGCGGTTGACGAGGATTTGTTTGTCAAGTCTAGATTTTGCGACGACGATAACGACATGGGCATTGCTACGTTTTGGAAGAAAAGCTAAGAACACTTGATTTCTACTTGCGATAGTGTTAAAAAGCATTCTCAGCAAGGAGATATAGCATGTTTTTCCAGCGTGATACGAAGTTTTACATCGGTCCTCTTTCTGACGTGCAGATTGATAGCTTGCAAGCACGTCCAGAGCTGCGATCAAGTGGAATCGCATGCATGGCTTGGGACGGTAAGGTTGAGACGTATCTAACCATCCCTGCTATTGAGCCGAATCTAGAGATCCTGCGCGATCTCAAACGGATGGACATAATCAACACATGACGATGCATATGGTCCACCCGGGATTAACCACCCTCAATACCAGAAAGACCAAGAAAAAGCCTTCTGTTAAACAGCAACAGGTTACAGCCAAGCACGATGCTTGGCTGCGTGCCCAGGGAGTGCATCCGGAGCAGCTTGCAATGCGCAAGGACTCAAAACCAAATAAACTACAATTAAATCTTTCAGTTGATCGATCTGGCCCACAGTGCAATAACGGGTTTGCGCCAGCAGGCGCCAAGAACAGTGTGTTTGACAGCCAATGGAAAAAGACGTATGACGACGATCCATCTATGGCAGCTAGGGAAGAAACCGCCCTTAAAAAGGCTGAGGCCAAGACTAAACGGATAGCACCAGCCTATTCAAAAGGCGCATACCAATACATTACATCAACTGACAGTTTGCAAGATATT